GTGAATCTGGAGACAAAGGTGAATCTGGAGACAAAGGTGAATCTGGAGACAAAGGTGAATCTGGAGACAAAGGTGAATCTGGAGACAAAGGTGAATCTGGAGACAAAGGTGAATCTGGAGACAAAGGTGAATCTGGAGACAAAGGACCGTCTGGAGACAAAGGACCGTCTGGAGACAAAGGACCATCTGGAGACAAAGGTGAATCTGGAGACAAAGGACCGTCTGGAGACAAAGGACCATCTGGAGACAAAGGTGAATCTGTGTTGCAACTTGAAGAAGGGCCGCCAACAAGAGAAATAGATTCAGATAATAACAGCGTACGTAGCGTGCGTAGCGTACGTAGCGTGCGTAGCGTACGTAGCGTGCGTAGCATACCTGAAAGTTTAAGTAGTATTAAAAGTAAAAATCCATTTGATAAAATAATGAAACGTTTTAAAAAAAGGGATAATGAATAAATAAAAAATTAATATTAATTTTAATATTAATTTTATTCGTATTTGTATTATATTTATATAGATAATGTATGACCACCAATTGAAAAAAATATTTTTTGTGTTCTATATTTAAAAGAATTTTTTCTAATTAAATCTATATTTTGGTATGGATTTAAAAATCTAAAATTCCAATTTAAAACTTTATTTAATTTTATACGTGTTTCTATATCTGTCATTTTATAAATAATAATCAACAATTCATTTGGTAATTTGTTATTCATAGTGTATATTGTATATTGTAATTTAATAAAATTATATTTTTTATTATATCAAATATAATTTAATTATAATCCCACGATTCGCAATCAGAACAAGTGATATCTTGTATACATTCTGGAAAATCATTTTCCCAATGTGGTATAATATTTTTTATAATAGAATCTATACGATGATTTAATATAGATTCTGTATATCCTAATTTTTCTTTAGCATTATAAGTACAAGTATAACCAGAATGACATTTTGTATAGATATTATATCCAAATGTCCAACAAGTATTTCCACAAGTGCCCATAAAAATAGGATCTGCATTATGTCCAAAATGATATGTGTTTTGATGAGAATGAAGACCAATTAAATCTAAATAATGTTTATCTCCAGGTGATTGAAATGCAATTGATGTCTTGTTATATAAAATTCCCATAATAGTAGCTATTGTACCACCTAATGAATGTCCAGTAAAAATAATATTGTCAAAATTTATATCTTTTTTTATATTTTCAACAATGTCATTTGCAAGATTTATATAATTTAAATTAAAAAAAGTAGACTTTTTATAACATTTTTTAGAACAAATATTATTAAATGAATCGTAATCGCATAATGATTTATTAAATATATTTGATTGTTTGTAAAAACAACAAGAAAAGTATAAATTATCATTAAATCTATCACTATAAGAACTTGAAAGATCTTGCCAACCAAATTTGTCATAATATTCTTCTTCTTGAAGTCCAATTATGGTTGTGGTACCTTTAAAACTAATTATATTATTTCCAGTTTGATTATTATAAAATAAAAATGATTTAACTGTATTATTATCATTTGTTATATCTGTTACTGTATAATTAGGTAAATCTATCCAGTTGGAATGATTTATATATGTGTAAACATTATTTGACATTATTGCTAAATCATAAATTAATTTATAAAAAGTATTATTAAAGATTTTCATAAATATATATGTATATTAAAAATATTATATAGAATTTATTTAAACATAATAATAATAAATAAGATATAGATGAGAAAAAAAAAAGATACTGTAGGTACACCAACATATTCTAAAAATTTTCAAAAAACAAAAAAATCAAAAAGTCAACATTCTATTTTACATAAACATGAACATCGTTTAGAAGAACTTTTTGTAAATGATAATAAATTGCAAAAAATAAAAAGTGATATTAAAAATATAGAAAAGGATACAACAGATTTAAAGAATAAAAAGTTGTTAAGAAATTTACAAAATGAAAAGGGTAAATTGGAAAGTAATACTAATTTATGTGATTATTTATTAGAATCTACTCAGATAATTCAAAAATATATAGAATTAGAAAATCGTGAAGGTGAATTGTTAAATTTAAACGAATTAAGTGAAGAAATTAGTTTAGAATTAAATCAAATAAACGAAGGAAAGGTAGATTTAGTAGAAGAATACCTCTTAAAATTTGAACCAGATAACAAAACACAAAAGATGACTATTAAAAGAGAATCATTAATTTGCAAAGACTGTAATATTTCATTTAAAGTAGAACATAGTTATTTAGTATGTCCACTTTGCGGAATTTGTAAAAATACAATTGAACAGGCTAATGAATTATCTTATAAAGAGAAACAAGATTATGATTATAGACCACAATTTACATATGATAAAAGATCACACCTCGAAGATTGGCTCAGACGGTTTCAAAATAAAGAGGCGAGAGCGATTCCACAAGATGTGTTAGATAAAGTTATTTTAGAAGCTAAAAAGGAAAGAATAAATGATTTAAATGCTTTAACAGAAGAAAAGGTAAAAAGATATCTCAAAAAGTTGAATTTAAATGATTATTATGATAATGTAATTGGTATTATTAATAGATTAAATGGTAGACCTCCATTTACATTAACACAGGAAATAGAGGAGAAAATTAAAAAGATGTTTCAGCAAATACAAGATCCTTATGAAAAGTATAAACCACCTTCACGTAAAAACTTTTTGAGTTATAGTTATACACTTTGTAAATTTTTTCAAATATTAAATCTTCACGAGTTTGCAAAATATTTTCCATTATTAAAAAGCAATGATAAATTACGTCAACAAGATGATATATTCAAAAAAATAGTTGGACACATGTCTGAAATTGATAAAACAACTAGGTGGGTGTTTTATCCAAGTGTATAAAATGATAATTAAGATGAAATAGTTTCTGGTAGAGTTTCTAGTAGAGTTTCTGGTAGAGTTTCAGATACAGCTTCAGATACAGCTTCAGATACAGCTTCAACAGGAACTTTACAAGCTCTAAACATCATAATGTATAAAAATATAACAGAAGTAATATAGTATACTATAAATGACCTTGATATATAAGCATCTGGTTCTCTATTTGTATCTTTTGATTCTATTGTTTTTTGATTAGAATTGATGATGCTAATTGGTAAATTTTTAAACCAAAAGCTTAATGGTAACCAGATAAATAATAACAAAATAGGATTGTAAAATGGTATCAACAATGGAAAAAGATTACGTTTATAAGAAGATGGACATAAATTACTAAATTCATTTGACGTATCATTTAAAAATGCATTTATGCTTAAATATACTTTTCTTACTCTTAATATAATAATAACAATAATAGTTGGTATAATAAGATGATATAAAAGATATATAGGATTTTTCTTTAAAAAATCCATATCTATCAATTTATCGTATCCTGGATATATTTGTTTAAATATAGGATGTTCTGTAATTTTTTCTATAATTTGTTTATGATAAGAATCAGGAGTAACTAAATATACTAAATATGCTAAAGCTGGTGCGACAAGTGTTTGTAAAATAGTTGATAATTTTATACCCATCACAAACATTAAATATAATACAATAATAATAACGTATACATTCATTTTATTATAATTATAAAACAAAATAAAAATAGTAAATTAATATTATTGGTTTTTATTTAAAAAGAATTTTATCAATTGTTGTTTCAACACAAAACATTCTATGAATAATAATACCTAATATAAAAAGAAATATATTAATATATAATATACTAGTATCTTTTAAAAAGTATTCTTTTATAAAAATTCCTAATAAAAATGTTGCAATTACGTCCACAATAGCTATATTTAAAAATCTATATGTGTGTAAACCAGTATTTGGTTTTCCAAATAAATCAGAATATTGACACAAATTAATATTTGGCATCATATATTATTATTATTATTTAAAAAATCTAAAAAAGGATAATGTAAAATTAATTTTATATCCAAATGTAAAAGCTTGTGGCCTTTTACTAACTATATATTTACATATATAATTAAATTGTTTTTCCAGAGATACATCTTCTTTAGGAATTGTATCTATTTTTATATAATTATAATCTAAAAGTACTTTTAATAAAGCAGCTACTACTATTGCACTTCTTTGTTTTCCCATATGACAATGAATAAGTATATTTTTTTGCTCTATTGTATATTTTCTTAACAATAAAGGAACTATTATTTTAAAATATGCTTGCATAATAATAAAATCACATTCCAATAAACTATCATTAACAGGAATTCTATACATTTCTATATTGTCAGTAATGTTATTATTTTCTTGACGTTTATCAATAAAGCATTTGTTTTTTGTACAATTGATAATTACATTAATATTATTTTTTTTTAAAAAAGATGCATCTAATGCAGATTTATGATTACCTAACCAAAGACGTGGTATAATCTCGTCTGCGTTATTATAAAAATTCATTGTTAAATCATATATATATTGCATAATAGATGTTGGTAATTTTTTTAATATAAATAATGGAGTTTCTTTTAATAATTGTAAATTAAGCATATATGTGTATTTAACCAATAAAAAATATATCTATATATAATATACGAATGAATAGATATAAACATACTCGCATCACAATAGAAAAAAAAGATTCTAGTACATCTTCTGATGAACAAAAAGATTACGATAAAAATGATGAAAGTATATTTAGTGAAAGTGAAAGTGAAAGTGAAAGTGAAAGTGAAAGTGAAAGTGAAAGTGAAAGTGAAAGTGAAAGTGAAAATAGATTTGTTAGTATAGTAAATTCTGGTTATAAGAAATCAAAATATGGTAGTAAACAGGATCATATGACAGGATATGATATGGTACATAAATTAGATAATTATGTTGCTTTAAAGACATTAAAAGAAAAAAAAATATTAAGATATATGACTCCATTTAAAACATGGATTCGATATTTAAATATACATAATAAAAAATTTAGAACAGGTGGATTATTATTAAAAGTAGAATATCCGGATTATATTATGTTGGTAAATCCAAAATTAAATTTAACATGGAGTGTTCAATTAAATGACCATATTATTTATGTACCTGATAAAGAATATCCTTTAAATGAACAACAAAAATTAACAATGAGAAAAAAGGAAAAGGAAATGGTAATAAAAAGAGAAAAAGAAAAAGAATTAGAAGTATTAAAGGATCATTTATTTTTATTATATAAAAATGGGAAATTAACATTAAAGAAAAAAGTTTAAAAATTGATTTTATTGATTTAGATTATATATAAATAAAATGAATAAACGATTTAGAAAAGAAATAAGATCTTTGTATATACAGCAAAATACACGTTCCTTATTAGAAAATGATTATCTTGTTTATCAAGATGAAAGTAATATAAATATTTTACATACTATTATAAAAGCTCCACGTGATTCTGTTTATCGTCATACATTTATCCGATTAGATTTTGAAATTCCTGATAATTATCCACACTCTCCACCAAAAGTAACATTTGTAAATCATGACAATATTAGAATACATCCTAACATGTATAAAGATGGAAAATGTTGTAGTACAATTTTAAATACATGGCCATCGGAAAATGAAAAATGGACGTCAAGTATGGGTATAGAAACTATTCTATTAACGTTTCATTCTTTTTTAGATAATAATCCTTATACTTATGAACCTGGAGGTAGAGATGATCCTAGTTATACTATTTATGTTAGACATCAATCTTGGATTACCTGTTTAATTAAATATCTTCAATATGAAAAGATTGATATATTTAAAGAATTTATGTATAATTATTTACTGTTAAATATAGATGATGTTTTTACAGAGTTGAATAGTTTAGACGAAATGTATAATAGTGGATATTATTCTACTAGGTGTTTTGAAATTGAAAATTATATAATTAATTATAAACTTGTTTCTGAAAAATTACAAGACTGTTATAATTATATATATTTTACTGAAAATTACAGAGATAATTTAAGCGATTTAGATGAAGAATTTACATTTGAAATGTTTTTAAATAAAGATTTTGTTTGTTCTATTTGTTTTGATTGTTTTGATACAACAAATGAAAGTAACGAAGACGTTGTTACTTTAGAATGTAAACATGAATTTCATAAAACATGTTTAAAAACACATGTTGAGATAAATAATAAAATATGTCCAATGTGTAGAAAAAATATAGAAAATGAATTAGATAAAATACAAGAAAATGTATCAAGTGAATTATGGATAAAAAATCCTTTGACAAAAAGGCGTGTTAAAATTGGAAGTAAAACGTATAAATACTTAAAAGAAAATGACATAATTTAGTTTAGTTTAAACAACACTCTCATTAATATTTACATTGGAAGTATAATAGTAGAGCCTTTGTAACTGGCATATCTGTAAAATGTTGTACCCATAACAAGTGTCCTAAAATTAATATTAGTAGGTCTTGTATTAATATTCTGGAATGGATTTTTTACATAATAAGACAATCCCAAGATACTGTTTAATTTGATTTTAGTTTCAACATTTGAATAATCATAAATTTCTAACATAATTTCAGTAGGTAGTATCATATTAATATTCATATTCATTTTATTTTTAAGTTAAAGCTTATTATTCATCCTCTTGTTTATATCCAACAATTTCTCCTTCTCTAGAAACAATAACTTTTAATTTTCTTGTTTTTGCAAATTTCTTTTTTAATTTATCTAATTGTTCTTGATTTTGTTCATCTTCCTCTCCATAACGCGAATTATAATTAGAACTATGATATTTCCATAATTTAGAATTTCCTACACGAAAATCAGTATGTGCTTCCGCTTTATACCAGAAAACTTGATCTCTTAAATCAGAAGTATTACCAGATGTTTTAATAACTAGACATTCATGGTCTTGAGTACATGCGTCTAATATGTTACAGAAGTGATCAAACGAGGGAATCATACCAGCGTAAGCGTCATAGATTCTTTTTCTATTAGCAACCGAAGGTTCGTTAAAGATAAATACATAATCAATATTACTTCTTAATTCAGGTGGAATTCCTTGAGCATATTGCATGGTTAAAATAAAAAGAAAATTAAAATGTCTTCCGTTAAAAAAAATACTTTTAATAGTTTTATCCTTTTTCCAACTTGCTGCATCATGTAACATATCATCTAAAACGATAAATAAGTTATTACTTTGATGTTTACCTGTTTCAGAAAGACCTTGTGTTTTTGCTTCTCTAATTTTACGTTTTTGTCTATTCATAATACTATCTATTAATTCTGGATCATATTCTGAATGTATAAAACAATCTGGTACGAAATCTCCAAAAAAAGGAGATGCTTCTTCTGTGCCAGAAAATACTATACCAGAAGGTATATTTTTATGGTGGAAAAAGATGTCTCTTGCAAGAAAACTTTTTCCAGATCTTCTTTTTCCTAATATAAGTATAGTTGCATCTGGTAAAATACTTTTAATTTTAAATTTACGAAGTGCTAATTTTTCAAACTCATTAAGAAGCATATTGATATATAGTAATTTTTTAATTTTATATTCTAGACGAATTAATTGCATGTTACGTATAACCTAGAATTGTAAAGAAGATGATTTTATCGACTAATATTATTATCTATTTCATTTCAAATACCTTTAACGAAGACGTCGTTAGACGGCAAGGTACACATTTGTATAATTCTTCAGGTTTTTACTTTCTTTCGAATGATAATATATATATATATATATAATTCAATTTATCGTTTAATTTAAACTTTATATATATATATATATATATTAATATTATAAATGATTACACTTTGCTGCGATCCTGGTTTGAGGAATTTAAGTTTATGTATAATGAATTCAGAATATAATATTTTATTATGGGATACATTTAATATATTAGATGGCGATGATTATCATTGCGAATCTTCATTTAAAAATGGTAAATTATGTGGTAGAAAATGTTGTATGAAATATAAGAAGGATGAACAATTAATTTATACATGTAAGACTCATTTTCCTAAAGAAATTAAAAAAACAAAACTTAATGATTTTAAAAAGAAAAGTATTGATGATTATCTTTTACAAGATATAGCTAATACTTTTATAAATAGATTACAAGAAATATATGATCAAAATCCTGTATTTAAAACATTAACGAGTATTCTTATAGAATTACAACCAAAATGTAATCCTAAATCGTTATTTGTAAGTCATATACTTTATGGTAAATTTGTAGAATTATATAAAAATACTATTCCTATAAGATTTATAAGAGCTTCACAAAAATTAAAAGCTTATACAGGTCCGCAAATTGAATGTAAATTAAAAGGAAAATATGCTCAAAGAAAATGGCTTTCCATCAAATACGGAGAGTGGTTTTTAGAAAATAAATTTTCACAAGAACAACGAGATAAATGGAAACCAACCCTTGTAGGAAAGCTTGATGATAGACATGATTGTTTGCTTATGTGTATTAATGCTATAACAGGTATACCAAAAAAACAAATAACAAATAAAAAAGGTAAATGTATAAAATAATTAAACAGCTGCACTCCTATGTAATGCATTATTTTTAAATTCATGTAGATCAGATAATTTAAAACAAAATTGAAGATAATTATTATATGGTATATTCTTTTTGAATTTTCTTAAAAAATCATTTAATATATTATAGGAACTCTGTATTTCTACTTGATAAAAAAGATTAAAATTATCCAAATTATTTTTTTTAATAACTTTATTAGATAAAATAATATCCAAGATAAATTCTGTTAAGATTGGATAAGTTAAATTAGATAGAAAAAATGGAGATTTCGTAAAATTTTCCTTAATTTCTTCATACATTATTAATATATCATTTGAATAGTAAAAGTAAAAATCATCTATATCTAAATTACCACTATCATTTATACAATCATTATTTTCTATATCTGAAAAATATTCACTGTCTAACATAATTCTCTTCATTTTGTATACATATACACAAATGTTTAAATTAGTTTTAAAAAAGTAAAAGTAAAGTAAAGTAAAGTAAAAGTAAAAGTAAAGTAAAGTAAAAGTAAAGTAAAGTAAAGTAAAGTAAAGTAAAGTAAAGTAAAGTAAAGTAAAGTAAAGTAAAGTAAAGTAAAGTAAAGTAAAGTAAAGTAAAGTATACAAAAGTATAAAAACGAATTAAATATTTAAAAACATAATCAAAAAAAAAATTTATTTTGTTATACTATAATAAAAAAAGAATAATGGATAATATTATACAGACAATTCAATCAAATGATCTTGTTAAAATTTTATTAATAGTAGGATTAATATATTTTTTTATGTCATATATGAAAGTAGGTTCTAAAGAAAAGTTAGAAAATGTAGACGAAGTACCAGTCGCTCCAGAAGTTCTTCAACAAGCAGCTAATGAATCTGAACGTGTAACCTTTACACCAGCAAATATACCTACTGCACAAGAACAACAACAACAAATTGATAATGTTGTTGCAGGATCAGATCGTCTTACTGCAGCAGATCTATTACCAAAATACGATGTCGCTAACGCCTTTGCTAAAGAAAATCCTGTTTCGCAATTATTAAAAGAACAAAACTTTCTAGTAAGTGGGTATCACGCTGGTATTAATACAGTAATGCAGAGTAATAAAATCCCGTATCTAGATTTAAGAGTCTTACCACCAATTCCAAAAGAAAGCGTTGGACCATGGAATCAAAGCAGTTATGAACAAAGCCCTGCATCACTTCGACGTGGATTAGAAATTCTTTAAGGAACTTTTAAATGGAAATAAAAAACACATATTGGTTATTTTTAACAAAAAATGTAACTTTTAACAAAACTAATTTAAAAATCAAATACGAGCTAAATAATTCGGAATTAATTAATTGAATTATATTTATATTTTTTATAAATATAATGTATATGAAAGTAATGTTACCAGAAGATATAGATTATTCTATATTTCATTCTCTTCAAGGAATGGCAACTTCAGAGTGGGGTCCAAATTGTTGGGATTTCTTATTTACTGCGATAATAGGGAGATATCCCATTAAAATAAAAACGAAGGGTGATATAAAAATAAAAAGGGCATTTAAAGAATTTCTTTCTAATTTAGAAATGATCTTACCATGTATTTTTTGTAGAAATTCGCTAGAGATATTTGTAAAAGAACTACCTATTGATCCATATTTAGTTGGACGTATTGAATTAATGTATTGGTTATATTTAATTAAAGATAAGGTAAATAAAAAATTAATATGTCAAGAAAAAAAATGCTATAAAGATGAAAAGATAAAATTGAAACAAATGTTTAGTGATAAAAAAATTTCAAAAGAAGATTATTATAAAAAAGTAATAGAGTTTAAAAATAATACGTTTTTTACTATTCCAACACCTTCTTTTAAAAAAGTTTTAGAACAATATGAACAATATAGAGCAGTTTGTTCTAAAAAGGCATTGACATGTGTATTACCTGAAAAAAAGAAATTAGATTAAAAAAAATTGATAAAAAAAAATATATATAAAATTAAAAATTTGCAGATAATGGAATGTGATGAATTAATAAAAAATATAGAAGATTTACATATAGATAAAGATTCTAAATGTAATTCTTCTAAAAAAATACTAGATATTTATTATTGTATTGATTTAGATAAAAACTTGCAAGATATAAATAACATAGCAAAATGTTTAGAAACATATATAATAGTGACATTTAAAGAATATAAATTAAATATTTTTAAAAGTTTAGATTATTTTAAATCAGATAAAAGTGATGTTGTAAAATCTGGATTATTTACGTTTAATAGAATGTATAAAGATTTAAAATTAAAAACTCCAAATGATACTTGGTTTATATATATAAGTAATGGCGATATTAAAAATGAATATAAAAACATATTTGTATTACTTTTAAATAAAAATCCTAGCGAAAAATGTAGTTTTTATATTATAAATAAAAACGTTATAAATGTAAAAAAAGATGATGTAATAACTAATAAATTAATAGCTTTAAAATTCTTCAAGAAAACAATACATGAATTATTTAATACAACTAGAATAATTAAATATACAAATTTTTACGATATTTAAAAACAATCTGGTTCAATAATAAAATGATATATTGGAAATCTTAGAATTGTTACCTTAACAGGCCCGTGTAAAAAAATTATTGCAAAATCTTGTTCCCTTTTATAATCTTTTATTTCTCCAAAATATCCTTTGTAATAATTTAAATAACTACCAGTAACACCAATTATTTTCACAAACATCCCCTTTCTTATATTTTTATAAGATGAAACATGATTAATTTCTTTTTTTTTGTCTTCTTGTACATTACCTTTCTTAACTGACATCCGTATATCAACAGCGTTGGGCCGTATATCAACAGCGTCTGTAGTCTTTTTTTTTGTATCTAAATTATTCGTATCTAAATTATTATTTTGAAAAATTGAAAAAAAATCCATTTAAAAGTAAATATAATTAATAATTATATTTGTTTTTAAATAAAAATGTTAAATTATGTATTGTTTATATATGCATGTATATTTTTTAGTATTTTGTTACTATATATTTTTAAATATACGATATTTAATTTTTTATTAAATATTTATTCGTATTATAAGATATCTATGAGAAAAAAAGATGGTTTTTATAAAAAAACAGAAATGTTATTACAACATACTAACGAAACGTATTTATATTTAGAAGAGCATTATATTGTAGAAAATGGAAATGAACAAAATGTAGTTTTTATATCAGATAAAAAAAAGGATATGGTAAAAGATATTGATATTTTTAGACAAAATTTAGATAATTTTATTAAAAAGAAAAATATAATTTTATACTGTGGTATAAAAGATAATGGTATTATTGAAATCGAAGATGATTTAACAAATGATTTTCGAAGTTTCTTGTATTATTATGATAAAAATAATTTTAAACTAGATATATTTTTTTCATATCTAAATGTTAATTTAGATTCTAAATTTATTATTTATAAAAATGATAATAATCTTACTGAAAAGAATTTTATAGTAAAAGATATTGTTGATAAAACATTTATTGATATTCTTTCTTAGTTACTTTTACGTTACTTTTACGTTACTTTTAATTTTACGTTAATTTTACGTTACTTTTAATTTTACGTTATAAGATATATTTTATTTTTATAGAATATATAATATAATTAGATCAAAATGTTTAAAAAGAATATAGATACATTAGTTTGTAGTGGAGGTGGAGCAAAAGGGATAGCGTATGTTGGTATTATAAAATATTTTGATGAAATAAAAACGAATCGTTTAATTGAAGAATCAAAAAGTGATTTTAATGAAATGGAATGTATATATCCAAAAATTGACATTAAAAGAATTACATGTGTTTCAGTTGGATGTTTTATGGGTTTATTATACACTTTAGGTTATAATTATGAAGAATTAAAAGATAAAATACATAATGTAAATTTTGAAAAGATGCGTGATGTTAGACTAAAAAATTTTGTACAAAAATATGGTTTAGAATCTGGTATAAAACTAATCGAGTGGTTAGAAAGTTTTTTAATAGGAAAGGGATATACAAAAGACGTTACTTTTTCCCAGTTGTATAAAAAAACTGGTATTCATTTGGAAATTTTAGCTGGCAATGTAAATAAATATACATTAGCTATATTCGATTATAAAAATACTCCTAAATTAAAAATATTAAAGGCTATAAGAATGTCTATAAGTATACCTTTTTTATTTTCTGCTGAAAAATATAAAGGAGATATTTATGTAGATGGTGGTATTGTAACAAATTTTCCAATGTATTTTTTTAAAGAAGATTTATCAAATGTATTAGGATGCAAGTTAGTATCAATGAAAGAAAGAATGGATGAACAGGATATTAAAATAAATAATTTTAACGATTATATGTCTAATGTTTTGCAATTTTTTATATTGGAAAAAGAGAAACAATCTACTCGTTTAGACAAATATATAGATCATACTATATGTATAGATGCTTATAAAATAACTGGATTAGTAAATTACAATTTGACAATTGAAGAAAAAAACATGTTAATAGAAAGTGGATATAATTCGGCAAAATTATATTTTGAAAAATGTAAATAAAAAAAAAATGAAATTAAAAAAAAGTAATAATTAGATATATGTCTAAATTAAATAGATTGATTGAAAATGATGGATTTATTTATTGTATTAGAACAAATTTAAAATACAATAATAAACATATTGTTAAAATTGGTAAAACTAAATTTGGAAATAAAACTAGTAAAACTCAAGTAGAAAATCATATAATGCAAAGATATGGTACGTATTATCCAGATTGTACTATTTTATATCTTCAAAGAGTAGGAGATCATCATAAAGCTGAAAGGATGATTTTCAACATATTAAAAAAAAATCATGTAAAAAAGGAATTGTTTTATTATGTAGATGCTAATATAAAAATTGCTTTTAGGAAAATTATTAATAAATATCCAAGTGTTGATCTTTTTTTAAATAAGAAAAATGTAAAAGATTTGACTAAAATTAATGCAATTAGAAGAGAAGAAGAATAAATAAAGTATGAATAAAAAAATATAAGTAAAATATGAATAAAAATAATATAAGATATTATCAAATATGATAAAAGAATCACATATGATAAAAGAATCAAATATGATAAAAGAATCAAATATGATAAAAGAATCAAATATAATAAAAGATTCAAATATAGATGATGATATAAAAATAATAAAAGAAATTGGCAAGGGTTCTTTTTCTAATGTTTTTCTATGTTTAAAAAAAGATGAATTAGATTATTTTATAATTAAAAAAATCAATATAAATGAGTTGATTAAAAAATATAAAGAAAAGAATAAAAAAGCTAAAGTAATCGCCAAAACTGAAATAGAACAAGAACAAGAACACGAGTATTATTATAATAAATTAGAGGAAATGATAGAAAGCGAAATAGAAATATTAACTCTTTTAGATCATATAAATATTGTACAATTTTATGGATATACTAAAAAACGTGGAATTTATTATTTACATATGGAATATTGTAATGGAGGCGATGTATATGAATATTTGAAAAAAGATAAAAATGCCAAGAGAAATTGTTTTGGTGGTTTTTCAGATAGATTTATGTATGAATTTATTGATCAAACAAGCAATGGATTAAAATATCTTCATGATAAAAATATAATACATAGAGATATAAAGTTGCATAATATTTTGATGCATAAAACAGAAAGCGGCATACAATTTAAGATATCAGATTTTGGTTTTTCTTGTTATGATTTATCTAAATTATCTATAAAAGTAACTGAATCTAATAATTTAGATAATTTATCAAAAAAGTATTTTAAATTATCAGGGACACCTTATTATATGGCTCCAGAAATTATATTAAATATGAAAAAAATGGAAAATATTACTACTTATAAAAAAAACAAGATTTATAATCTATGTTTTTATGACAAACGTATAGATATATGGAGTTTAGGTATTTGTATTTATGAATTGATATTTAATTTATTGCCTTTTTCTAATATTGATAATATAAAAGAATTAGAACGTTTTTATAGTATGAATACAATTCAAGAAATTATTAATAAAAAGGTTAATAAAAAGATTTTTTTGAATACCAATTTAAAAATATTATTATTAGGCATGTTGCAAATTCGTATAAAAGATAGATATACTATAGATGATGTAATAAAAAGATTAAGTGATGACTTGTGTATAAGAGAAGAAAATAGTAGTGATAGTTATAGCGAAATAAAATATATAAAGGATATAAAAGAAAATAATTATAAACTAAATGAGGATATGAAACAACATATAATAAAAAATCCTTTATCTATTATGTATTCGTGGGAACATATTGATATAGATCAATGTATAGATGTAGCAAATAATAATAAAAATAATTTATTCGTTTGGATATATAATATTTTTACATAAAATTGTTTTTATATTAATTTATGGTATCAAATGTAAATTAATATTACAATATTGTAAATATTATGGTCTTAATATAAGTTTTTGTATATTAATTTAAAGATATGTATTTTTATGCGATTTAATTTGTTAATTACGAAAATTTTTTTTCTTTTAGCATAGTATAAAAACAAAAACAAAATGGGTGGTGGATTAATGCAATTAGTAGCCTTGTAATTCCATAGGGCTAAATAGTCAGCTACCTTTATAGTACCGTATTAATTATAGAGGAAAAATAGTATAAAATACGGATGTAAATATAATTTACATATATAACTGGCTAGTGAAATTTAAATAAAATTAAATTTTGCGACATTTTCAAATTGCGGGAAACTCCTTAGAGCCTTTGCTACCACTTTATTTTAGAAATATTATAAAGGAACACGGTTAATAGCCGTACCCAATGGTAAAAATGCAAAGGATTGGACAATCCGCAGGAAAGCTCCTAAAAATTGAATATTTATTGAAATTAAAACAAGAATAAAAAATTAAAGGAGAATCTTCAGAGACTAAATGGAAATGGGCGAATTTTATTCGCTTAAGATATAGTCCGGCTTTTAGTGAAAACTAAAAGATAAACCGACGGAGCACAAGATATTTACCTTAAAATCCAGTAGGGTAGAAAAATGTCGGGGAATATCGAAACAATAAGATATTCATAAAACCCTTTGTGAACTCGAAACGAATCACTGACATTAATCAGGGAAATATTATATTTGAAAAACCCTGGTAAGAAAATCAAATTGCTGGAAACTCCTAAAGCTTATTCTACTAAGCATAATTCGTGAGAATTTTGTGGCCAAGACAAAACTTGGGTATAGTAAAAATGAATAAGATATAACAATGGACAATCAGCATCCAAGCTTCTTTAAAAATTGAAAAATTTTAATATATTATAAAAGTATATGGAGGATAAAATATGTGATAAATGTGAAATTATACAACCAATTAATAAATATAGAAAATATACCGATAGAGAAAATTCATATTCAAAAACATGTAAAAAATGTTTAAATGAAAAGGATAAGGATAGAAAAAAAAAAAGTAGACAAAAAAGAATAGAAACTGTTATAGTAAAATGTGAAAAATGTGAAAAGGAAAAGGCATTGAAAGATTTTTCTAAATTAAAAAAGTTTTATAAAAAAAAAATTTGTCTACTTTGTTATCCTAAATTTTTAACAGAACAGAAAACTGAATGGTGTAGAAATGAAAGTCGATCTAATATTAATTATAGATTAAAAAAATCATTAGCTGCACGTTTAAGAGTTGTTTTAATTAAAAATAATTCAACAATGAATTATATTGGTTGTAATATTCAATATTTAAGAGAATGGTTTGAGTATAATTTTACAAAAGAAATGAACTGGAATAATTACGGTTCATATTGGTCAATTGATCATATTATACCTGTATGTAAATTTGATTTAACAATAGAAGATGAAAAATTAAAGTGTTGGAATTGGTCTAATATGATGCCAGTTACAGTAAAATACAATTCATCAAAAAAAGAAATTGATATAACTCAAATAAATAATATTATTAAAAAATTAGAAAAATTTAAAGAAGAAGGTTCAACGACTAAATGGTTTTCGGGAGATTTATTAACTATAGATTTTACAAATTTAAAAATTAATATATCTTCATAAGATATAGTCTAATCTTAATCGAAAGATTAGGTAGAGGAAATGTACTGGAAATCCTCAAATTACTTTTTTTAAGGTTGTCTATAGAAGACACACAAACTTTGCCATTGAAGCAATTGAGCAAACTTTCACCGGATCTGTTGATTTTGGACGAAAAGTTTCTTGCACTGTTTCAAGAAATGGTGATTTAATCCATAAAGTTTATCTTCAAGTTGACCTTCCAACTTTATCTACTACTGGTGGAACTGTTGCTTGGGATAAGATGGTTGGACATAATTTAATTGACACTGTTGTTATTGAAATTGGTGGACAAACCATTGATACTCATTATGGTGATTGGTTAAACATCTGGAATGAATTAACTCAAACTGCTGAAAAGGAAGCTGGATACAACACTATGATTGGTAACACTATTTCTTTAACTACTAAAACTTATAACAACGTTGATGACAGCACTACAGCTAACACTTCTTCAACTCCAGCAGCTACTCTTTATATTCCACTTCAATTTTGGTTCTGTAGAAATCCTGGTCTAGCTCTTCCATTAATTGCTCTTCAATATCATGAAGTTAAATTTAACATTACATTCAGTGATATTGCTTCACTTTACACTTCTACTGGAGGAGCTCCTTCAGTTGGATCTGGATTTGATGCATCTCTTTATATTGATTATATTTATCTTGATACTGATGAACGTCGTCAATTTGCTCAAGTTCAACACGAATATCTTATTGAACAACTTCAATTTACTGGAGCTGAATCTGTTTCATCAGGATCAAGTTCTATTAAGAGCAAACTTGCATTGAACCATCCATGTAAGGAACTTGTTTGGGTAGTCCAAGATGATGCTAAGGAATTAGCTGATTATACTGGATCTGCTTCTGGTGGACACAGTGTTGTTGATGCTAAGCTTCAATTAAACGGTCAAGATCGTTTCTCTACTAGAGAAGGTGCTTACTTTAACCTTGTTCAACCATACCAACATCATACTCGTATCCCAGCTGTTGGTATTTATGTTTACTCATTTGCATTAAACCCTGAACAACATCAACCTTCTGGAACTGTCAATATGTCTCGTATTGATAATGCTACTCTTCAACTTACAACTAACGTTGGTGGTTCTTCTAAACTTCGTGTTTATGCTATCAACTATAACGTTCTTAGAATTATGGCTGGCATTAAAGAATGTATTTACATTAACCTGTGCCAAACAGTCAGCTGCATAATAAGTTCTACTATTACTTATTATGAAAAACAGTGTAAAATAGTAGGAAATGAAAAATTTCTATATAACTGGCTAGTAAATGAATTGACCTACCTTGCCGTATGTTAATTTAATTTGCAACAACTTCAAATTGCGGGAACCTCCTTAGAGCCTAAACTACCATTCTTACATTGAAAAATATAAGAAGAACACGGTTAATAGCCGTACCCAAAGGTAAAAATGTTTAGGATTGGACAATCCGCAGCCAAGCTTCCATAAATGGAAGAAGGTTCAGAGACTAAATGGAGTTGGGGAAAACGTTATTACGTTTTTCTTAAGATATAGTCCGGCTTTTAGTGAAAACTAAAGGATAAAAACGCTATCCGGGGTGGATTAGCATATTCGAATTAATGGCTGGTATATTTTTGTCAGTCCTCCTAATAAAAATTGAAAATAATATCTATTTTAATAATTTTAAGATTATTAATATGGAAAATGAAGTTAAACAAAAATGTACAAACTGTAAATGTTACAGACTTGTATCAGATTTTATTGGAAAATCTGGTGGTATTGTTAAAAGATGTTTAAAGTGTCGTGAAAAGGATGCTAAACAAAAGAAAAGACCAGATGTAATTGAAAAAAGAAATAAAAGACAAAATGAAAAAAAATATTATATAAAACATCGTGAAAAGAAAAGAGAAGAAAATGAACAAGATTATTTGAAACACAATGCTGAAAATATGAAAAAATGGTGTCAAAATAATAAAGAGCATTTAGCTAAATGGAGAACGCAAAATTTTATGCAAAGATTCGGTGGTATAAAAAGTCAATCGCAAAAAAAAGGTATTGTTTGGAATGAAGATTTAACTGATGAAATGTGTTATAAAATGATGACATCAAATTGTTTTTATTGCGATTTTATTTCAGATAAAAGTTTAAATGGAATAGATAGAATGGATAGTATGGGAAGTTATGAAAAAAAGAATGTAGTTAGTTGTTGTAAAAATTGTAATTTTATGAAAGGCAGTTTAGATCCAGAAACATTTATAAAAAGATGTCAACATATTTCAAAACATTTTGGTGGAAATGGAAGTTTAGATAAAGAAGTATGGAGTGATTCAAAATCAGTACCTTATAAAGAATATTTAAGAAGAGCTATGAAAAAGGATTTGGACTTTGCTTTAACAAAAGACCAATTTATAAAAATTGTAAATGATAATTGTTATTATTGTGATAAAGAAAAATCTGAAAATCATAAAAATGGAATTGATAGAAAAGATAATAAAATTGGTTATATTATTGATAATTGTGTAACGTGTTGTGGTCAATGTAATTATATGAAAGGAAGTTTAACAGAAGATGAATTTATTAACACTTGTAAAAGAGTATCAGAATACAATCTTAAAAATAATGTTCAAATTCCTAAAATTGATAAATGCGAAGACAGAATTACAAAAAGAGAAAAACATAAAATTCCAAAAGAGAAAATTGTTATTACGAAACAACAACTAAATAAAGAAAAAGAACTTAAAGAACCAATTGAAGAATATATTCAAAAAAAAAGAGTATATATAAAAGGTTCGAATTTACCAGAAAAATGTAAAATTACAGCAGAAGATATTCCTAAATACTGTTATTATGTTCCTGCAACTAAAGTAAAAGGTGATGGATTTTGTTGTGGAAGATTGCATCCAAAACATAAAGAATCTAAAAAAGACTGGACAACTACAAAATCTAAAAAAGTATCAATTGAAGAAAAATATAAACAATTGATAGAATATGTTAAAGAAAAAGAATGTTAAAAATATTTAATTATTTTATTTTATAATAATTAGATATGGGACAAAGAGTGTACGTTTTATCTTTAAATGAATATTCTGATATATTAGGAATTTTTACAAATATACGCCAATGTAGAAAATTTATTGAAAAGTTAAAAGATACAAATGGAGAAATGCATATAAACGTTGGAAAAGGAGTACTGTTATTGCATGAAGTTAGATTAAACGAACCAGAAAAGGGAAGAACAAATATAACAAAATTATTAGATGAAAATATAAAAGAAAACAAATTAAAAGAAAACAAATTAAAAGAAAACAAATCGGAGAAATAAATTATCTTTTTATTTATTATAAATTTTATTTATTGTATAATATATATACAATAAATATACAATAAATGAAAAAAGCACTTTTAATAGGTATAAATTACATTGGGACAAGAAATGAATTAGGAGGATGTATAAATGATATAAACAATATTGGAAATTTTATAATAGAAAATTGTGATTATAAAGTAGAAAATATAACAAAATTAACTGATAAAACTGAAATAAAACCAACTTTAAAAAATATTGTAGATTCTATTATTAATTTAACAAAAGACATTAAGGCAGGGGATACATTATTATTTTATTATTCTGGTCACGGAAGTCAAATAGATGACGATGATGATAAAACAAATGAATTAGATCAAGTGTTAGTTCCTCTTGATTATAAAGAAAATGGTTTTATAAATGACACATGGTTATTTGATAATTTAGCAAAAGTTTTACCAAAAGATGTTACGTTATGGTGTTTTACCGATTGTTGTCATAGTGGTACAATATTAAATTTAGAATATAATCTATTTTATAATAGACGAAAAAATAAACAAAAAACTGATTTATACAATGAAGATGATTGGATAAATATGTATACATTTTATCTTACAAATAATAAAATAGAAACTGATGGAGATATTTTCATGTTTTCTGGATGTTTAGATGAACAAACATCTTCTGATTTAGGTGATAGAGGTGCTTTTACAAATGTTTTATTAGAAACATTGAGTAACTGTAAAAATAATCCTCGTAAAATAATAGATATATTAAAGGAAATAGATTGTAGATTAAATATAGATGGGCATTCTCAAATACCGCAGTTATCGATTGGTAATTTAGATGATATGCATAAAAATTTACTTTTATAGTAGTAAGTTGTCGCTAAAATATGAAAAAAAAATTAATACAATAATACAATAATACAATAATATGATACAAGCATCAGATAAAAACATTGTATTAATTGATCATATTTGTAGAGCTATTAATAATGCTAGAGAAGGTATTTCAAAAATTGATCCAAATACAAAAGAAGGTAAAGAAATATTAGAATATAAAGGAATGACTGGTACAAATACTAGGCATTTATATAACAATATTATTTCTAATTTTGGAGAAACTTGTACAGATGTTCGTTATTTAGAAATAGGAACTTGGTATGGAAGTTCTAGTATTAGTGCTATTTATAAAAATAAAGTAGATGCATTGTTTATTGATAATTGGAGTCAATTTGGTGGAGACCCAAATATTTTTATGGAAATTTTAGAAAAATACGAAGGTGAGTCAAATTTATATTTAATTGAAAATGATTGTTGGAAAGTAGATTTAAATGATTTAAATGATAAAAAATTCAATGTTTATTTATACGATGGTGGGCATTCTGAAAGTGATCATTATAAATCATTAGAATATTATTATCCTGTTTTAGAAGATCAATTTATCTTTATGGTAGATGATTGGTGTTGGTCTGATGTAAGAGATGGTACCATGAGAGCTATTCGTGATTTAAATTTAAAGATTGAATTTAGACATGAAGAATTTTTAGGTAACGATGATTTAAAAGGAATGCCAAATCATAAAGGAAAAGAAACTTGGTGGAATGGCTTTGCATGTTTTCTATTAAGTAAAACTAACTAAATTATCAAAGTAAATTTATTGATAATGTTTTTTTATCAATGTGAATACTAGTGTCATGTGATAATTGGATAAAATTAGAAATTGTCTTTTTATTTCTAGAAAATACACTATCTTTCCAAGATTGTAATGATTCAGTGTATATTGATTGTTCTAAATTAATTTCATTTTCATTTTTATATGATAATATATGATTATTTTTCAAATTATATATTTCTACTATTTTATCTGGTACAATAAGATGTAAATTATTATCAAGACCAAATGCTAATGCTCCAGACCAACTATTCTTAAAATAATCTGAATTCTCTGGTGGACAAAATAATAAATGATTAATATTTAAATAGTTTATTGCATGTCTAATAGCTTCTGTTTTTAATCTAAGTGCTGCAAATATAAAATTAGGATATTTTTTTATTAAATCATTTAAATAATCTGAAATTTCTGGTACAAAAGCAATAATTATAAATTTTTCTCTACCTAATAATTTTTCTATTAATTTAATATCTTTATTATTTTCTAAAAAATAACCAATTGTCATAATAATTTTTAAATTATTTTTTGTACTGATATCTTTTAATTGTAACAAAAAGTGATCTATTTTACTATCCTTCATTAACAGTTTAATATTATTCGTCTTATTAATAACTGGTAACATGTAATTGTTACTTAATAAAGGAGTTAACGAGAAATAATTCATATTCAACATTTTAAAAGAACTTGTATGATTTTCACTATGAGCAATAAAAATAAGTTTTTCTTTATAATTTTCAAATAATTTTAAATGAAAAATATTATCATATGAAATAATAAATGTTTTTTCTAATTCTGCAGATACTAAATCTGGTATAAAATGATTTAATTCTTTTACTATTAAATTTTTATATTTTTTTAGAAATAGATCTTTATTATTATATCTATCAGAGTTATTATAAAGTAATAATTGTCTATCTGGATAAATAAAACTACATAATTCAAATAAAAAATCTAATACTTCAGAATGAAAATCTTCTTGTACAAATCCAATTGGTTTAAGTATTTTTGGTTGAAGTATTTTTGGTTGAAGTATTTTTGGTTGAAGTATTTCTGACATTCTTTATTTTATCTAATATTTATATTTTTAAATAAGTTTTTAAGAAACATAAACACCACTTGTCAAAAGAATCCATGTACCTAATCCTCCATTACCTTGAGCATCAAATAATAATTTAGCTGTCTGTCCTTGACGTTTAAAAACAATTCTTGTAGGAATAGCATTCGAGTCAAGAGGATTAGGAGCAATTAATTTATTTGGTCCAAAATAAACTGTATGTGAAGATCCAAGACCTATTGAACTACAAACCAACATTTTAAAAGTTCCATCTGGTATATTTGCAGTATTGGATGGCATTGTTCCAGAACTTGTTGTATAACTAGGGCCAGATACACTAAATAAAGAAACAACATAAGCTACACTCGGATTTCTAGTGGTTAAACCAGATGATGATAAAGTATAACGTTCAAATGTATATGCTAAAGAAGATGTTAATGTAACATTTTGTAAAGAAGCACTTACAGTATTACTTAAAGTAGAAAATCTTGCAGTTTGAGCTGTATTTGCTCCTATTGGTGTTCCATTAATACTTCCACCTAAAATTTGAAAATTATTACCACTTATTTGATTTGAACCTGCTGAAACTGGTCCTTCTAATCTAAACCCACTCATAAATGATGTAAAAACTTTATTTACTTCAATATCACTAAAACTTCCTGAAACAATATTATTAGCAATAGTTGCATTATTATAGAATGCCCATCTATTGGTGTTGTTTTTAAAACCAAAGAAACCAGTTTTATAACCAGCACTACCAGCTGTAACACTACTACTATTCCAATAATTAATTTGAATACCAACATCTTTACCTTGAGGTGTCATTAAATTACTTTTAACTGTACCTACTGATCCACCTGTAGTTGTAATGGATGTACCGTAATTAATAAAGAATGATGTAGGAGAAAGTATACCACTTACACTATATACTCCATCTACAGAAGGAACGCTATTTGAATTACTAACAGTTATAGAATCTCCTATTGTATAATTTGTAGGTAAAGATGTTGTAATTTTTATAAAATTACTTTCTGAAACACTATAATTTTCAACTGATGTAATATTAAGAATTTGTGATGTTCCCAATGGTAAAATATAACGATTAAGATCAAAATCTGTATTTACAGCAGCTGTTATCGTACCTGTAACATTGACATTTCCACTTATATTAAAACTAGTACTATTAATATTAATACCACTATATCCATTTATAATTAGTTGTTGACCATCACTATATAAACTGTTTTTTGTTGAATTAACACCAAAATTTAAATAATTATTAGTTGGTATATTAATAGATCCAAATGACGTATTTGGTTGTAAATTAATATTACCAGATGAATTGTTAATTACAAATGTTCCAGTTGTATTTTGTACAATATAATTACCAGATGATTTATTACCAAAGTTTAAAGGTACATTTTGTGGTAGATTAATTGAACTATTACCATTTGTTGATAATAAAAAATTTACATTTCCAGAACTTGCGTTTATGTTCAAATTCCCATATGTATCTGCAGAAATACTATTATTACTTGAACCAAAATTTAATAATGAATTGTAAAGCATATTTACATTACCAGAACTCAAGTTGATACTATTATTGCTATTAATATTTAAAGGAAAAGAGTCTTTACTTGAAATTGTATTTGTATTTGATAAAATACCATTTTGCAAATCAATATTTGTTAATAATGCATTTCCAAATTGTACATTTCCATAACTACCATTAAAAACTTCGTCGTTATTAATACCATTTTGTATAAAAACAAATCTTTCCAATGAATTCTTGTATCCAAAAAATCCAGTTCTAGAACCAGTTATAGAATTGTCATTATTCCATTTAAACTCGATACCTCTATCTTTTCCATCATTTAATAAAGGACCAGTTACACCACCAATTGATAATATAGGATCTTTTATATTAGTTACTGTACTATATACATTTGAAGTAGTTCCATTAATTTGAACATTTGAATTTAAAACAACAGTTCCAGAGCCACCCATAGCTGTAATAATAAATGATCCATTAGAATCTGCAGATATACTATTATTTGTAGTACCAAATGAAAGTGGTGTATTATAAGGTATTTGAACTTTACTACTTCCAGATAATAATATATTTTGCGTACTTACATTAACCGTTCCGTTACATCCAAGAATCGTATTTAAATTAGCAATTGTACCACAATTCATATCAATTTCACCTGGTTCCGATCCAGAAAAAAAGATGCCTTTTTGTAAATAAACATTATTAAATTGAGCACTACCTAATGTACCAGATACAATTTCATTTACATTAATAGAATCTGAATAATAAGTAAAGAGATTTGTATTATTTTTTCTTCCAAACCAACCTTGTTTTAAAGAATTTAGAAAATAATTGTATTCTATACCTCTATCTAAATTGTCATTGGCTACTAAATTATAATTTGCAAGTGTTAAAATAGGATCTTTTATTTTTACATCCTGTGAATTTAATAATACACTATTACTAGATACAATAAATGATCCTGAACTTATATTTGTTGATATATTTTTTACAGATAAAGACCCAGATACATTATTAATAATAGTATTTATTGATGATAAATATGTATCGCCAATGTTATTATTTATATTTAAATTACTACCAATATCTGATAGGATATATCTAGAATTATCTGAACTAAAATAAAGTGTTGTCCCAGTTGAAATCCGAATAGTAGATGCTGCATTTAAATTGATCGTATCGACGTTTTTTATATCAATTGTATTTAAAGTATTTCCGTTAATAACTAAATTTCCAATTGTATCTGCACGAATAGAATTACTTGTACCAGAAATACCAAATACGATTCTAGAACCTTGTAAAAGTCTCGTATTACCAGTTGTTGTAAAAAGATTGATATCACCTGTATTTGATTGCAATGATATATTTCCTAAAATACTTGTTATATTAACATTACCATTGACAGTTTCATTCACATTTCCTGAAATGGTTTGATTTAAATTACCAGATGCATTTTGATTAATATTTGACAAAGATGTTTCATTAATAGAATTTCTTGAATAAATATAAATACCAGTTGTATTTCCATAAATAACTTCAGAATCATTTCCAAATTGTAAACTACTTGATGTAACACCAGATATATTTTGTGGTATAATGATATTTCCAGAAGTTGCATTTAAATAAATAGATTTACTACCATCAATGTATAAATTTCCAAAAGTATTTGAATAAATACTTCTAGACCCTATACTTGATCCATCAAATGAAAGTTTTGTTTCAATAGGTATAAAAATAGATCCTTTACTTTGTGTAAAAATACCAATATTTTGATGAGACGTTATATTTATATTGCCATTTGATTTTTCTATAATAGAACTTCCATTTGTACCTATATTAATAGGTATATTGTTAGGTATATTTATATTACTTGTGGCGCTTAATATTATAGAACCTGCACTTAAATTAAAACTATTTAATGCAATTACATTTAAATAATTTCCACATCCAGTTATTTTATTTGTATTTATTAATTCTCCGCAATTTAAATTAAAACTACCACCTGAATTTATTGATATATTTGTTGCATTAAGATTACCAATTTCTAATTCTCCTGGTGTTCCTGATATAGTTTCATTTACATTTGTTGAATCTGGTATAAATGTAAATTTATTAGATGATACTTTATAACCAAACCAACCGGTTTTCATAGAACCTGACGAAGAAAGATATCTATATTCGATACCTCTATCTTTTAAATCGTTAGTTCCAAGAGTATAATCACCTATTGTTAAAACAGGATCATAAAATCTTGTATTTGTTGAATTAATCTGTGTGATATTACTCGAAAAAATAAATTTATTTGCAGCTATAAAATTCATATCTGTTCCATCATATACAATTTTATTGCCTGTTGTTATAAATGGAGAAGATGTAAAATCAATAGCTGTAGATTGAGGAATTTGTATATTAGATACACTAAAAGATGTATTTCCTAAACTTTTTATTAATAAATTACCATTATCACCAGAAATAGAATTTGATGTAGTTCCAAAACTAAGTCTTGTATCAGTAGGTATTTTAACAAAAGATTTCGTATTCAAGATAATATTATTCGATGCAACTTTTGTTAAAGAACCTTTTGTAATATCGTTTAATAAAGAACTAGTATAATTTAATGAAAAACTATTGTCTGAAAATATATTATTAACAATATATGATGTATTGTCTAAACTACCTGTACTAGATAAAATAATAGAATCACCTACATTAAGATTATGATTAGTAAATGTACCTATTTGCATAGATGAAGATGTAACATTTATTCGTGAAATATTTATAGCATTTAATGTTTCTGTATTTAATTCTATATCTCCATTAATAGTAGTATATGATTGTTTGTCAAAAGTAGAAACTAAATGAGATCCTTTTGAAGAATTGATTATAAAATCTTCTTTAATATTAAAAAGAACTCCTCCATCTGATATTTTACTATTAAAACTACCAAATGTACTATTCATATTGATAGGTCCGTAAAAATTTAAGGAACCTACTCCATTTGGATACATATTTATACCACCATTTAAATTTATAGCTGTTATATCATTTCTACATATTTCAATATTATCTAAATAAGAACATCCATTAACTTTTAAATCACCATTATTAATAGAAAATATAGATGTGTCTGGATCCCAGTTTACATATGAATCGTATATATTACTTAAAAAATTTACATTTTGATATGATTTTAAATTTGTAAAATTACCAACGTTTGGAGAATCGACACCAATAACTGTATTTGAAATTTGTGAATCTCTTATAATAACATTTTCAAATACACCATCTTGAAAAAGACCTGCTATATTAATATTTTCTAATTGTAAATTTGAAACAATTAATGTATCGAAATTACCATAATTAGATGTAACCACTTGACCTTTTAAAGGCTTTCTAGATGATTTCATCCCATATTGATTACTCATTTTATACTCTAGATATTATAAATAAAAATAAAATAGATTCTAAACAAATGATCTATAGTTGATATTCTATTTTTGGTATTTTGTATTTTAAATTATAAAAATATTTTTTTTAGTGCTTTCTTTTTTAATAATTTCTTTTTTAATAATCTCAATGTCAGTATTGTAACCGCTTTCAATTTTAGTTTTCCATTTTTCTTGTGCGTAAAGTATTGCATTTTGATAATGACCTGTATCTTTATCAATATATATATTTTTAGTACATTCCACTTTTGTACCATTTAAATAACAATATGAATATGTTATTAAAGAATAATTTATCTTGTCAACAACACAAATATTCCATTCTTTGATTCTATTATTTTGACCTATTCCATATAGAGTATTATATATATAAGACATTACTCTTTTTTATATAAATTATTAAAATTCATTTTTTGATTTAAAATTAATGATAATATAAGATTAGTAAATGTCTAATATTTTTAACCTAAAAAAATATGATAAAGAATATATGATGAAAAATCACAATACTATTTTAAAATTAGTAAACGAGTATGTTTCTAAAATTATCCAATCAGATAAAGATGCACAAACGTATCGTATAAAAGCAATAGAATTATTAGAAAATTTTGTAAATTGTTTAGAAGTGACTGATTATTTGTTAATTGACAGTGATCCAAAAATATCAAGAAATATTTATATAGAAAGTTATTTTACACTTGGTACTTTATATAAAAATTATGCAGAAAAAGAAATAAAAGATCAAATTACATTATTAAAAACGAGTACTCATAGAAGAAAAGATGGGGATATTCTATTATCTCATACAAACGAATCTATTTTTTCTAAAGCATTAAGTAGTTTTCAAAAAATTTTACATGTATCTTTTGATGACGAATTTGCTTTAAAACAAATTATAAGTATATATACACAATTGTGTATGTTTTGTCAAGATAATTTAATGAAATGTTTACAATATTTAGAAGAGGCTTTATTATATGCTCCTGAAAATGAAACAATACATTACAATTTAGGATATATTTATCAAAGACTTAATAGAATAGAATTGTCATTAATACATTATAAAATAAGTATTAAAATAGTAAATGTGGATATAAATAATATAATTGATGAAAATAAAAAATTACTAGTTAATAGTTATAATGGTATTTCTTGTATTTTTCGTTCTATAAAAAAGTGGCCAGAAGCATTATTTTATTTACAAAAAGCTGAAAAAATAGATCCATTAAATCCAGATGTTAATAATCAATTAGGTGTTGTTTATACTGAAATGCGTCGTACAGATTTGGCAGAAGTTGCTTATTTAAAAGCTATAAAATATTACAAGAATTCATTTATATCAAGTGATTCGACATTTTTATTAGCTGAAATGTATTTAAATTATGGTCATATGCATTCTTATAATGGTGATAATTCAAAGTCGGTTGATTATTATAATAAATCTATTCAGGTTTGTCCTACATTTACATTACCATTTCAAAATAAACTAATGAATCTAAGTTATTTATTTGATCAATTTGAAGATAAAATGTACATTTACAATCAACATAAACTTGTAAACAAACTATACAAGAAAAATCAGAATAAATACTCTTTTGATAATAAATTTTACAGTACACCTAAAATTAATATAGGTATTATTTCTGGAGATTTTGTTGATCATCCTGTTAGTTTTTTTATTAGTACTTTTTTGAAAAAATTTGATAGTAATGTATTTAATGTAACTTGTTATTCTGAATGTATTATTAATACATCTATTTTTAATGAAAACTTGAAATTTAAAACTATAAAAAATATGTCAGCTGAAAGTGCATCAAGAATGATTTATAATGATAATATACATATTTTATTTGATTTAGCTGGACATACTGCATTTAATAGACTAGATATTTTTGCAATGAAACCAAGTCCTATACAAATTACTTATATTGGTTATCCGTATTCAACTGGTGTTGATGAAATGGATTATCGTATTACAGATAATATTTGTGATGGAGATTTTAGTATTTCACAAAAATTTTATACTGAAAAGTTAATAGCATTAAAAAATTGTTTTTTATGTTATGATCCTCTTAATACTATTATACGAGATTCTGAATTAATTTCCAACAAGGACGATAAAGAAATTGTTATTGGATGTTTTAATCGTGTTAATAAAATAACAGATTCTGTTATAAAAATGTATAATAATATTTTGTTAAAAGTTCCAAAAACTAGAATTGTTTTTAAAACAAAAGCTTTGATTAATAAAAAAATTCAAACGAATTTTATTAATAAATTTGATAAAAGTGTGCGTTCAAGAATTACAGTTTTAGATTGTACTATATCACATCGTGATCATTTGTTATCGTATAACAATATAGATATAGCATTAGATACTTTTCCATATTCTGGTACAACAACAACTTGCGAGGCGTTATATATGGGTGTTCCTGTATTTTCTTTATATGATTCTACTTATTATTTTCATGCTCAAAATGTATCATGTAGTATTTTAAAGAATAGTGATTTAGACTTTTATGTAGTAGAAAATGAAGAAGAATTGATTAGTAAATTAATTAGGTTAAATGAAAAAGATACATCTTTTTGGAAAGATTTAAAGATAGATACAAGAAGTAAATTTAAAAATGGTAAAGTATGTGATCAGGAAGAATATATAAAAAATTTAAAAGAATTGTTAGTAGAATTATATTCCAAGAATAAAAGGATCATCAGTTAAAATAGGTTGGTCATTTTCGATATATCCAACTTTTTGAAAATTATTTATATCATAAAGAAATTCGTTATCTTTATAATAAAAAGTATCTTCTATAAAAATTTTTTCTAAATTTTTCAAATCTTTTTCTAATTTATAATCCTTTTTTATTTCTTTATGTTCGTCTATAATATAAATATGATTTTCGACATGCGTTTTTTGATTAAAATGTAAATAAAAATGTATTTTACAATAATTACTATTAGATTGTGGTTTTCTACAACATTTATTACCATTTTTAGAAATACCCATACAAATAGGTATTTCTTCTTTACTATTAAATAAAAAATGATTTATAAAAGTATCCATTTCAACAGTTTCTGATGTATTTTTATAACAAATATCATATTCTGTAAAAACTTTTTGAATAATTTCTTTAATATCTTTTTTATATGCTTTTTCTAAAGTATTTTGTAAATTTTCAAAGCGTTTTGAAATCTTTTGTAATTCCATTAAATATATTAAATGTACTTTTTTAATTTTTACAAAAATATTTTGATTTTTTATTTAATAAATCTTTCTTTAAATATTTTTATTTTTTATTGAGTAATTATAAATGTGGTATTTATCAGACTCTAAAATTCATGGTGTTGGTATATATGCAAAAGAATATATAAGAAAAAATCAAGTAATAGATTTAGCTATAGATGGCAATAAAAAAATTACTCTTTTTGGTTCTAAACTAAATCATTCATGGAAACCGAATGCTAATTTATACAAAATAAATGATATGTATTATATAGTTGCAGAAATGGCAATTCAGCCATTTACAGAAATTACTGTTAATTATACGAATACACCTGATTTTATAAAAAAACCAAAATCAGATTGGAAATAAGCAAAATAAGCAAAAATATGTTAAGCAAAAATATGTTAAGCAAGTAACAACATTTCACTCATTGCATCAATATGACTATTTTTTTCTATTAAAACTTTTTTAACTTTTGATAATGGAATAGAAATATCAACGCGCGATCCTAATAATATAATACCTAATTGATCACCTGGATCTAAAATACTCTGTGTATTTTTTATAAATACTACAATTCTTCTTGTAAGAATACCAGTTATTTGAGTAATATTGTAAATAATATCTAATTCTTTATTATATAGTGTATGAATGATTTTTTCATTATTAATAGAATGTTCTTTATATGCTGGTAAAAATAGACCATTTTTTTTAATAGAAGAAACAAGTGTAGATTTTATAGGTATATATTGTGTATGATTATCAAATAAATTTAAAAACAAAGAGATATTTAAATTTTCATTATCAATAGAAATATCTTTAACATATCCTGCACTTGGTGAATAAAAAATTTTTGAATTTATTTCTTTTAATTTTTTATTCGGTGTTCGCAAAAAATATAATATAAATAAAAAAGCTAAAATTGAAAGATATACCGTTTTAAAAACTATGTATAAAATACATGGTATAATAATTAAATGTATATCTATATACGCATACATATACTTTACTCTAATAAAAAATAAAAATACTTTATAGATGTTTTTTATTAAATATTTTTATTAATAAAATTATTTTGTTTTTATATTATAATGCTTTTATCAAAGTTATTGGTATATTTTTTATGTATAGCCCTTATTGCATTTATTTACGTATATAAAATACCAATCTTGTGCTCTGAATGTGAAAAACCGACTGGATTTGCAGCTGATATTTTTAGATGTGTACTAGATGAACAACATTTATGCAATGTTTCTCATGAAATAAATAATATTAAAGATCGTGCTGTTGAATTTACAAAATGGTTAGGAGATATAATTATAGAAGAGTTACCATTAGCATTGCGAGATGAATTAAATAAGATGTATAATTTATTTGAACCTATTAAAAATGTTATAAAATCAGCAATGACTAAAATTTACGATGCTTTTACAACTATTAAACAGGAAATTGTAGATAAAATTGTAACAATTTTTACAGATTTACAAAAAAATTTTACTACAATGTTTACAGAAATAGGGAATGGAATTAAAAATTATACCATGTTAATATATCAGAGTATAGATAATCTTCGTGCAAATATAGTAATAAAAATAACAAAAGCTTTTGATGATGTAAAAAATAAAATTAAAGAAAAAATTATAGATCCAATAAATGATAACGTTATAAAACCAGTAAAAGTTGCATTTGAAAAAATGTCAACTTTTTTTAGTAGTTTAATTGAAAAAATCATATCGCCATTTAAAACAATATTTGATTCAATATCAGATGCATGTGTACCAGAACTAAAAATTATCGATGAAAAACAAATATTTAATGATATAAATATAGATTGGGCAAAAATTAATATTCCAGGAATAAAAATTCCTAAAATTGCAATACCAAAATTTTGCCCATTTAGTGTAATTGGTAAAGCATGGACTACATTAAATGATAGTATAAAAGAATCTTTTAAAGCTATTTTACTTCCTGTAACTACTGCCTTTACCGCACTTACAACAGCTTTTGGTGAACTAGAAGCGACAATTACAGGTGGTATAGATGCTGTTCAAACCTTTATAAACGAAAAATATACAGAAATAAAAAAATATATAACAGATGCTTTTGAACCAATAAAACAATTCTTTAAAGATCTTGGTACAACAATATCAACTAAATTTGATGAAGCTTATACTTTTATAAAAGAAAAATTAACAATAATAAAAGATGGTATAATAAGTTTTATAAAAATGACTTTTAAAAAATTATTAAATATTATTAAAATTATAATTGACCCAATTGTAAATGCATTTTTACTTGCATTTGATGCTTTCAAGAATATTTACAAATCATTTATTAAATTATTAAAGGATTTGTATAATGAAATAGAAAAGCAAGTAACTATAATGTATAGATTTGTAGCTGATAGAATATTTTATACTTTATATATAGGTTATATAAATTTTATAAATGTTGTACTGTGGGCACTTCCTATTTCAAAAACAATGAAAATAAATTTAGTTAATATGGTATTACTTGTAGGTCTTATGGGTGTAATTATTTATTATTATAATATAATTGGGAATGCTGTAGCAACTGCTTTGAATGGTGGTTTAACTATAATAGGTGACGCATATGGTATTGTTGAAGCAACGTTATTACCAATTTTACAGACTATAGGTGATATAACTTATAGTATACTTAGTAATTTACCAACAATGACATTTGCCATGGATACTCTTTCATTTATTTCTCCTGTAACAGTCATACAAAATATTTTACAACAATTACTTGATGCTTCTGAAGTTGCAATTGGTACAGTTAGGGATGTTATTCTAACACCTTATCTTATTGTAGTATTTATATTTGTTTTAGTTATAGGAATATTAATGGCAATATATAAATATATGAATAGTGAATCGCTAATGACTACATTGATAGAAAAAATATTACCACTTCCTACAAAACCAACAATGCAACAATTAAATACTGATAATATTACAAAAATTAATAACAATATTGAAAAATCCGCAAAAATACCTATAATAACTAAAACATTAGAAACAAAAACATCTGAACCAATTGATGAATTTACTAAAAAAATGGAAATTTTTAAACAAAGAGTTAAACTAATAGAAGAAGTTCGTAAAGAATTTGAATATAATCCCCAAACCCCAAAGAAAGATTTAGAAGTAAGCTTAGACAATATGAAAAAAAGATTAGATGAAAAAATAAATGAAGTAGAAAAATTGGGTTATGAAGCTCACATTCAAAAAGTAAAAGCTGCAGAGCAAACAGATATACAAACTTATTTAATAAAGCAACAACAACTAGAAGCAGAAGAAGCAGCAACAAAAAAAGCAGCAGAAGCAGCACTAGCAACAGTAAAAGCAAAACAAGCAGCAGCACAAGCAACAGTACAAGCAGAAGTAGATCGATTAGTAAAAGCAGCAGAAACAGCAGCAGCAGCACCATTTGCAGCCCTAACAGCAACACAAGCAACACAAGCAGTACAAGCAGCAACACAAGCAACACAAGCAGTACAAGCAGCTATTAATCCGTTTTCCATAATAGCATCACAAGCAGCACAAGCAGCACCAAAAGCAGTACAAGCAGTTATTAATCCGTTTTCAGCCATAATAGCATCACAAGCAGCACAAGCAGCACCACAAGTACAAGCAGTAGCAACACAAGCAACACAAGCAGCACAAGCAGCAGCAACGCAAGCAGCACAAGTAGCACAAGCATTCCAACTACAAAATCTATTTGGTGGTGGATTTTTTAAAAGGTAAACGAAAGATAAACATAAAATTAAAATAAAATTAACATTTTTAAATTAACAAGTAATTTAAAAAATATAAAAAAAATTAAGGGCGTGTAAAAGGAGTTTTAGCAAAAATGTAATCGTTTACACTGTAGTTAATTGAATCTTGAGAGCATGATTTATTTTTTTTGTCAATTGGATTATCTAGTAAATCGTCGAATTTTTCTATTTTTACCATGTAAGAGTTGCCATTCATTAAATAATATAATCCAAATAGAACAATTATTAGTATAATTAAATGAGTAATATTGATTTCTTTATTCATTTACTATATGCTTTTAAAAAAAATATTTATAAAATCTATTATTTATTATTATTTATTCTTTAAAATATATTACAATATATTATTTATAAATAAGAATATTTTATTTATTTATATATCTTATAAAACATGAATAAAAAGAAAAGTGCGAAAAAATCAAAAGTTAGAATTTACGTAAAATCTGGAAAATTAGAAGGATATAGTATAAACGATTCTATGAAAAAAAGACGTTCTATTTTAAAAAAACTATCGAAAAAATCGCCTTATGCAACTATTATAAAAAGATTAAATGTATTAGCTATTTATAATAAAAATCGTTATCCAGAAACAACAAAAAAAATACAATCCGACATGTCTTATTTACGCAAAAATAGTTCTACTAAAAAGCGTTCTACTAAAAAGCGTTCTACTAAAAAGCGTTCTACTAAAAAGAGTTCTACTAAAAAGCGTTCTACTAAAAAGAGTTCTACTAAAAAGCGTTCTACTAAAAAGAGTTCTACTAAAAAGCGTTCTACTAAAAAGCGTTCTACTAAAAAGAGTTCTATAAAAAAAGGTGGTGTAGTATGTCCATGTCCTAGAATAAATAGGTGTATGAGAAATAGGTATAGAGGTCCTGGTAGTATGTGGTGATTTATTGTAAAATTGTATTATTTAATTCTTTAAATATTATTTTTTTGTCTGTTTTGGAAGAAGATGATTTTATTTTGTTTTCTATATAATCAATAATGTCATTTAATCTAAAAAAATTATTTTCCTTTTTAATTGCATTAAGAGTATGTTGAGTTAATAGTTCTTTTTTATCTAATAAAACGAGTAATTCTTTATATTTATGTATTTCTGAATATAAAAATATAGTTTTCATCTTTTTTTTCATTTTTAGACCTAATGGAAAGTAATAATTGCTATCTATGTCTATATCATCTAAATTGAAATCGTTTGATTTAATAGAATAAAGAGTAATAATTTTATGATATTTATTATCTGTAAAAAAAATAGAATAATTATTATCAGAAAGTAATAGAATATCTATTTCTAAAGATTTTGATATAATATATAAAGAAGTTTCATCTGGTTGAAAAAAGAATTCTTTACCCTTTATTATTTTTATAAAGTCTTTTTTATTTGTTATAACGTATGGATCCCAATTTCCTATATTTATAGAATTTTTATATTTTAATCTATACTCTTTTATTATTTGCGAAAATTCTAAAATACTTAATTTATTTATATATTTGGATATATATTTACATAATGTATTTTTAGATGTTCGAAAACCACTATTTGATAAAGCACTTTCTATAGAAATAGTACAACAATCTGTTTTTATAAAAAATTTATCCGATACTATTTTTTCTCTCCAATCTTCTGATAAAGATTCCCATTCATATGATATTTTATTTTTCCCTTTTTCTATAATATTTATTTCTTTATCTATATTTTCATAAATTTCTTCATCTAAATTTTCATCTATATCTTCATCTATATCTTCATCTATATCTTCATCTATATCTTCATCTAAATTTTCATCTATATCTTCATCTAAATTTTCATCTAAATTTTCATCTAAATTTTCATGTAAACTTTCAATTAATGATTTATCTAACGATTCATCTAAACTTTCAATTAAATTTTCGTCTAAACTTTCAATTAATGATTCAATTGTATCTGTAAAAATAGATGTATTATTCATTAATAGTATATTATAAAAAAAAATCGTTAAAAAATTCCTAAATAAAAGTCCTTTAAAGTACAATACAGTATAAAGTACAATACAGTATAAAGTACAATACAGTATAAAGTACAATACCTTTTTAAAGGTCTTCTTCTATTTCGTCTATTATATCTCCTCTGTTGCTATATTTTATTTTAACATTGAAACCATAATTCATACACCCATCTATGATTTGTTCTTTTTCGTTTCCAAATTTAATTTTCATTGCACGTCTAAGATCTTTAATTTCTGGTATTCTAGTATTAGGATAATTGTTAGACCACCAACTAGAAAAGTGACTATAAATGGCTTTATTTGATTCAAATGAATTATTACTTTCTTCAAGTGATTGATCAAAGAATTCATTAAATTTATCATTATCAACTTTATATTTTGCAGTAGCTTTTGTTACTTCATCTGGTTCATTTATACCTTCTTCGAGGAATTTATTGTACCAATGTATAAGAATACTCATGAAATAAGGTCTCCATGATTTTATTTTATATTTAATAGTTGGATCAATTCTAAATTCGTTTGGTTTTACAGGATTATCACAAAATCTCGACTTGAATTCTACAACTCTGATTCTTCGCCACGTTCCACCGTCAACAGAACTTACAGAAGGAAGATCATTACAACACATAATCATGGTACCTTGAAGTTTAAATGTGATTGGGGCTTTAAATAGTTCTCTAGCAATAATAGTATCTCCTCCTGTATATTGTTTTAATATACCTGTACGTAATTTATCATCGTGTTCTGGTTCTTGAAATGTAAAGATTCTTTTTCCACGAAGTCTAACAACATCAGGAGAAGCATTTCCAGAACCTGCTCTTTTATTTGTAAGAAGGGAAACATCAACTGAAGTAATGTATTCTCCAAGAGTATTTTCTAAAAAGTTTACCAAAGTGGATTTACCGTTTGCTCCAGATAATCCTGTCCAAATATAAAATCTTTCATCTGGTGCTCCAACTAATGATTTTCCTAATACTTTTAGTGTATATTCCAATACTTTTCTATTTGGAATTATTTGTTTTAAAAATGCATAAATATCTTGTACTTGTTGGCAATTAGCATCATAATCTATGTAATCATATCCTGTAGAGAAAGTAATACAATCTGATTGAATTCCCTCTCTAAATGCTCCTTTATCAAAATCATATACACCATTACGAAATCCTACAAGATTTGGAATAGAATCTAAATTAATATAAAAATCAGGATCATATGTTTTAAAGAGATATACTAATTGTGAAATAATATTATTTTTAAAAGAAACATTTTCTAATTTTGTAATAATGTTATCCACCATTTGATTTCGCATATTTGCATCTAGTCTTTCTGTATTTACTAAAAAGTCTTGTAAATTTTTAGATTGCATTGATGTGTCGCTAACTTTAATTGAACGATAATATTTAGGAAGATCTTCTGAAATAATAATATTCATAAGATGACTTTTCTTCCATCTTACTCCTTCAAATTCGTACCATTCTGTATTTTTAATATCATCTACTCTAAAACGATTTTTATAAATATGAAAAATCGCTTTTGCAATTTGATAATGTGAACCACTTAAACTTGCTTCTAAATGTTCTTTAATATCTTCAGTTACATTAATTTCAGAATGCCAGTATTTTGTAGTCATACTAAGAAAAGTATTTGGATAATTTTTTGAAAATGATTCTGGTAAAGAGATACCGTTATCAGGAAATTGTCTACGAAGACATTCGGAATCTCTACATCTAATAAAAATCTTTGATTGATTGATTTCAAAATAAATTGGACTTGATTCTCTTGCATGTTCTCTCATCTTAAATGGGCAATATTTGCCATTAATAGAAATATAATAACAAAACATACCTAATTTATTTTGTTTTGCGTATATTTTTTGGATAGTAGTATCAAAATTTTGAATACATTCATTTTCTGTTTTTAATGATTTTAAAAGATGATTTAATTCCAAGTTAATTTTATCATTATCGATACCTTTAATAGTATTTTTATTTGTTTCATTGTTTTTAATTAATTCCTTTGTCTTTTCTGATTCTTTTAATTTGGATAATTCTATAATAGTTTTTCTTCTAACAGTTGTTTGTAAAAATTCTTCAAATGTTGTATTTTCTAATTCCTTAAATTCTTTATTGTCAATATTGTAAATTTTATAAACTTGTTCAAAGGATTCTTTTACTGATTTATTATATTTTTTAGAACCAAGTAAACGTAATCCAGTTCTATAAACGGATGTATCAATACAGTTAATAGAAATAGTTTTCAAGATTTCATTTGTAATTGTTTTAGCAATAGCGCTATTTACAATAATATTGTAAAAATTAATATGATAGTTATCATTTCTTTTTGATACAACATATTCTGTTTTTGGATTTACAAATAAAGATTCCAATACAGTTTTAGTTTTAATAATAATTTCTTTAACATCATCGTCAACTATTTTTTTTAAATTATTCGATTCATTTTTCGGGATTTCTAAATCTAAAAAATAAGCAAAGTTTGTATTATAAACTTTTTCAATCAAATAAAGGTCATTTCTTTTTTCTTTATTGGTCATTTCTTGGTAATAACGTTTATAAAAAACGTCAGCGTAATTGTCTGGGATATTATATTTCCCATTTTTAAAAGATAAGTGTGTTTGTTCATTTTCTGTATTTTTAGAAAATTGTAATATGTATTTTGAGAATGGTAGACTCATTTCTTTGTGATATTTAATTTATTTAAAAGTTATTTCAATTTTTTTATTAGCTCTAATAGTCCAATTGTAAAATTTATTTTATACATTGTATATTATATGACTAGTCTTTTAATTTTAATTAAAGATAATATTAACAATACATACTCTTTATATGATAATAAACACGAATTTGGATTTAAGAATTGTATTGATTTTTTAAAAAAAGAAACGTCTTTAGAATTTAAAAATGTTATAATAGAAGATAAATTATGTGAACTTTTTATTGAAAAAAAAAATATACAAAAGGGTTGGGTGTGGAATACAGATATAATTGATACTATGAAAATTTATACATTATCTTTTATATCTATAAAAAATAATAATTCTACTAAAGAGTCTTTTACACAAACAGAAACAATTGAAATGGTAGATAAAGAGATTCAAAATCCTAATCATATTTTTACAAAAAATTCTGCTAATCAAACAAATGAATCATCTATAGCATTACCATATAATCCAATTAATTATTTTAAATATGAAATTAATGAACAATTTAGTTCAACGTGTAATAAAATAACAAATAATTTTACAACACAAATACCCACGTCATTTATACAAGACCAAGGAGACCAATTTATAAAAAGAGACCAAGGAGACCAATTTATAAAAAGAGACCAAGGAGACCAATTTATAAAAAGTGATGATCAAGATTTTATAAAGAAAGATAAAAAATGTAATAATGATTATTCTTTAAATGATTTATTAATTACGGAATTAAAACAGCATTTAAACACAACAAATTATGGTTTACGAAGGCGTAGAAGGAGATTAGATTAATTTTTATAATATTATACCGTTAATTATTGTAATTTTTTTTATAAGTTTTTATATACAGAAAGGATGTCTCCAAGTCTTTTACAATTACAAGCTGTAGGTTTGCAAGATATTTTTTTGACAACAGATCCTCAAATAAATATTTTTAAATACAATTATTATCGTTATGTCAATTTTGCAACCGAAACAGTTAAATTAGGTTTTAATGAAAATGTAACATTTGGTAAAAGAATTACATGTGAAATTCCTAAAAGAGGTGATTTATTATCAAAAATACATTTACATTTGCGATTACCACCTATTGTAAAAAACGGTGGTACATATGCATCTTGGACTGACACTCTAGGATATGCAATATTTGATGATTTTATAGAATTACAAATTGGTGGAGAAATTGTTGACAAATTATATCCTCAATTTTTAAATGCATGGGATGAATTAACAACAACTTCAAAAAAAGTAGGTAAAAATTTAATGTTGTTAAAATCTGATACATATGTTGCAAGTAAATATAATGCTGAAAAATATGTTGATTTGATTATTCCTTTGGATTTTTGGTTTACGAAACAATATAATCTTTCTTTACCATTACTTTGCATGGCTTATCAAGATATTAAAATAAGTTTTAAATTAAAACAATTTTCAGAGTGTATAAACTATGATGGTGACGAACCATTAGCTATACCTATATTAAATGCTAATATTATAGCTGAATATATATTTTTGGATGATGTAATAAGAGAAAAATTTTTGGATGTAAAACATCAATATATTATAGAACAAGTACAGTATAATGGAGATGATTTAATATTACATAATACAGATGTATATAATAGTAAATTAAGATTTAATTATCCATGTAAAGAATTTATTTTTTTTGCGGTAGAAAATAATAATATAGAAAACAATAATCATTTTGTGTATTCTAGAACACCTGATGATGAACCTTTAATTAGGGAAGCTTCTTTATTATTAGATGGTAAATTACGTTTTGATAGTCTTCCTGAATTTTATTATCGTAGTGTATTCCCAGATAATGTTCATTCTGTTATTCCTACTAAATATATTTATACCATGCCTTTTAGTATTAAACCAGAAGGTAATCAGCCAACTGGATCTTTAAATGCATCAAAATTTAATGATATTACATTATTTTTAAAATTACCACATGATAATGTAGATTTAACATTGTATGTTTTTGCAATTTCATATAATGTATTGATTATTAACAAGGGGTTTTTAACAATGGAATTTATGTAAACTTTTTAAAAAATACTTTTTTAAAAAAAAAGTAACCAAAAAACAAAGCTACGCTTAAAATTTTAAAAAGTATTTTTTTGGTTACTTTGTCAAGCGTAGCTTTGTTTTTTGGTTACTTTGTCAAGCGTAGCTTTGTTTTTTGGTTACTTTGTCAAGCGTAGCTTTGTTTTTTGGTTACTTTGTCAAGCGTAGCTTTGTTTTTTGGTTACTTTTTTTTTAAAAAAGTATTTTTTTAAAAGTTTATTTTTTTAGTTTTAGATACATTAACCAATCCTAATGTATCTGTAAGTTTAACGTTTTTTATCTCTGTATGAATAATAGAATATCTATTAGGCAAATTTGATTTATACTCTTTAAAAAGAGTTCCTATTTTATTAAAATATTTTTTTGGTATAATATCTCCATTAGTTTGTAATACAAAATGTGGTCCACTAAATTTATCAAGATGAAACCAAATATCATTCTGTTTACTTGATTTAACAATAATATCATTTTCTTTTCTAGATTCACCTATAATAAGATTATATTCTTTATTATTTTCATCTACATATATAGTAAAATTTTTCATAAATATATATATTTGTGTATATATTTGTGTATATATTTCATTTTTTAATTAAAAATATCTTATACATTTTTTTTTTTTAAAAAAATTATTTTATTTTATTAATGTATAATAACTATTATGGAATATATAAAAGATTTAGATTCTACTGTTGAAAAAACAATGAGTCCATTTAAAAAAACAGCTTATCTTAAAGCTGTTTTACATCTCGTATTAGTTTTATATTCAGCTAGATTAGCACCATCTTTACCAGTTGAAGTACTTTCTTTGTTTGAGAATCAATATTTTAAATTATTTATTTTTTCATTAATTCTTTGGACAGCTCAATTTAGTCCTTCTACTTCTATTTTAATTGCTATTGCCTTTATGGTTTCTATGAATGCAGTAAACAAGAAACCATTATGGGAATTTTTAGAAAATATTGCTTCTGAAGAACAAAAAAATGAAGAATCAAAAGTTATTATAACACCAAGTCAATCTATGGAAGCTGTTAATGTATTAGCTCAAGCAGCATCTTCACCTGAAGCTATTCCTGCTAATACTATTGCTGATATTACAAACATTGCTGCAGCTAATGTTACTACACAAGAAGGAGCAGATGCTTTGAAACAATTAGCTCAACAAGCTGTTACTCCAGGACCAGTACCTCAACAAATAGTTGCTGAAGCTGTTCAAGAAATAGTATCTTCTATTTCAGCACCATCACAGTCACAAGAATTTGCACCATCACAGTCACAAGAATTTGCACCATCACAGTCACAAGAATTTGCACCTACACCATCTGAAGCTGTTAATGCACTAGCAAATGCAGCTGCGTCTCCATCAGCTGCTTCTCCTGAAGCTGTTACAGCTATAGCAAACATTGTTGTTCCAAGTATTACTACAGAACAAGGTGCTATAGCTTTACAACAGTTGGCTCAACAAGCTGTTGTACCAGAAGCTGGAGCTCCTGAAAAAGTTGCTCAAGCTGTTCAAGAAATAGTATCTTCTATATCATCACCAGCAGCATTCGCACCAGCACCTACACCTATTCAAGCTATTAATGTACTAGCAAATGCAGCTTCTTCTCCAGAAGCTTCTTCTCCTCAAGCTATTGCAGCTATAACAAACATTGTTGCTCCAAGTGTTACTACAGAACAAGGTGCTGTAGCTTTACAACAGTTAGCTCAACAAGCTATTGTACCAGAAGCAGGAGCTACTGAAATGGTTGCTCAAGCTGTTCAAGAAGTAGTATCTTCTATACCAACACCTATAGTAGGTCCAAAGGTAGAAGATTCTATAGAAGCAGTTAAATTATTAGCACAAGCTGCAGCTTCTCCTGAAGCTTCTTCTGCTCAAGCTGTTTCAAATGTTGTAAATATTGCTGCCGCAAATATTGATTCACCTGAAGCTGAAAATGCTTTAAAAATATTAGCTCAAGAAGCTGTTACACCAGGTGCAGCAAGTCCAGAAGTAATTACTGAAGCTGTTAAAGAAGTTGTTGCAGCTATGCCTGCAGCTGAACCACCAGTTATTGGAGCTCCTATTGCATCAATTGCTCAAAAAGTTTCTGTTTCTGAACCAGCACCTGCCGAAGGATGTTTTCCTATTAGAAGATATGATATGGGTAAAGTAGAATATTCTACAGTAGCAAGCAAGAGTTCTAATCCTGTTTTTGAAGATTATGCACCATGGGTTAAAAAGTAATTGAATAATTTAATTTTATTAATAAAAAAGATATATTAATAAAAATATTTCAATGTATTTAAGTAAAAGAGGATTTGTATTAAAAAAGAATGAATTAGACGATTCTGAAATAAAAGAATTAAAAAAAATTTTAGTAGCAAGACCTTTAACTGATTCCAAGTTTATAGTAAATGTAAAAAATGACCCATCTTTTCCTATTTATATAGAAACGAAAAATAAATTATATATTCCAAAAATGTACGGTATAGAAAAATATGGGGATCCTAAACTATATTTACCTAATTATATAGGTAAAAGTTGGGAAAATGAAATAGTATTTAAAGGGACTTTATTAGATAGACAAATAGAACCAGTAAACGTTTTATTAAAAGCATGTAAAGAAAAAGGTGGAGGGATTTTATCTTTGGCCGCAGGATTTGGTAAAACTTTTTGTGCATTATATGCGTTATCTAAATTAAAGATGAAAGCTATTATAGTAGTAAATAAAATTCCTTTAATGAAACAATGGCAAAATGAAATAGCTTCATTTTTACCAGATGCAAGAGTAGGTATTATTCAAGGTCAAAAAAACATTGATGTAAAAGATAAGGATATTGTTATTGCAATGTTGCAAAGTTTATCAATAATTGATTACCCTGATACTTTATTTGAAGATTTTTCAATATCAATTTATGATGAGGTACATAATATATCAAGTCGTGTATTTTCTAAAGTATTATTTAAATTATGTTCAAAATACACAATAGGATTATCTGCTACACCAAATAGATCAGATGGTTGTGAATATGTATTTAAATGGCATATAGGAGAAATTATATATAAAGGAAGTGCAGAAAGAAAAGGAATGAATCCTATTATAAAAAATCTAAAGATTGATAGTACAGAATATAAAGAAATATGTACAATGAATAAATTTACTGGTAAAAATACTATTCAATTTACAAGCATGTTAACTGAATTGGTTAAAATGGAAAAAAGAAATAAATTAATTATAGAAATTATAAAAGATTGCAGAAAAGAAAATAGAAAAATACTTGTTCTAAGTGATCGTCGTAATCATTTAGAAAATTTTTATAATTTATTAGAAAAAGATACATCTGTTTCTTTTACATATGGATTATTTGTAGGTTCTATGAAAATTATAGAATTAGAAAAGAGCAAGGCGTGTGATGTTATTTTAGCTACTTATGCTGCTTTTTCAGAGGGTGTATCTGAAAAAGATCTAGATACATTAATTTTAACAACTCCTAAAAAATTTATAGGACATTTAAAAAATGCAACAAAAAATGAAAACTTTAAAATTGAACAAATTGTTGGTAGAATTTTTAGAAAAGATCATACTGAACGTAATCCTATGATAATAGATTTTCAAGACAACTTTTCAGTTTTTCGTGCACAAGGAAATAGTAGAAAGGTATTTTATAAACAACATTTTAAAAATGTAATTTTTGAAAATAATAGTATTAATTTAGATGAACATGATGATATTAAAATAGAATATATAAAAAGTAACAAGAAAATTGAAATAATTGAAAAAGATGAAAGAGATGATACGTGTCTATTAGATAAGTGTTGTATTTTAGAAGACTAAAATCTTATATTACACCACGTTTACTAGAAAGATTAAAGTTGTCAATAACATCTTGAATTTCTGTAATTTCTAATGTAAAAGAATAATCCAGATCATTAAATTCATATTCTGTTCCATCATAATTTACTATAGAAAATTCTAAATCTTCTAAACTATTTAATGGAACAGTATCAAAATTTTTAGGATTACTTAAAAAAGTAAATACCATACTTCCAGGTGATTCTGATAATGATATTCTTGCAAATACATTATTTACTTTACCAGTATTCATCATTGTAGAAAGTTGAGGTGAACATAAAAATGAATAATTTTCTCCTTGCAAATTAATAGATCTATTTAAAACACTATTTTTTGTATTTGTTTGTTGACCATTAAACCCATGTAATAAACTACTTATATATAAATTACTACCTCCACCTTTTTCAGTGGATGTAGCAAACGCTCCATTATTATAAAATGTAAAAGTATCTTTGTCAATAATATCTCTAACCATAAATTCTTTCGAGTTTATATTTAATTCTGATATACCTCCTATATTAATAGAATTATATATATAAAACTTTTGATCAAAACCTATAATACCAGATGTACCAGATGAAATAATAGGATATGAATAAGGAATTGTAAATGTATCAGGACTAGTTATAGTAATATTATAACTATTATCAATAGATGGTGTACTATTTGTTTGATTAAAACGTATTAATTGATTATTTGAAAAATTATGTGGTAATTGTGTTTGCACTTTTATTAAAGAACCTAAACCACTAGATGGAATACCAGATGTATTTTGTATACTAATAATTTTATTAAAGCTATGACTTGGAAAAGAAACTGTAAAAAGACCTGTTGATAAATAAGCAGTTTCATTTAAAATTGTATCTGTATTAAATGTATTAATAGCTGTGTTTATTACTACACTATTAGAACTTGGAATTGCATAAATTGTATAAGGTATATTTGCTATAGGTGGTGACGTTTTTATATTTTTTAACATTATAATATCTCCTAATTGCAAATTGTGATTATGACAAAGTAATGTAGTAGTACTTGATGAAGTAATAATATTTGATATATGTATAGTATAAGTAGTTAATGGTTTAAATCTTGAGATTTTTCCACTAGAACCAATATCATTATTAATACTTTCTCCTCCAGATGGAAGAGAACCTCCTATTACAAAACTTTTATCATCAAATACATTTAATAATTTAAAAGTATCATCTAAATTAGGTGTAGTTTTTGTTTCTAATAAAGTAATGTCGGTACCTATATTTGATAATGTATAATTATGTATTGTATGTGTTGTAACTAAAATAGTGCCTGTATTGTAATTTGATATAGATTGTATATTATAAGTTATACTATTAAAGACAACTTGTCCAGAATTATAGCTTTCTAATACTAATTTAGAATTAATACTTGCTAAAAAAGAAGTACTTGATACAACATCTGTAATAATAAGAGCTCCGTCTATATTAGGTGAAACACCACTTGAATACATAATACATGTTTTTCCTAAAAAATTTGTTGTTTTTGATAAATTATGTGGTGTTGTAGTTGTGATAATAGCTTGATATAAATTTGTTATAGATTTTATATATGTATTAATTAATTCTGAACTATTTTCTAATGGATAACCTATATTTTGAGCAATTGTTGTAGAATGTTCTCCAAATAAAAGTTGAAATGGTGCAATTTTACCAGTTTTCAACGTATTTCCACCACCAGTTAGTGTTTGTGAAGCATTTACATTTACTTCAAATATAAATGTATTTGGATTTAATACAGTGATCTTTTGTTTTGTGTTTATAGTACTACTTTGTATACCAGCTAATGTTTGAGCACCAACTAAATATATATTTTCTCCAGACACAAACCCATGATCTGGTGCAGTTACTACTATAATTCCAGTATTTACAGAAGTTTGCAAAGAATTATTACTTAATTGTGTTAATATAAGAGAAGTAAATGTAACTACATCTGTATCAATATCCAATGATACTAAAAAATAATGAAAACTTCCCAAGTTGTCTTTTCTTTTTACTAATGAAACTTTATTAGCAATTTCTGATTGTAAAGAAGTAGAAACATAACTACCTGTACGTAACTGAACAGAATATTCTGGATATGTTTTTGTAATAGCATTTAAAGTGTCATTTACAATATCTTCTTGGTTTCTCCAATAAATATGATGATTAGATGTGTTTATTACAGCATTTGTATTCGGAAATTCTATACTAGATAAACGAATTGTTTTTACATTATAAAAAGTCTTTCCTAAAAATATTTTAAAATAACTTGGTTTTTTATATAACAATTTATCACGATCTCTTGAATCAATACTTATATAAGTTAAAATTTCTTTTGTTTTTCTATTTTGTTGTTGATTACCTCCACTTTGTAAACTTTTTAAAGAAGCTGTCACACCAAAACGATTAGTATTCATAATACTTTGATCATCAGTATCTTCTTCTAATCGAACACTTCTAATAGATAATCTATCAAGACTTTCTTTTAATTTTCTTTTTTCACTTATTTGCTGTTCATTTTTATAATAATTTTTAAATTCGTTATTAAAATCTGATTGAACTTCATTTGTTAAATCAGGTTCTGATATAAAACTATTACTATTTAATAGATCATTTTCATCAAAATCCATTATTTATTGTCTATTCTTAATTTATTTTAATAAATTATTATTTATTAACATACGTAATTATACTAATTATTTTTTATAGAATTAATTGCTAGCAAAATAAAAAGGCCAAATATTAAATAAGATATTACTTCCATTACTTCCTCATTATCATACATGTTAAATTGACGAGAAACTAATTCTCTACATTTACGACATTCGGATATGTGTTTTATATAAATATCACATCCTAATTCATTAATATTTTCAAATTTCTCTAATTTCTCTAATTTCTCTAACTTCTCTAATTTCTCTAATTTAACTTCTTTTGTTTTTTCAGTTAAATCCATTCCGTATTCATTTTCTTTGATGTTATATGGTTTGTATTTGTTTTCATTATTATATTCGATATTTTTAACTTCATCAGATATAGGTATATTATAATATCTTAAATTATTTTGCACCTGGTTTTTTTCAAATGTATTACTCGCAAAATCTCCTACATTATTACTATTAGATATTTGCGGATAAACTATTTGCTGTTCTTGTTTAACTTCCTGTAAAGGTGCTTGTTGTTGTGTTTGTTGTTGTACTTGCGATTCTTGTAAATTACTATATAAAGATTCATCATATACTTTATTTGAATTTTCAAAATTTGGAAAAACACTTTTTATATATGAATAACTCATACCTTATTAAATATTACTTTGAAAAAAAAATTTCCAAATTAAAAATTATTATTATCTTTATATATAATAATAGATGTTTGATAAATTTATAAGTGAAATAATTAAAGGAGCATTTATAGCTTTTTTATATTTACAAATAACATTGACAAATGACACGACAATAGAAAATATTATCAAATTTACGTTTTTTTATATATTAATGGTATATGGAGCTATATTATCCGACATACCAACTACTACAATCACAGGAGCATTTTTAACAAAAACAGTTTTTACATTAGTTGATGAAAGAATTAAAAAAAAGAATAATACAAAAAATACAAATGATAAAATTATAGAATTTCTTTAATAACTCTTTTTAATACTCTTTTTAATACTCTTTTTAATACTCTTTTTAATACTCTTTTTAATACTCTTTTTAATACTCTTTTTAATACTCTTTTTAGCACTCTTTTTAGCACTCTTTTTTTTATATTTTCTAATACTCTTTTTAGCACTCTTTTTTTTATATTTTCTAATACTCTTTTTAGCACTCTTTTTTTTATATTTTCTAATACTTTTTTTTGTATTAAATGTAATATTAAATGACCCTTTTACTTTAGCTTTTCTTTTTTTAGCTAGATCTATACTCTTTTTACCAATTTCTTTAAAAGTTTTAGGTGTTTTAGAAGTAATGCGTTTAGATGGTCTACATAAAGGATATTTTGATTTAGAATTAACACTTTTTCTACCACATGATTTGTAACCAATTACCTTACCACTTTTATTTTTAATAGGTCTATTTAAATCAATCCATTTTTCTTTATACCATCTTAATATTCCCTTTTTGTTACTCTTCTTACCTTTATATTTTCCCCCTAGACGTTTATATTCTTTAACTATCCAACTTGATTTATAAATACCAGTTTTTGATTGAAATTTTTCATCCGCTTTTTTTTTTACCTTATTATATAAAACTTTATTTATTGGTTCTGACATTATTATATATTATACTTATATTTTATATATTAATTTAATTACATTTTCAGTACATTACCTTTTTTTGGTCTTCCTCTCTTTTTTTGCATATTTATAGGAATATTTTTAAAAATATCATCAGATGTTTCTGTAATTTCCTTTTTACTTATCTCTTTTTCTTTTTTTCTCTCATTCATTGTTTTTAAAATATTATCTATATCAATTCCATCTGGTGAAATATAATTTGTATTTGGAGCATTCATTTTTGACGGTAAAGCATCTTCTGATGTTTCAGTTTGATTTCTTAAATCTGAAGCATTTGGTATAACTGATTCACTTGCTCTTTGAAAAAAATTTGCTTGAATATTTGGTTGAATATTTGTTTGTTGACGTTGTTGATATTGTTGTTGTTGCTGTTGGTTATACATTTGTTGTTGATACATTTGTTGGTTATACATTTGCTGTTGATATTGTTGTTGTTGTTGTTGTTGTTGTTGTTGTTGTTGTTGTTGATTATTAGTTTGTTGTGTAGGGGTTTTATTCATTAAACCTCCTAATAAAGAAGTTATTGCACTATTTGCATCTAATTTTGATATTTTTTTAGAAATGGTAAACATTGTAGCTGAACTACAAATCATAAATATTAATCTAAGTTCTGGTGACATTTGTCCTCTTCCTTTATATTTTTCATACAGTTCAGCCATAACTTCATCGTATTCTTGATTTTCCATAGAATATCCCATAGCTTCACTCCATCCATCTAAATCAACTCCGACTGGATCAAATTTGGTATTTAACATTTCAATACCTTGTACACCTAATAGTAACATTCTTTTGAAAAATGCAACGTTTCTTTCGCTAGAAATTTCACTCTTGATTCTTTCAAATTCATTTCTAATTTCGTCTAGTGTACAATTCATATCTAGACGTAAAGAACTCCATTTTCCCTTTACATTTAGTTTATTAAATTTATATAAAAATTCACTTTTCTCTTTTCTTATAGTATCATTTTGATTTTCTCTTGAAACTAATTTTTCTTTTCTACGTTTTTGTTTAGAATCATTAGATGAACTACTAGAAGAGCTACTTGATTTAGATGATTTAATAGATTTTTTTAAGAAATCTTCTTCTTGTTGTCTCTTTACTGTTGGAGATTTTTTTGATATAATAGATATATCTTCAATTGATTTAATTTTCTTTTTATTTGCCATTAATTCTAATTGCGATAAAGAAATATCTTCAGATTCTAACTGAGCTTTTGATGATTTTTGTTTTTTTGAAGATTTTAAAGAAGAAGAAGAAGATAATGATAATTTATCATCAACCTTTTCGGATGAAGATTTTGATTTAATTTCTTGTTCCATTTAAATTATAATAATAATATAAATGTTGTTTTTAAACAAATAGTACTTTTTTTTAAAAAAAGTACACAAAAAATATATAAAAAGTATACAAAAAAGTATACAAAAAAATATATAAAAAGTATACAAAAAAATATATAAAAAGTACGCAAAAAATATATAAAAAGTACACAAAAAATATATAAAAAGTTTTAAAACTAAAAAAGATTTATTACTTTATTAAATTATATACTATTCATTTTTTTTAATTTGATATTGCTTTAAACCTTTATATTTAAATTGTAATTTTTTGTTAAATATTGTATATTATTTCTTTTTTATCAATAATCTACAATTAATAGTCATATTCAATTTTTCTTGTATTTAATGCTTTAAATATATTCTTTATTAATTCTCTTTTATATGTCAATATACTTTTTACTTCAATAATTTTGTAAATATCTGGAAAAAATATTCTATTTATATTTTTTAACGAGGAGTTAGAGACTATGACTCACAAGCAAAAAACGGAGTATACCCAAATCAGCAACAAAATATTCTAAAATCAGTGGTTTGTCATTTGTAAGTAAAATATTCATATTTTCACATAAATGAGACGCCTTTATGAAATTCATAAGATGACTTAATTTAAATTTTCCTTGTACAATTTTATCATTTGTTTTCTCAAATTTAATAGAACGGATATCTTCACCATTTTGTTGTAAAAGTGTTTTTTGATCTTTGTTTAATTTATCATCTATTTCGCTAATAGCTGTTTTAAATTCTGCCAGACCATCTTCGCAGCTAAATATAAGTTGTTTTCCTATACTTTTTATTTCGACAACTTTTCCTTCTAATAGTTGGATATCTTTAATAATTTGTTGAAATTGAACAGAAGGCATATTAATTACATAATCAAACATAATATCTGATACATTAATGACTTTATCGTCTAATGATAATAATGGAATTTTATAATCCTTTACTTTACCCATAAATGGATCTGCTAATTCAATACCCAATTTGTCTTCTTCGTCTTTATTCATATATAAAGTAATTGTTTCTCTTCTATTTGCAGATTTAATAGTTTTGAAAAATGTATTTGTGTCAATTCCTAAAATTACAGGTTTGTCACATTTATAACTTTCAAATTTATTTGCATCTAATTTTACATATGTCAAAGATACTTTAGATACATCTAAAGTTGAAATTTTAATACAATCCTTGTTAATTAAAATATTAGTTTCTTTAATATAAGGTTTTATGACTTCAAATAAATTTTTAATAATGACACTTTTTAAAGTTTTAATTTCAAAAATTCTTTCTGTCATTTTTAATATTAAAAAACTATATGTTTAAATTAAAATATAATAAAAAAAAATTAAAAATATTTCAAAAAAGATTATTATTAAATAAATGAATGAAAGTAATAACGACTATGTAGATGAATTGGATAATTTTATACCAAAACATCCTAAAAGAAAAAGAGTTTATGAACAATTTTATAAATTAATAGATCATAATGCAAAGATATCATTGGAAAAAAATATAAAAGAAACTAGTTTAAATGAAATACAAAAAATGGCATTGAATCTTGAACGAGGTATATTTAATCATTCTTTAATGTTATATAAAAAAAAAGTTTTTAATGAAACTTGGAATGAAGTTTTTAAAAATATTTACATAAATAGATCTGTATTAATATATAATAATTTAAATCCAGAAAGTTCTATGAAAAATAAAGAATTAATTACTAAATTATTTTATAAACAACATACTGAATATGAAATAGCTTCATTTAGTCCAGATCTTTTATTTCCAGAACGTTGGAATGAAATTAAAAAAAGTATTTCAAAAGACGACGAAGATATTATATATACTATTAATATAGAAGATAGACCAAATGGATTATTTAAATGCGGAAAATGTTTTAGTTATAAAACAGAATACAATGAACGTCAAACAAGAAGTGCTGATGAACCTACAACCAAATTTTGTTATTGTTATAACTGTGGACATAGATGGAGATTTTGTTAAATAATTTAATTGCTAGATTCATATCTTAAAATGAATTTAAAAATAAAAATAATTATAAAATAAAAAAGAAATAAAAATGAGTGAAAGTAAATTTACAATTGTTAAGAAAAAACATAACAATTATGAAAAATTAGAAAATGATGTTAAAATTTTACAAAGACAAATATATAGTCCAAAAGTTGATTTGATTTCTTCTGACGACTCGTTTAAAGTTAGAATTGAATTACCAGGTGTACAAAAAGATACAATTAAAGTTCAACTTAAAGAACAACAAATTATATTAATTTCAGGAGTAAGAAATTCTCTTTTAATGTCTGATTTGTCCGAAACAGATAAAATTATTTATAGTGAAACAAAATATGGTAATTTTATTAGAAGAGTTAAATTGCCAGAAATAGTTGAACAATTTTATTTTAATATTAATAATTCAGAATTGGTAGACGGTGTACTTTATCTTCAATTTAAAAAAAAAGGAAAAGTAATAGTAAATCCGTATTTAAATGAAAATGTTAATTGGTCAGATTTAGTTTAATTGTATCTTAATTCATCTTCTTTTAAAATAATATACTTGAGATCCATATTTTCATCATTTATTATATTATAATAATCATCAAAATGCATCTTTTTATCTATATTTGATATAACGTATTTAAAAAATCTTTTTTGTAAAGATTTTAATTTGTTTTGTTTATGAATAAGAAGACGTTTATTACCAATCTTATTATAATAATCCATTGTTTTATTGGTTTCTAGAGTTAGTAAAATAAGATGTATTTGAGGATTTATAAAATCTTGTAAATCATCTATATTTTTTAAAATATCAGTATCAATAATACAAATAATTCTTTTGTTATCTTCTTTATTATTTTCTTTTAAAATATTTTTATCGATATTTTGTTTGACATGAAAATCTATAAAGTATAAATATGGATTATCTAATAACATTTGTTTAAACATTTTTCTATTATCATTTGATGTAAAAATATATATATCTTTGCTATATATATTATCAATGTCTTTTAAAAGACTTAGTTTATATAAAATATCATTTGTTATATCAAAATTGCTTTTTTTATCATCGTTTGCTATTAAAATATTTTTTTTATAAAATTCAGAAGGTTTTAGTATATATTTTTTTAATAACACGTCTTCTTTATCTATTTCCTTTTTATCTATTTCATTTTTATCTATTTCCTTTTTATCTATTTCTTTTTTATCTATTTCTTTTTTATCTATTTCTTCTTTATCTATTTCCTTTTTATCTATTTCCTTTTTATCTATTTCTTTTTTATCTTTATTATAACTTGAAAATGATAAAGAAGATAATAAATTCTTTTGTTTATCTAAATTATCTGTATTTTCTTTACTTTCACTAAAACTATTACTATTAGATTTAGTGAAAAGTTCTGTATTGTCATTTTCAGAAGATGTAAATGTATTGTCATTTTCAGAAGATGTAAATGTATTGTCATTTTCTTGTTGATTAGACGATTTTTTAATAGACGATTTTTTAACAGACGCTTTTTTAACAGACGCTTTTTTAACAGACGCTTTTTTAACAGACGCTTTTTTAACAGACGCTTTTTTAACAGACGCTTTTTTAACAGACACTTTTTTAATTGTCGTTTCTGTTTGCTTTCCTATTTTTAACGGTATATTATTAGAAATATTTTGATTACTTGATATCGTTTGTGTAGGTATAATTTCTGATTTTCTAATATTGTCATTTTTATCTTTTTTAACGCGTTTTGTATCATTTTCTTTTACACTGTTATTTACAAAAAAAACAGTTAAAAAATCAGTTAATTTATCCATTAATATACAAAATCAATAAAAAAATAAGATCTTTTAAACGACTTAAAATAAAGAATTCCAATAACCATTAATAATATTCTCCATGTTGGGAAATAACATATTAAATGTCTTTTTATAATACATTTCTTCTTTTGAATTAGGAATTACTCCTTTATCACTTTCTATATAATTAGTAAATTCTATATCTGTAATAATTTGTGAAAAATAAGATTTTAAAAAATAAGAAAGAGTATTGAAACTATTAGAAATATCCTTTCTAGAATTCCATAAAATATCTTTTTCTATTTTTTCATTCTCAAATGATTTACGTATAATATATTTTTCTATTGGAACTTTTGAATATCCTGACATTTGAGGTCTTTGTAAACTAGGGTGAATAGAAAGTATAAATTCTATAAAATCTTTAGAAAGAAAAGGATATCTCATTTCTAAACCAAAATATCCAGATAATTTGTCTGATCGTAACAAATCATATTTGTGTAAATTAAAAAGAAGATTAATACTTTTTTCTCTAAATTCCTGATCATTTAATTTAAATAATTCATCATATCCGCAGCATTCATCTAATCCTTCACCTGAAAGTAAAATCTTAATATCACATTTTTCTTTAATATATTTTAATAAATAGTATAAAGGTATACTTTTTCTAATTGTAATTGAATCATATGTTTCTAATGCTTCTATAATATTGTTAATTTCTGGTAAAATTAATTTATAATCTGCAATAGTTACAATATGATGACGTATTGTAAGATTAAACGTTTTTTCTAAATATAATACATGATTTTTTGCATTTATAACATCATCGTTATCTAAATCTCCAATTGTAAATACAGATAATACATCGTTAAATCCATTTTCAACCAAATATTTTATTAATATAGTGACAATAATACAACTATCAAAACCTCCACTTAATAATACACCTACTTTTCTATCAGACATATTATATCTTTCAATTACACTTTTTGTTGCAATTTGATTAATATTTAGATAAATATTTGATAATGTATCAGGGTTTGGTTTATTATATATACAATTCGATAATTTTGAATAAAATGACAAATCATAATAAGGGATAAATTCATCATCGGTAAAGGTATTTGATATAATATTATTAAAAGACCAATAACATCCAGGTGGTATTTCAGTTATTATATAATCTGGATTATTAAATAATTCTTTTGGGATACCTTTAAGTTCTGTTGTAAACAAATAAAACATTTCAGATGTATTGTTTTTATTATTTAGATTATTTAGATTATTTATATTATTTAGATTATTTAGATTTGTAGGAGAATATTTAACCATATATAATGGTCGAGTACCAAAAAGATCTCTTGCAACAAAGACATTTATATTTTTTAAATTAAAAGTTGTTGTATTTTCAGTCAAGACAAATGAATATTCTCCATTTATCTTTTTTAAACATTCAACAAGACCTTTTTCTGAGTTTTGTTCTTTTTCAGCACATTTAATATATAATGGTAAAATTACTTCACAGTCTGATTCTGATTGCAAGTCTTTATCGGTAAAATTTTCGCTTTGAACAAGATCATTATAATTGTAAATTTCTCCATTGCATAATAATTTTCTTTTAGGACGAATTCTTAATTCTGGATAAGAACTTATTTTATGTAAAATAGGATCTTCAAAAGGTTGTGAACCATCTTCTGATATATCATTTATACTCATTCTATGATATCCATAATTATAAGTTATCTGTTTGTATTCCTTTATTTCACGTTTACTTAAAATAGAGCTAATTTGTTGAGTATTAATAGTATTAATAATAGGTGTATTTTCTACAAGTAATTGAGTATCATCTTCTCCTCTCCTTTTCATTTTCATAAATGAATTTATATAATCTATATTTATCGGTGGTTTAGACATGTTATATAATAAAAATGAAATTGCACCCATTATTTATAAATCTTGATCTTATTTATAAATAATTTATAGTTTGAAATTCTCTTTTTAACGTACTTGTCTTATTTTTTATTATTAGCAATAATTTCATAAATATTATCATATGTTTTATAAATAATTTCCTTGTCGTTTTTATTTATTTTTTTAACACATAACTTTTCCTTAATATTATCAATAAAATCTTCTTTATTTTTTTGATTAATTGTATTTACATCTTCTTTATCAAATTTATCTAAATCTGTTTCTTTATCAAATTTATCTAAATCTTTTAATTTTTTTACAATAAAATAAAGTAATTCTTCGTTAATAATTTTTTCAACATGTTTTGTAATAATTGTTTTTGTTGAAATTTTTTTAACACCTTGTCGTGATGTTTCAGTTGTATTATTTTCAGTTGTATTATTTTCAGTTGTATTATTTAATATAAATTCATTAGTATCATTATTATATATTAAAATTTTCACATTTTCAATAATACCTAATTTTATATTCCAAATACAATTACGATATACTATCTTTTTTTGAAGAAAATTATCTTTTAATAAATTATATAATTTAGATACCATTTCTTCTGAACTTTCTAATTGTATATTTTTAGTTACAAAATATTTTGAAAAATCTAAAAATCTTTCTAAACGTTCTTCATTTGATAAAGAAGTCCATTTTTTAAAATATTTTCCTTCTCTCTTGATTATTACTTCTTTTTGATTAGATTTATTTTTTACATGTAATATACCTATTTGTTTTAAGAAATCTTCATTGTCTGTTAAATAAGAATATAAATTACTATTTAAATTAATGATTGTATTATTTACAAATTTTATATTTTGTTCAAGAGATTTAATAGTATCATCATATTTATATACTAATTTATCAAATTCTTCTATATATAATACTTTATACATTTGTTCTGTTTTTTTAGAATGTTCATCTTGTATACTAGATTTTTGATTATATATATCATTAATTACTATATGAATATTATATTTAAAAGATAAATATTCGTGTAATAATAAAGATGTTTCTGAATATAATATTGACATGTTATTTATAAAACCTTTATAACGTTCTTTTATGCGTTTTGATTTAATATGACATGCAATGTATTCTTTTAAAAATGTAATACTGTCATTATATATTTCTATTTGAGACTCTGAAAGTATTTTTTTAATAAATTCTTCAATCGAATCTTCTATATTTTGTTTCGTTTGCTCTAATATATTTATCGATTCACGTTCAAAAAAATCTTTGTATAATTTATAATAATACGTTCCATTATCATCTCTCGATGTTAACCATTCTAATCTTTTAGTATAAATATTTTCAGAATCTTCATTTATATTAATAAATGGGCATAAGCCATATTTTTTTATTATATTCTCATTTAAAAATAAATTTCCTGGTAATAATTTAGAATCTTTTTCTAAATAAATTTTTTCTACTTCTTTAGATTCTATATACGTTTTTCTTAATAGTTCTCTTTGTTCTTTTGCTTTTTTAGCACGATCCATAGCTTCACTATCATTTTTCTTTTGTTTTGCAGATCTAAAATCTAAATTATCCATAGTCTTTTGAACAGCAAGTATTCTATTATTTTTGATTGATTCTAATCTTTCATTTCTATAAATTATCTTGAGATCTTCATTTGATTTTTTTAATTCAGTCATTTTTTGTTGCTTTAAATTCACATTCTTTTTACGTTCTTCATTTGTAATTTGTGTTTTGTTTAATTTAACTAAACATTCAATCTCATTTTTTAAAATATCTATTTTTTGTAATAATGATTTTTTAGTTGAAGAAGGTAATGATACATTTTGTCTAATAGATGAATGGGGTATCTGTAATGTACCTTTACCAACGCTGTTGATATACGGCAAGGTATCTTTACTATACGGCAAGGTATCTTTACTGTTACTTAGACTATTACTTATAGAATTCATATTATTTATATTAATAAATATATCTTTATTCAATTTTTTCAACATTTTTCATCTCCCCATTTTAAAAGAATTATGTTATTTTCTTTTAATATTTTTTTGCTTAAATTATCAATTTCAGGTGAATAATTTTCAATATACACAATTCTTTTTATTTTACATTGCAATATTTTTTTAACACATCCAATACATGGTATTAATGTAACATACATTGTTGAATCTACTAGGTCATTTTTATTAATAAACAATAATGCATTTTCTTCAGCATGTAAACACATGCACAAATCTAAAGCCTTTCCGGAAATATCTTTTTTATCTTTTTTATTATATTGATCAAAACATCTTTTACAACCACCTTCATAACAATTTTTTGTATTAATTGGAGTCCCATTGTAACCTAAAGAAAGAATTCTATTATCTTTTACTATAATACATCCAACCTTTCTTTTAATACAATTACTTCTATTTTTTGTTAATAAAGAAATAGAAACAAAGTATTCATCCCAACTTGGTCTACTAAATTCTACAATTTCATTCATTATCTAAAATATATCATTTAATATAAATAAAATTTATAAACTAAAATAATTGTATTAAAAATATGGTTTTAATTTCGAATTTTGGATTTATGACAAAGATAAGAATAAAAACATTGTTTAAGACCATGTAATGTATAAATATTTATACACCAGATATTTTTGTTTTTATGGTTTAATTTAAAAAATTTTGCACCAAGTGATTAAACCATGATTTATTATTTTTAAAAATAAATGTATATTTTTAAACCATGTTTAACATTCTTTAAAAAAGGACGTTGGTGGTGCAAAATAAAAAAAAGAGTATTTTTTTTTAGAGACATATATTTTAGAATTCATAGAAAATTTTATATTTTTATATTTTTTTTATTTTATTTTTTTAAAAAGTTTTTAGATTATATTTTTATTTTATATTTTAGTATTTTTATTAAAAAATAATATCATAATACAATATAATAATATATAGAAATGAAAGAAAAAGATAATATAGATTTAAAATGTTATTTTTGTAAAAATTCATTTCAAAGAAAATTTACATTGGATAGACATTTAAAAGAAAACAGGTGTGAATCCTTTAAAAAAATGAACGCATTAGATATTCATAACATGTTAACAAAGAACAATATTAAAAGTAATATTAATACATATAATGAAAAATGTACTATAAACAATATAAATAATATACATATAGAACGTATAGAAATTGTAAATCATATAAATAATTTAGATACTACTTTTATAGAACCAAGTAAAATGAAAGAAATGGTTGATAAATACAATTATCCAAAATTAAATTTGTTATTAGGTAATTATATAAAAGACATTATTTGTAATAAAAATCAACCACAAAATCATTCCGTAAAATATGTTAAAAAAAATCCACCTACATATAATTCGTTAGTACAGGATTCTGATGGTAATTTAATAAATGTTGTTAAAAATTTAAAAGACTCTTGTGAATTATTAACAGATCCTATTTTAGAGATTTTAAAAACAAAATTAAAACAATATATAAAACATTATAAAAATGATGATGATTATGATATTGATACTGTAAATGACATATGTAAAGAATTAAATAAAGATTCTGTTAGAAAAGCCCTGGGTTCTGTATTACAAAATGATATATTAAATGACATTAAAATGAAATTTACAAAATTTAATTAAAATTTGTAAAGTGTAATTAAAGTCTAGATTTTATTCGTTATTGTTTAAAAAGGAATTTATTTTCTAATAATAAAGTATGATACCAGATAAACTTTTAATTAACTTGAAAATAATAAGTAAAATACAGAAAAATGGAAGAATTGCACGTAGTTTTGATGGTATTATTTCGTTAGAAAACGACGCGTTTTATCAATCATTTAAAAGATTTATTACAAATGATTCTAGAAAACAAGCTATATTTGAAATTAACAGTGTCGTATCAGAATGTATTGAGATATTAAATCACATTATCAACTCCAAGTATACGAATAAAATATACTATCAAAGTAACGAATATGCAAAAAATTGCGAATGTATAGATTTATTATTAAAAGAAATAGATTCTGCAAAATGCGGTATTGAAAATTTAAAATTTACATATCAAAACGATCCAAATATTGTTTCTCAAATTGATATAATTCTTCTTAAAATAAATACTATTATTAAAGATTTCTCTCAAAAATTAACACATGTACAGAATGGTATTTATTATAATTCTATACCTCAGGAAATTCCTGGATCATTTGACAATGAATCAATTTCAAAAAGTAATGGAGAATCATCATTTAAAAATAATAACAAATTAAATTCTCCTTTATATAGACAGCAAGGTACCTTTACCAACGCTGTTGATATACAGCAAGGTACCTTTACCAACGCTGTTGATATACAGCAAGGTACCTTTACCAACGCTGTTGATATACAGCAAGGTACCTTTACCAACGCTGTTGACAATAGGCCTACGTTTACAGAAGAAATTAATTTACAATCTATTAAAATAGAAGGTAATGAAAACGGTGATGAAAACGGTGATGAAAATGGTGATGAAAATGTAGAAAATGATATTTTAGATAATTTATATTAATTAGATTCTCTTGTAGTCCATAACAATAATGCATCACTATATGATAATTGTGTTTTATTTAATTTACTATTAATTAAATTATGTAAATCTACTGACCAGTAAAAAAGTACCATGTGTTTTGATAAATCTTTATCTTCCAATGTAATCAAAAAGTCTTTATAAGTATTTACACATGTTGGACAAGGAATAATATACGCGATTGATTCAAGTATGTTTTTTACATGAATGTTATATTCTAAAATATTACTACCATTGTAAATTGATATAGTGTGAATGAATGACCAAAGATACGGACCCCAGTGATATTTTTGTTTATATTGCATATTTTGTATATATTATATAAAATATTTAATATCTATAGTAAGAACGAATTTAAATTTAAAAAAAGTAATAATTAATTTTAATTAGGAATAATTAAATTACATTTATATATATATATGAGTATAAATAACAACTTTCCTTTTGAAATTATAAAAGAAATTAAAGATAAAAATCAGGAAATCTTACCATTTATACAAGGATATAATAATTTAATATCACCTAATGAAAATATTCAAATAATACCAAAAAATATTATACCTTTATCATTAATGGATATAATCGTTAAAAGTAATTCATTAGAATCAAATAAAACATCTACAACTAAACAACAAGTACCAATAGCTAAAGAACAAGCACCAATAGCTAAAGAACAAACACCAATAGCTAAACAAGAACAACTACAATCACAAGAACAACCACAAAAACCACAAGAACCTCCGTTACCTATAGCTACAAGGCCTATTGTTAGTATTAATGAAGAAACTAAAGAAACTAAACAACAAATAAGAGAGAAAGAAATAGAAAAGCAGGAAATGGAACGTAATGAGCAAATGAACAAATTACGTCAAATTGTACAAAGCACTCAAAAAATACAAATAAATGAAGAAAAAAAACAAGAAACAACTATAATAAATCCTTCTATTTTACAATTAGTAAATACATCAAACGTACAAGCAATATCTAATCCTGTAAATATATTGGCTATGGAACGTAGTAATATAACAACAAATCCATTTATACCAAATAAACAAAAAATTCAAGAATTTGAAATGATAGATAATATGGCAAATGAAATAATTAAAAAAGCATATGAGAAAAATGATATTTATAATTATTCTATAAATGACATAAGTAAAAAGATTTCCAGTAGTTTTATTGGATTTTTAGATGAATTATTTATAAAACCACCAAATGAAAATTGGTTTGAATATTTGCAAGTAATTTTATTAAAAGAAGATAGATATGTTTATTTTGGATTTGTTTTAATATTATTTGTTATTTTTATGAAATTTATTGAATAATATAAACTTTCAAAAATTGATGTAAAGTTTAATCAAAAATATAAACTTTTTAATAAAAAGTTTAATCAAAAATTGGTGTAAAGTTTAATCAAAAATTGGTGTAAAGTTTAATCAAAAATTGGTGTAAAGTTTAATCAAAAATTGGTGTAAAGCTTTTTTTTAAAAGTTTAGATTTTTGGTAAAGCTTTTTCTTAAAAAGCTTAAATGTACATTTGTAGATAATCTTTATTAGTATCAGGTGACAATAAAACAAGATCTACATAACTTCTTGTAATAATAATATCTCTTTCACTTTCGTATTTAAAATGATGACTATTTTGGAGTAGAATATCATAATTAATTCTATTTGCAATTTTTTCTATATTTTTACGTAATTGTCTAACACCTTGTTCATTCTGTGTTTTTGAAACAATGATATATTCAATGACTTCTTTATCAATAATAATATTTAAATTATCTTTAATTTTAATTGTTTTTAAAATTTCAGGAATCATTTTTTCGCTACAAATAGTAATTTTATCTTCTAATTTAGGTGGATCAATGTATATAATTTTTAATCTATCGCAAACAATTTTATCTATTTTTGTAATATCATTAAAAGCTAAAACAAAAAATACTTTAGATAAATCTATATTAACATTAGAAAGATAATTATCTTGAAAATGATTATTTTGTTCTTCGTCAAGGATATGTGTTAAAATTCCATAAATTTCAATAGCTTTATTTTCACTTATTTTATCTATTTCGTCAAAATAGATAATAGGATTCATACAATTAGAATTTTGTAAAATTTCTACAATTTTTCCAGGTTTTGATCCAATATATGTTTCACTATGTCCAGTCAAAAGAGATACGTCATTTAATCCACCAAAATTAATTTGATAAAGTGGTAAATTTAAAGCTTTTCCTAATGTTTTAAGTATTTTACTTTTACCAACACCTGCATTTCCATAAAGAGCTAAGATATGTCCTTTTGATTCTGGATTTGTAACTTTTCTAGCAACAAATTCTAAAATTTCTTGTTTAACTTCTTCTAATCCATGAATAGATTCGTCTAATTTTAATTTAATATTTTTAAAATATTCTTTAATTATTTCTGAAGAGTCATTCTTTGTAATATCCAATGGTTTGTATATACCATAAGGAATATTACATACTGTTTTTAACCAATTCATACCTTTTGTAAAATCACTTCCATGCATTTTTTGTATGTTATCATGTTTATCTAATATAAATGTTTTTGTATTAATATCAATATTCATAAGTAAAATTTCATCACGTAAATTATCAACTTCATTGTTATATAATTTTATCCTTTTATTTTCTTTAATTTCATTTTCTAATGATTCTAATTTTCTTTTGAATTGCAATTGTTTGTCAAGTTGTTCTTCGCGTTTTTCGTCAAGTTGTTCATCGCATTGTTCGTTTTGTTCATTTTGTTGTTCATTTTGTTGGTTAAATTGTTCGTTGTAATGTATATAATATGGATCATCGTATTGGATATAATATTGATTATCTTTTTCATTATGTTCATTATTTTCGTTATTTTCTTCTGTATGATCTGTATGATTATTTTCTTCTGTATGATTTTTTTCTATTTGTATAATAAATTCATCTTCTTCTTCTGTTATGTTTATTTTGTGTTTTTTATATTTTGCATATGTATCATTTTGATTTCTTTTTCTTTTTACATTTATTTGTGAATCTTCTTCAAATATAGTTGGTAATATATTATAGTTAGATCGAGATAAATTATTTAAAAATAAAGTTGATATTTGTATCCAATAAATATCTTCTTTACTAGGAAATGTTAAATTATTAGATATATGTTTTTTACTACATATAAAATAATCTTTAGAATAAATCAAAACTATATCTCCTAACCCGTAATTTCTATTATTGGACCAGATCCCAGTGTACATTAAAAAAAAAATAAGAATTATGTTTTTTCATTTTTTTTTTGATAAATTAATAATAAATAATAAATAAGATTTTAATCAGAAGGTGGTTTGCATTTATCATTAAGATTAAATCCATAATTAACTAAAAGTGTTGCTAAATATGGTGCAGTATCAGGATCTTCAAATGTCATATTATCAGATAATCCAGCATATCGTCCAATAGCAATAATTCTATCTCTTGATGATTTATCTTTTGCTGAAGCAACTAATTGTTTAAATGAATGATTTACAGCTTTTGAGAATTGAGTAATATCTCCATCAAAAATAGCTTGTAAATCTTTCATTGTAATATTTTCACATCCTGGAAAGATATCACTTTTGCTTTCTAATAATTGCATTTTATTAGTAGCATCGTATGTTTTAGAATACTCTGCAACTTCTTTTCCAGAGAATGACTGGAATGATTCTAGAATATCTCTTCCAGATAAAAAGTTGCTTCCTAATACAAAAATAAGAGCAATTAATAGTGCTAATTGTAAATCTTTTTCACTAATATAAACAATTAAAGAGATTAAACCAATTTTAGCATATGTATTTTTAAAAAAATCTTGAACATAAGCTGGAGGTCTTGGAGCAATTTGAGCAGCGTATAATGCTAATGAAACTTTCAAAATTGCCATTATATAAGGATTGGACAATGGTTGATCAAGTTGAGCTTCAATCATATTAGTTGTATTATTAATTTGGTTCATAAAAATCTTATTATACAAGTAGCAAATAAAAAAAATAATTATAATAAATTTATCAAATATTTTTTTGTTATTTAATTTAAAAAAAAAAGATTATGTTTAAAGTAAAATTATATAATACTTTATAATCTTATGGAAACTATGTATAATTATAGTTATGTAAATAGTATAGGTAAATACAGTATAAATTTACCTAGTACTATTTATAATTATCAGAATGATAATTTTGATAAACATTGTATTGATACGTATGGAGAAAAATGTTGTATACTATATTATATTGACAAAGAAAATATTGAAGTAAGATTATTGGATAGATTGTTTAATCCAGCTTATACTATAAAAAAAGATAAATTATACAAAACAATACCAGATTATTTAAGTAGAAAATATACTGTTGTGGTAGTAGAAATGATTGAAACTATAGGAAAAAGAGATATTACCGCTATTCATATTTCTTCTAATGTAAATTAAAGAAAATAAAAGGACTCTAACAGATAAAGATTAGTAATTTAATTTAAAAATAAAGTAAATTACTATGCAAGTAGTCTAAATAAAAAAAGACAATGATACCTTGTCGTAAGGTACATTCTATGATTGACGAATATTTTAAAATATACATAGAATGTATAGAAAAATATGGTCAAAGAACTGTTGTTCTTATGCAAGTTGGAACATTTTATGAAATTTATAAAGTAGAAACTGAAAAACTTGGAAATGCTGATATTGTTGCAGATATTTTAAATATAGCTTATTCAAAAAAGAATAAAACAGAAAAGAGTACAAGAAGTCATCCTAACTTTGCAGGATTTACTAAAACATATCTATCTAAATATATCACACCTCTTTTAGAAAACGATTATACAGTTGTAATTGTAGACGAATTAGAAAAAAGTTCAGATACAAATGGAAAATTAATAAAAAGGGGAATAACAGCAGTTTATTCACAATGCTTGAAATCACCTGATTTTCAAACATCACATGATACGGAAAATAATTTATCCAGTATTTTTTTAGAAATTACAAATTGTGATAAAAAGACTTGTTTTTTTTATTCTATATGTAGCGTTAATAATATAACAAACGAAATTGAATTAAATGAAAACGTAATAGAATTTTCTTATGAAAAGGTTGATTTTAAAATAGTACTAGATGAGTTTGCTAGAATACTTTCTAGATATAATTCTAAAGAAATTTTATTTTATAATGTTGTCAAGACAATAATAGAGGATAGAGTACCTTGCCAGGTACCGTCTTATTATAAACAAATTGAAAAATTTTTATACGAATTGGAAAATAAACATAAATATATAGAGATAAAAAGGGATGATTCTATATATAAAGAGTATAATAAAATTAAATATCAAAACGAATATTTAAGAAAAGTGTATACTCATATTGATTTTGGAATGGAAGATCCTATCCAATACATGTTTTTAGAAATGATTCCAATATCAAGAGTTAATTTATTATACATGTTAGATTATATGTCTAGATATGATATCAAATACATTTCTAATTTAAATATACCTAGAATTATAAATGAAAGCAAAAATTTAGTATTAGAATTAAATACATCTGAACAATTGCATTTATTACCAAATAGTAAAATAAATTCTTTTTCAAAAATTTCAAGTGTATTTGATGTTGTAAATTTTACACAAACAGCTATAGGAAAGAGAGCTTTAAAAAATCTTCTTTCTAAACCATTTACTGATATAAATGAAATGCAAAGGAGATATGATTTATCTAATACTTTTAGCGAGATAAAAGATGAAAAGTTTATAGAAATAAGATCTATATTAAGTGATATAATAGATTTTGAAAGATTACATAGGAAAATGGGTTTAAATATGTTGCATCCGTATGAATTTGAAAAATTACACACGACTTATATGAAAATATTATTATTATTTGATAGAATAAATACATTACATAATGTAAAAGATAATTTACTTCCACAGAATAGAATAATAACTAGTTTTATGCAATTTATAGATGATTATAAAATGTGTTTTTATTTAGAAGAAATGAAACGAATTACATTATCTACAAACAAAGATGAAATTGTTAATTTTTTTAATAGCGGTGTAGTGGAGGAATTAGACATAATACAAAATAATATAAACAATATACAAAACGATATAGAAAATAAAAGATTGTATTTAGAAAAAAGTTTAGAAAAAACAAATATTAAAACTAAAATAGGTGCAGATTCTATGATTAAATTAAATTTTACTGATAATGACGGATATTATTTTAGTTGTACAAAGATACGATATTCAAAACTGGTTAATGAATGTAAAGATATACAATTTACAATGCGTTCAACGAGTAATATGTGTAAATTTACAACAGATGAATTAACCAAGTTATCTACAAAGTTAATAATAACGCGAGATCTTTTAGTAAAAAAAGTAAAGTTGCATTACCTCTTAAAATTAGAGGAATATTCTAAAAAATATCATATTGTTTTTAAAGAACTTTTAATATTTATAAGTTTATTAGATATAATTACTAGCAATGTGAAATGTAGTAAAAAATATCTTTATTGTAAACCAGAAATAATAAACACTAATAAAGAAGATTCTTTTGTAAATTGTATATCTTTACGTCATCCAATTATAGAAAGAATTTGTGATACCGAATATATACCAAATGATATATGTTTGGATAAAAATAATAAAGGAATGTTACTTTATGGTTTAAATAGTAGTGGTAAATCTAGTTTATTAAGGGCTATTGGTATTTGTATTATATTAGCACAATGTGGTTTATATGTGCCATGTAAAAAGATGGTGTATTATCCTTTTAAAAAGATGATTTCACAGGTAGATTTAACTGATAATTTATTTGTTGGTAAATCTAGTTTTATAAGTGAAATGAGTGGGTTAAAGAAAATTTTAAGTTGTGCTGGTAAAAATACATTAGTATTATCTGATGAATTATGTAGAGGAACTGAAGTAAATAGTAGTTGTGCAATAGTGACAAGTTGTTTATTAAGTCTTTTAAAATCTAATACAAAATTATTTTTTACAACACATTTACATAAAATAGCATCTTTACCTATTATTCAAAAAACAAAAAGTATAAAAATATGTCATCTTAGTGTAACATGTAAAGATGATATTATTATTTTTAATAGAATTATAAGTGATGGATCTGGTAGTGACCTTTATGGATTGGAAGTATGCAAGTCAATTATACATGATGATTTTTTTATAGATACTGCGTTTGATATAAGAAATCAATTAATAGAAAATAAAACTAGAGTTCTTTCTACAAAGAAAAGTAGATATAATAATGCAAAAATTATAAGTGAATGTGAAGTATGTGGATATAAACCAAAAGATAAAAGTATACCATTAGATACTCATCATATTAACGAACAAAAAAATTGTGACGAATCTGGATTTGTAAATGGTAAAGCATTTCATAAAAATAAATTATTTAATTTAGTTTCTTTGTGTAAATCTTGTCATTTAAAAATAGATACTGGTGAACTAATTATAAATGGATATGTAGAGAGTACGTCTGGTAAAATTTTAGATTATACTAAAATTAAAGTAAGTATAAATTAAAGTAAGTATAAATTAAAGTAAGTATAAATTAAAGTAAGTATAAATTAAAGTATAAATTAAAGTATAAATTTTTAGGTTAAAATTAAAAGAAATGTTATTTTTTTTAATTTACAAATATTTTTTTATGGTGTAATAGTATAATATGTCTAAAACATTTCTTTACAATATAAATGCATCATCTGGTAATTTAGTTGCTACAAATGTTAGTGTATCTAGTATGGTATCGACGTCCATTACTAATGGTTCATTGTTAAATACTAACTTATCAAATATTAATTTGAGTTCTAGTAATATTGTTGCAACAAATATTAGTGCTGGTACAGTTTCAGCCACAACTATTACTGGTGCAAATTTAAGTTTATCTGGAAATTTAGTTGTAGGAGGAACTTTAACTACTGTAAATATAACTAGTACAAATATGTTAAATACAAATATTTCAGCTGGAACAATCAATGCAACTGGATTATCAAGTTTACAAAATGTAACTGCTACTAATATTTCTTCAAGTACGCTAGTAGCAACTACAAGTGTTACTTCTGGATTACTTTCTGCAACAAATGTAGTTGGTTCAAATACAAGTTCCGGTAATTTAGTTGCAACAACTGCAACTATACCAAATATTGTTTCTACAAATGTAACTGCATCTAATGTTAATACTGGATCAGTTAATACTGGATCAGTTAATGCTAGTACAGGTATTACAACTGCTTCTCTTTTAAGTACTGGTTTAATTTCAACAGCCAACTTGTTTTCTACAACAGCAACAGTTCCCAATATTGTAGTTACCAACGTTTCTACTGGAACTTTAAATGCATCTGGGACTTCCATTCTTGCAAATGCAACTGCAACTAATGTTTCTACTGGAACTTTAAATGCTAGTACAGGTATTACAACAGGTACTATTAACGCAACTGGGTTGTCAGCTCTTACAAATGCAACTGCAACTAATGTTTCTACTGGAACTTTAACTGCAAGTACAGGTATTACAACAGGTACTATTAAAGTAACTGGGACTTCCGTTCTTGCTAATGCAACTGCAACTAACGTTTCTACTGGAACTTTAACTGCAAGTACAGGTATTACAACAGGTACTATTAACGCAACTGGGTTATCAGCTCTAGCTAATGTAACTGCAACTAATGTATCTTCTGGTACTTTAACTGCAAGTACAGGTATTACAACAGGTACTATTAACGCAACTGGGTTATCAGCTTTAGCAAATGCAACTGCTACTAATGTTTCTACTGGAACTTTAACTGCGTCTGGTTTATCAGCTCTAGCTAATGTAACTGCAACTAATGTATCTGCTGGTGTAGTTATTGCAAGTACAGGTATTACTACAGGTACTATCAGTGTATCTGGATTATCAGCTCTAGCTAATGTAACTGCAACTAATGTATCTGCTGGTGTAGTTATCGCAAGTACCGGTATTACTACTGGTACTATCAGTGTATCTGGATTATCAGCTTTAGCTAATGCAACTGCTACTAATGTTTCTACTGGAACTTTAACTGCGTCTGGTTTATCAGTTCTTGCTAATGTAACTGCAACTAATGTATCTGCTGGTACTTTAACTGCAAGTACAGGTATTACTACAGGTACTATCAGTGTATCTGGATTATCAGCTCTTGCAAATGCAACTGCGACTAATGTTTCTGCTGGAACTTTAACTGCAAGTACTGGTATTACTACAGGTACTATCAGTGTATCTGGGACTTCCGTTCTTGCAAATGCAACTGCAACAAATATTTCAGCTGGAACTTTAAATGCTAGTACAGGTATTACAGCTGCAAGTGCTCAAATAACAAATGAAAATGTAACCACGAGTACTATTGCTACTCTTAGAGTTTCGAGTAATTTATTAGCACTTGGTAATTCTAATACACTTGGGAATATTTACACTACAGGTGGTAATGTAGGTGTAGGTACTGTAAGTCCAGGTGAAGCACTTGATGTACGTGGTAATCTTCGTATTGGTAATTCATCACAATCTAATTATATTTCATTTTACGGGACTACTGGTGACGAGCCGGGTGAGTGGAGTCATACATATATAGGCGAGAGATTATACGGAGGGAGTGAGGGTTCAGAATTGTTATTATTTAAAGGAAATGATACAAATACTGTATCCGGCCCAGATCGTATAAGATATTTGTCTGCAAATCATCTTTTTGATACATACACGTCTCCATTATCGGGTACATTTGCAGGAGTTGGGACAAGTGGTACGACAAGAATGATAATAGATTTAAATGGTAATGTAGGTATAAATACTACAAGTCCTACGGCTAATTTAGATGTTACAGGTACAGCAAGATTTACAACAAGTGTTACTTCTGGATTATTATCAGCAACTAATATCGTTGGTAATTCTATAAGTGCTGGTACATTGTCAGGAACTACTATTACAGGTGCAAATTTGAGTTTATCTGGTAACTTGATTGTTGGAGGAACTTTAACTACTGTAAATATTACTAGTACAAATATGTTAAATACTAATATTTCTGCTGGTACAATTAATGCTACTAGTTTATCAAGTTTACAAAATGTTACCGCGACTAACATTTCTACTGGAACTTTAAGGGCAACTGGAATATCTGTATTAGCTAATGTAACTGCTACTGGATCTGGTAGTGGTACAAATGGTGCAGTATTGATTACTGGAAGTGACAGCTATGGTCATAGTTTATATGTCCAGGCTGCAAATGGTAAAAGATTAGTATTTAGTAATAATGGATCTGTAGGAAATATTTTTTCGTATGATTACGGTAGTAATGTGCCACAAAATTTATCATTACAAGGTCCAGGTGGAAATGTAGGTGTAGGAACTGCAAGTCCAGCTTACACATTAGATGTAGCTGGTACAGGAAGATTCGCAGGTAAATTAACTATTACTGGTAATAATGGCGAAACTGGTTTTGATACAGCAACAAATGACCAATATGCTGATATGAGAGTCATTAGAAATAGTACTTCTAGTCTTGATAAAGATATGTATATTCAAAACGGAGCAGGCGCGACAAGTACATTGCATATGTATTCAGATAATGTCGAAACAATGACGCTAAAAGCTGGTAAAGTAGGTATAAATAACACAAGTCCTAACGCACCATTACAATTAAGTAATGCGATTACAAATAGAAAAATTGTATTACATGACGTTAATAATAATGATCATGAATATTATGGTTTTGGTGTTAATGGATCTTCATTTAGGTATCAAGTGGATGTTGTAGGGTCAAGTCATGATTTTTATGCAGGTACATCAACTACTACTTCTCGACACTTGATGAGAATTAGAGGTGATGGATATATAGGTATTGGTACGACTAGTCCTATCGCATCACTAGATGTTAGAGGTGATATTGCAATTAGTGGTAAACTTACAATGTCTCCATCTGATAATTTTAGTTATTCTGGAAATAATGTAGGGCATTATTCCTTATCTTGGTTGATGGATCCAGCTGAAATTGGTGGTCCTATGGCCTATCTTTCAGGATATGCAGGTATAAGACTTTTTACAACTGGCACCCCACGATTAAATATTCTTAGTAATGGTAATGTAGGTATAAATAATGTAAGTCCAGCTTACACTTTAGATGTTGCTGGTACAGGAAGATTCACAAGTAATCTAGCTGTTATTGGTAATGTAGGTATTGGAACAGCTAGTCCATCTGGTATGTTGCATTTAAACAATGCTGCATTATTTACAAGTGCAGGAAATTTAACGTGTACAGGAGACGTTGTGTCATTTGGAAGTTTATCAGATCGACGTTTGAAAAAGAACATTGAAACAATTGAAACAGCAAAAGCACTTGATATAGTATCTAAATTAAGAGCTGTATCATTTGATTGGAAAGATGATATCTTTAATGAAGAAAAGAGAAATACTAGCGATTTAGGTTTTATAGCCCAAGAAGTTGAAGAATTAATTCCAGAAGCTGTATCAGAATATACACAAATTGAATCCGGAGAAGTTTATAAAAACATTAAACACGAACGTTTAGTTCCATATTTATTAAGTGCTATTCAATATCTATTAAGCAAACAAGCTTAAGCTTAACCAAAAAAGTAAAAAAGTTTAAAAGCTTAACCAAAAAAGTAAAAAAGTTTAAAAGCAAATTTAAAAGCAAATTTAAAAGCACCTTAATTATACATATTTTAATATATAATTAAACAATAACGCTCTCGTACCTTGCCTTTTACGAAGACTTTGGTAAAGGTACGTAGCTTTAAATGTTGATTTATATTCTTTCTAATTTTGATTAAACTTTTTTAAATTTAGATTTAAGTAAAGTTTTTTTCAATGGTAATATTATAATAAATATGTCTACAAACAATGTCAATATTGTTAATACGAATAATTGGTATCAAAAAATGACACTTTTGGCTGCTCAAAATGCTAGTAATATGGTTTTAAGTGGGACAAATCCAAGTACACAATTAGCATTGATAACAGCATCAAATGACGGTGCGCATTACTGTTATTCAAATTATCCTTTATCAAAAACAAATGGGTTTACAATGTCATTTCAATTTTATATAAGTGTAACTAATATCGCTTCTATTTGTGTATATTTTGGGGTAACTGATCCTACAGTATCTTTTGATCCAAATAGTGGTGTAGTTGGTCAATCTGGCGCAGTTGAATTAAGAATTGCTCCAGCTAGTCCAATTTTTCAATTATATACTAATTATGGAACTAATAGTGTAGTTGCTACAAGTAGTACTTCTGTAGCAACTGGTTCTTGGCAAACAGTTACTATAACATTTACTCCTAGTGCAACAGCTACATGGGTAGTTAATTATAATGGAACAAATGTGATAAGTTACAATGACACCTTGTTTACATCATTTACAAGCAATCAAAATACACTTTGGGGTATATACGGTGGTACTAGCAATGCAGTTACTGGATTAGTTCGAGCAGTTGATCTTAGTGTAAAACAAAGTATACCTATGAGTATACTAAAGAATACTTATAGTTTTTATCCAGAAGAATGTTTTATCAATAAATTAAGTACGCATTCGCAAAATAATGCCGCTGCTGCGTTTGGATTACGATTACTACGATCAGATTATCTCGGTGCTGTAATTAATATACGACGTGGTTCAGATAATGCAACTCTAGATTTTTATGCTGACTCTAAAGGTAATTTAGGATCAAATCTTTTCGGAAATGGTCAGACGTTACTTGCTTGGTTAGGAGGATCTATAGGATATATCACTAGAATGTATGATCAAACTGGTAATGGTCGTGATGTTATTCAATCTACAACTTCTGCACAACCTAAAATTGGAACACCGATACTTGACAGTATGTCAACTGCTGGAAAATCTGCAGCACGAGGCGCATATGCATTATATGATACAAATTCAACTTATACTGGAGCAACTATTAAATTAAGACGTAGCGCAGACAATGCTACAAGTGATTTTTACTCTGATGTATATGGAAATTTAAATAATTCATTGTCAGCTGACAATGCAGTTAATACATTGACAGCTAGAACAAGTAACTTGGCGTCTCAAGGTATAGCTTGGAGTCCAGAGCTTAATCTTTTTGCCGCAACAAATTATAATGGTGCAAATTTTACAACAAATGCCATACAAACCAGTCCAGATGGTATTACTTGGACTACAAGAACAACTCCAGGTATATCATTCTTATCTTATATAATATGGGCACCAGAACGTTCATTGTTTGTAGCAACAGCGTACCAATTTGGTACAAGTGGTGTATTAACAAGTCCTGATGGAATAAATTGGACTCAAAGAACTACACCAAATATAGCTGATGGAATAAGTGCGGGTTTACATGATCTTGCTTGGAGTAAAGAACTTTCACTTTTTGTTTGTGTTAATCAACGTAATACAGCAAATACAGCTTGGGTAATAACAAGTCCTGATGGTATTACATGGACACAAAGAACTACACCAAGTGGTAGTTTGTGGTCTGGTGTTTGTTGGTCACCTCAATTATACCTTTTTGTAGCTGTAAATAGAAATACAACAACTACTTCAGCTGTTGCTACAAGTCCAGATGGTATTACGTGGACAATTCGAACAACACCTTCTATATCTAGTATATCTAGAATAAGATGGAGCCCTGAATTAAATCTTTTAGTTGCAGTTGGTACCAATTCATGTATAACAAGTCCAGATGGAATTAATTGGACAAGTCGTTCAGTACCAGCCGGAAACTGGGAAGGTCTTGTATGGTGTTCTGAATTATCTATTTTTACTGCTACTAAAACAGATCTTAGTACAAATTGTATAATGACAAGTTCCGATGGTATTACTTGGACATCTCGTACAACTCCTAGTACACAATGTTGGGATATTGCTTGGAGTCCAAGTTTAAGTACTTTTGTTGCTGTAAATCCTTTAAGTACAACGTTAATTACAAGTGCTCAAGGTTTAATTGCAAATTCAACTTTTAGTTCTTGGATTGGATCTAGTACAGCTTACGTAGATACTTGGTATGATCAAAGTGGTAATAATTTTCACGCAACGCAATCGACAACAAGTTTTCAACCTATTTACAATGGTACATTAAAGTTAATTGATTCGCAAAATTCGAGTACACAGTTTTTGAATATTCCATCAGGGACAGTTCCTGTAGGTACAGTTAACGCACCTTACAGTTTTGTTGTTAAACATGGTTCATATAATAATGCAGATGGTTCATTTATAGGTTCTGGTATTTGGAGCAATAATCAAAGTAATGTTATTAGACTTCACTCTGGACAACCGAATGGATATGCTAATTATTGGTTTAATAATGATTTGACATTTGGAACAAATACTTCAGTTACTGGAAATACTGTAACTGTTACTTATAATGGTGCTCTTCAAAATGCATATATTAATAATACCTTGTCAGTTACAAATAGTAATCGTACAGGTGGTACTACAGCAGCAGCGCAACAGTATCTTTTTAGAGCTCCAGGCGGCGAATATCTTAATGGACAAATGTACAGTGTATTTATTTTTGGTAGTGCATTAAGTGACGCCGACAGAATGGCTTGTACATCAAACCCAACTGATTTAAATATAAAATATGATGGAAGTCAATGTTTAAATGGTGGAACAACGAATTGGCCATTGACAAATGGATTAAAGAATTATACTTATATTTTTAATGGTAGAATTGATGGAAATAATATTCCTCAAAGTATTATTCAAATGGGTCCATGGAATTCAAACAATACAGGATCTGCTCTTTATACATATCTTAATTCTTATGGTTTTGCTGGGTATGGTAATGATGCACTTAATATAGTAGCGTATACTCAATTTGTAAATAGAAAATGTGTTATGATGTGTAATCATAATTTAAATACAGGTAATATTGTTATTAATGATAATGGAACAATTTATACAGGAACAACAAGTAGTCCAAGTGCTTTAAATTTAACAAATGCATATTTTACAATTGGTGGGGTTATTCACAGCCCAAGCGCTGGTGCAGCATTCGTAGGAAATATCAACGAAATTATTATTTTTAAGAATACACTTACACCAAAAGAATCGCAAATTTATTTTACACCAAACGCAATTACGCGCAAGGCTTATAAAAGTCAACCAAGGTTACAAATAAAAGACGTCCCAAAGGACATTGGAGCCATATCAGCTGGTGCAGTTGTAGCACTTGATACTCAAATGCTAAGTTTGTCACCAGGTTCCCTTGTTACAAGTTGGAATGGATTTACAGGGTACAATGGTCCAGTTCTTAATGCTGCAACGTATAATTCTACAGGATTAGTATATGATATTCCACCATATGTTTCATTTGTTAATAATGGTATATCTGCAGGTTTAAGTACTGGTAAATATCTAGATGCTGGTAGTAAAACATTTAATGTTAATACAAACGGTGGGTTTACAGCAATTTGGTATGGTGCATTTACTGGATCTGTAAATGATAACGAACGTATATTTGATTTTGGTAATGGTCAAGCTAGTGATAATATACTAGCACTTAGAGCAGGATCAGGTACAAGTATTTACTTTTTTATGTTTAATGGAAGTGCGGACTATTCTATAGTTACAGGTTCAGGTGTTATAACCCAAAATGAATGGGCAGTATGGACATTTAGATATACTGCATCGAGTAGACAAATGGAAATTTTGAAAAATGGTGCTTTGCAAGCTATAGGAACAGCAGGTGCAGCTATTACAGATAAAACATTAACAAAAACTTGGATTGGAAGAAGTAATTGGACAGCATCTGCAGTAGATTATTACTCGAATATAAATACAGCTGGTTTTTATGTTTACGACAATTACCGTACAGACACTCAAATTGCATCAATTTCAAATCATTTGATGTACTCTACAACAGCTACTGTTCCAAGTGCTTTACCAGATTCAAATAACAAAATTGTTCGTTACGGTTCCGTATTATCACAAGGATTTCGAAATGGTCAAGCAATGTATTTTAACGGGCATGTAGATAGTTATCTAGATATTCAAGATATTCCCAATTGGCCATTAACATTTTGTTTTTGGTTTCGTAATACGTCAACTGCAGGTACTTCTCCAGCTACACTTTGTAGTCAAGATGGTGCTGGTAATGGTTCTGCTGGCTGGGGTATACAAGTGGATATATTCGAAAATGGTACTTCATTAGGTCCACATTATTCTACAAATGGGTCTACTTATACACCTATGACTCCATCGACGGTTTCTATAAATACTTGGTATCATGTTGCTTTTGTTGTTACACCAACAACTGTTGCTTATTATCTTAATGGAACACTTATTCAATCAGTTGCAGCTGTAGTATATAATACAAATAGACTTGTTATAGGAAAAAGTGGTGATAATGTAAGACCATTAAATGGATATATCCAGGATATCCGTGTATTTGACTACGCATTACGAGCTGATGAAATAACTGCGATGACTAATAGTGGAGGAGAAGAACGTACATTAACTAATTACAATACTCCTTCAAATTATCTTGTAAATATGTCAAATTGGTATTCTATTATGAATCTTTATAAAACTGGAAGTTATACAATTTATACGGCTGGTTCTGGTACAAATGTATTTTATCAATTAACATCTACTGTAGCTGATTCAAGTAATACAGTATTTAATTCTACAAGAATCCAAAATTACAATAGTTTCACTTGTTCATTTGAGATTCAAACTGATACGGCAAACGGTGACGGTTTTTATTTTTATTGTGGAGCTACTAGTTCTACTACTGTACCTACTGGTACAGCTGGCACCGCAGCAAATTCAAGTTATTACTTTTATTTTAAAACATCAGGAACAAAGGGAATTTATTTATTTAATGACCAAGGACAGCAATTAAGTTATTCACCAGTTTCTGCAACTATTTTAACTAGTGGAACTTATGTACCAATTACAATAGTTTATAATAGATCTACTAGGAATACTTGGACATTTAATGTAGCAAGTAGAGACGTTCTCGTTTATGACGATCCAAATAATACAAACTGGGTATCAAATATTGCAGGTGACATATGGGGTATTGGTGCAAGAACAACTTCTAATACAATGTATTGTTATATTCGTCGTTTAGAATTAGCTTATACACCTTTTGTTAATACAGTAAGTACTTCAGTTAACGCTCAAAATAATACGAAATTTCCACCTGGAGCAATGACTGCACCTTCTACTACATTTACAGGATCTTCCATTTTAGATGGTGTATATACTGCGACTCAAAGTTCTCCTGGGGAGGGGGGAGGTGTTGTAGCATATTATGCGTTTGATAATAATCCTAATAGCCACGCAGGTGAAATAACTGCATATAATTATAATACAGGTATTTATACTGGATCGAAAAGTACTATAGTGAAAAATTTAGTAACAAATGTTAATACAAGTTACAGTGGAGAATGGTTGCAAATTGGATTACCAAATGCTTTATCTTTAAATTCATTCGGATTAATGGGTAGACAAGACGCCAATTTAGTTTTAGAAAGAACACCTACTACATTTTATATAGCTGGAAGTAATGACGGTAGTACTTGGGATCTTTTACATACTACATCAGGGGCACAATTTACATTAGCTATGCAATATTTTACATGTAATGCTGGTAATACTAATAAATATAGTTATTTTAGATTAATAGCTAATAAAATAGGTAATTCAGGAGCAACTATTAGAAGAGAAAATGTAGCTATAGCCACTTGGGACCTTTATACGCAAATGAATACTGTAAATGCAAATGTTGTAGCAGTTCCTCCTTACTCTATGACAGCAGATACAACAACATTTGCTGGTAATTCCGTTTACGATGGTGCATATACTGTTACATCTAGCAATACACATTCTCATCCTGATATGGGTCCTAGATATACGATATTTAATAACGCTGGAGGTTATGGAAATATATGGAGTCCTGGTCAATATCACAATGGTTCGGGTGTTTATGTAGGATCTACGAGTACTACTGTAGCTGGAGTTGCACAAACTGGAGAATGGATACAATTAGAGTTACCTAATCCAATTGTACTTTATTCATTTTCTTTAAACTTTTGGTGGGTAAGTCAGAGTTATTGGTTAAAAAGTTTCATAATTGCTGCAAGTAATGACAACAGTACATGGACAAATATTTACGATAACACGAATGCAAGTTTTGTATATGGTACAGCTCAAACATTTGTGGTAACAGGATCTAGCAATGCTTACAAGTACTTTAGATTAATTGGAAGAAGTACATCTGGTATATATCAGTGTGAATGGTGGATATTAGATCAATGGAAATTGTATACAAATGCAAGTAACTTTAATTTAATGAAATTTCCTCCAGCTCCATTAACAGCAGACTCTCCAGTTACCTTTACAACATTAAATACAAACAATTGGTATAATATTGGTTTCATAAATAATTCTGGAGGTAGCTTTGTACCAATTATTAGTGGATCAGATCCATTAACACAATTACAATTAACAGATGGTAGAGCAGGTGTTGGTACAGGTTTTGCTTTTGCTAATCAACCTGTAATGAATTATGATTCATTTACATTAACATTTCAACTGTTTTGTAGTGGTAATGGTGACCATTTAATTCTTTATTTTGGAAGTGGTGGTTATCAGCAAGGATTTCTTTTTCAAGTTTATTCTTATGGAGGTATATCATTTAATGGTATACAGTCTCCAACGAATTGGTTTAATAATACTTGGAATAATATTAGAATAGAATACCTTAGAGGTCCTACAAATACTTGGACATTATTCTTTAATGAAACACAAATTATACAATACTCTGACCCAACTTGGTATAAAACACCTGGTAGTCAATGGGGATTTAGTACATTTAATGGCGCTGCTACTTTTGTTAGTTACATTAGACAATTGGAAATGACAATAGCTCCTGCAAGTATACCAGGAAATAGTATAGTTAGTGGGTCTTACATTGCATCTGCGAGTTCAAATTTTCCTGATTATATGTCACCATCATATGCCTTTAATGATAGTTTAAAGAATACAAGTATTGGTAGAATGTGGCACTCTGGTATAAATTATAGTTCTGGACCTTATACTGGAGCTGTTACTACAACTGTTTCTGGTACGAGTTACGCAGGTGACTATTTACAATTACAAACACCTAATCCTTTAGTATTACGTTCGTTTAGTATATACCCTAGACAAGATGGTGGTTTTTGGAGTACAAGATCTCCAAAGAACTTTGTTATGGCTGGAAGTAATGATAACAGTACATGGTATCTTTTACATACAGCGACAGGTGTATCTGATTGGACAGCTTCTGAAAAGTATTTTGTATGTAATGGAACCAGTGTTGCATCTAAATATAGTTATTTTAGATTAGTCGTAACGTCTCTTTTAAGTGGAGGTGATTCTCTTCAAATACAAAATTTAAATTTATATACTCCAATGACATTGAATAATTCTATCACTCCAGCAACACCAAAGGGCCTTTTAGATGGATTAACATGGAAATATTATGATGGATATTCTGATTATTTAGTATCTTATTATACAACAAATACATATAGAAATATTGGACGAACTACAGATACAACAAATTTGACTAAAATTACAAATGGGCAAGTAGAAGAAAATAGTGCTACGTATTTATTTTCAATTGAAATGTTTGGATACTTTAGAGCAACAGTTTCTGGAACATATACATTTAGTTTATCTAGTGATGATGGAAGTTTTCTATGGGTAGGGCAAAATGCACTGGTAGGATATACTACAAGTAATTTCAACATCGGAACACCTGCAGCTAATACACCTGCAACTTATTCAGTAACATTACTCGCTGGTACTTATTATCCAATAAGAATACATTATACTAAAAATTATTTAAGAAATGCGAATTTGACATTTAGTTTTACACCACCAGGTGGAACGCAAACTTCAAATGGTCAAGGATTCTTCTTTTCTGGTACAGGTATGGACGCAGCATTTCCACAGGAAAGTGCCAAGATTATTAAAGATCTTACTAATACAAATAAGGATGGTGTTTACTACATTCTAGTAAATGGTATATCTACACCAATTCATTGTTTGATGAATGACTGTTATGATGGTGGTGGTTGGATGTTGTTGATGAAAGGGACAAGAGGATCGACGTTTCAATATTCTTCAAATTACTGGTCAACAAAAAATACATTGAATGCTGGTGATCTTACACGTAACGACGCAGATGCAAAATATAATACATACAATTATAGTACTGTAAAGGACATTTTAGCAATATTTCCAGATATACCATCGACTAGTTATACAAATGTGTATGGTCAAAATGGTGGAAGTATATTTGTAGATGATGGTTGGACTTGGATGGTAAATAATTGGAACGAAACTTCAAGAACCACACCATTAACAGGATTTAACACAACTAGAATACCTCATCAAAATACTACAAATTGGATGCAAACATATGGTATAAATAATCCATTTAGATATAATGGATTTGGTGGTTGGTGTTCAAGACAAACTGGAGCTTACCAGCATGTATTTTACTCAACTAGTAATAATGCTAACGTAAGATGGGGATTTGTATTTAATAATGAAACAAATGATCTTGCTACTTGCGATGTATTTTGTGGTATAGGAATGGGGGGTCTTGCAAACCAAAGTGCTGGTGATTATAATGCTTATCCCCCCGGTTGGGCACCAGCAGGTATAAATAGAACAGCACGATTTGAAATGTATGGTCGATAAACTAAACTTTTTTAAAAAAAGTAACATTTTACCGAGCTGAAGCTCGTATTCAGTGAGGTATCAAAAAATTTAAAAGTTAAAAAAAAAAGTTTTATAAAAAATGTAAAAAAAATTATTTTTTTACATATTATACATTTTATCTAATTTACCATAAGGATGGTCGTAAATATTTTGGTAAACGTTTCGTCAATTTCTCTTTTATTTTCACAATAAGTTTTTGCAAGCTTTGTCGGATTGTAATTTTTTCTGTTTCTTTTGTTAAAGTACTAAATGAACCAGATGAACCAGATGAACGATGTGAACGATGTGAACCAGATGAACGATGTGAACGATGTGAACCAGGTGAACCAGGTGAACCAGGATCTTGATAATTTATAATTAATAATTTTCTGATATCTTCTAAAGATTTTTGTTCTAAATAATATTGATATCTTTCCAAAGTTGGAATAATTTGATTAATTTGTTTTGTCATACTGCCATCTTTATTTTCACTTTCGAGTCTTATAACTTCACTTGACCATTTGTCACAAGTTTCTTGTAACATAGTATACCATTGTTCAATATTTTCAGCCATTATTAATTAAAAAAAAATTATAAATTTTCATTTTTTATTTTTTATTTTTTATTTTTAGAAATAAAAAATGAATTAATTTTTTTGGTTGCTTTTTTATTAAAAAAGTAAATGTTGACAGCAATTATTGGATACAGTGCAGCTTTAGTTACTACATTTTGTTTAGTTCCACAATTATATAAAATTATTTTAGATAAAAATATAGAAGGTGTATCCGTATTAACATATGGGATTTTATTATCTGGGCAAATTTTATGGACTGTTTATGGATTGTTAGTAGATGATAAAATAGTTATATCTGCAAATTTAGTTAGTGGATTTTTGTCATCTTTAATTATAGTATTTTTTAATATATATAAAAGAAAAGAAGAACAAACAACAAATTTATTAAGATCTAATTTACCATTAAATACTTTACCGTCACAACCAATAATAATACCAAGGCCTACTGTAACGTTTACTAATTAAAATAAGCTTTTTAAAAAAAAGCTTTACCAAAAAATATAGAATTTAAAAAAAAGCTTTACCAAAAAATATAGAATTTAAAAAATAAGCTTTTTAAAAAAAAGCTTTACCAAAAAATATAGAATTTAAAAAATAAGCTTTTTAAAAAATAAGCTTTTTAAAAAAATTATTAAAATAAAAAAAAAAAGTTTTATAAAAAAATTATTAAAAGCTTTTTTATTTTTGGTAAAGCTTTTTTATAAAAAGCTTATTAAATTTCTTTTTTGAATTAATTCTGATCGAATTCTTTGTAAATTTTGATGAACGATTGGAATATCGCTAGTAAAATTATGTGTTTCTATACCTTTATAATACATGTTATAGCATTCTATACCATCTAAAAAAGTATTTACAAATTCTTTATTATGTAATTTTGATTTGGTAGTTGATCCAAGATACCAAGTTTTTGTATTTAAGAAATTGTTTTTATTATTCCAATCATAAATAGTAAAAATAACATTTGGTAAATCTCTTCGTATAAATCTCCATTCGTATTTAGATTTACCATGTCTTAAAATAGGTAATTCTCCTAATAAAGACCATAATTGATAAAAATGCATATCTATTTTTTTAATACATTTCATTTCATTTTTTATATAAGAAACGTGATTGTCAATGATAAATTGATTAAATTGATTGTTTGTATGTAAATCTGTATTTTTTAATATATTTACTAATTCATTAATCTCATCATTTTTATTAATCAATGTCATAATCAATATTAATAAAAATATATTTTTTTTCAATTTTTAGATTTAATAGAAAGAAGTGATGATGATTTAAAAGCAAAAAAGTCTTTTATACCAAACTTTTCATTTATTCCTTCTAATCTACTATTATCCTTATCAACTATAAAATTGTATGACTTGTCACTATTAACTTTTAAAAAATTTTGTACAATATCATCAATTGAATTATTACTTAAATTGACTAATGTATTATATTCTTCTAATTTTATTCCATTTGTATCTTCTTTCATTATAATATTGTATTTTTTATTATTTCCAATTTTGTATTTTTTATTATTTTCTACTATAACTAATATTGATACTTCTTCTTTACTATTATTTAAAAAACAGTAATTTTGTAAAATATTATATAAATTATCTTTATCTTGTTGATTTGTAATATTTTGTTTTTTATTAACCATAACAGTTTTACCAAATATTAATTTAATATAATCATTAGTTTGTTTATCATCAGTTTGTTTATCATCAGTTTGTTTTTTAGCATTTTTTTTTTTAGTTTTTTGTTTAGTAGTTTGTTTATCATCAGTTTGTTTATCATCAGTTTGTTTATCGTCAGTTTGTTTATCATCAGTTTGTTTATCATCAGGTTTTTCAAGTAAAATAGAAAAAATATATGAAAAATTTTTATAATATTTTATAATTTCCGTTGTAGAAAATGTTTTTATAATATCATCCAGTTTATCAATTTTACCAAATTTGCATTTTTTCTCATCTTCTAAATCCCAACCTTTAAAAATACGTGGATTATCATTCTTGTCCGTTAAAATAATGTCTTTTTTTTCTAAATTTGATTCTTTAAAATAACGTAAATGAATAGGATCTATATCTCGAGCAAAGTTGATATTGCGAGAAACAGTACCGTATTTAAATTGTCTATATGCTTGGTTAATATCGTCAAAATCTACAAAATGCGAATTTTTTAATAAATTTTTAGAATCTTTACTAGAAAAGGTCATGTTTTTCATAGCATTTAAAACCTCATTTTTATCACGTACTACTACTATTGTTATTATATTTTTAAAAACGTCTTTATATTTATCTTTATAAACATTTTTGATTTTTTCCAAATCAAATTTCTTACCCTTTCCACTATAATCTTTATAATTTTTAGATGAACATATGTAAATAGTTGAAGTATCTTTATTTACAAATGTTAAATCAGATATATCACCACTGTCTTTTAAGTTACTTTCACCAGATATACTGTGATTATCATTTATTGTAACTTCTCCAGTACCAAAATTATTTGTTGATATATAAGAATTTTTAAAAATATCATTACCAGAATCATCGTAAATTTTTATTAATTTTTTTGAACAAAATAATCTAAATATAGATTCAAGTGGTTCAAATTTTTGTTGAAATTCTAATGAATATTCTTTCATAAAATCATGAATCTTGTCATAATAATTTTCCCTTAAAAATGTTTCAAGACCTGAGAATGTAGTAATTTCTTTAAATATTTTTTTATTAGATGATCTTTGAGTATATTTTATATACCTCAACAATTTTTCCAAACATAGAATTTCGTCACTTATTTTAATATTCTTAAATAAAGAATTACATTTAGTATCGCTTATACTTACACTTACACTTCCACTTCCACCGTATTTACTTTCCATTTTATTTTTACTTTTTTCACATTTTTTTATTTCTGTATTATTATATTTTTTTGAACCAAGTTTATTATGAATATATAATACTTTATTTTTTTCATATATTATATATTCTCTTTTTTTATCATTTATAATCCAATATGGTATATCTTTATATTTATATGATTTAATATCATCAAAATACTTTAACAAATCATCTTTATTAATATCTAATTTTTGATCAATATTTATATCAAATTCGTTAATTTTCATTTAAATTAACAAATAAAAAAAATTATTAATAATTATATCAATTTATTTATAAAAATCTTTTTTAAAATATGAAAATAATCTCCAATCTATTCCAAAATTACCCCACATACATGTTTTTAATATTTCTTGAAATTCACTACTTAATAAATAATTTTTTAATTCCTTTCCTTCTTCTTTACTTGAAATTTCTATCGCCATCGCGTGTTGAGTCATACCGTATTCACCTCTGGTCATACCGTTTTCATCTTTAATAAAATCAATAATAACATCATTTAAACCAGATTCACCAAAAATAACTTTTGGAATGTTAAAATGTCCATTGTCATTTCTTGAACTATACTTATATCTAATACCTGAAATATTAGTAGAATGTATTAATGGATATTTAAACACGTCTGTTTTTGCACTACTAACCCAACTTTTACGAGTTTCGTAATTTGAACTACTATAAATAATAGGACATCTTTCATCACCTTCCTTAGCTAATAATGGTAATAATGATTCAAATTTATAATTTGGTAAAAAATCTAACGTATTTAAATTTATATTACTCGTAATTCCCAATTCATCTTTAATTTCAGTTGTATAATCATTATTTTCAGTTTTTTCTATTACATACCAGTCGTATCTTGTACCTGCTTTAAATGTATTTGATCCATCTTTAGAATTGTGTATTTCTAGATATAACATTGTGTTGTCTTTAGTCATTAATCTATATAAACCTTTGTTTTTTGATCTTTCAGAATCAGGTTTTCTCCATGCATTAGGATGGACATGAACCAAGTATCCTTTTTGATTTAACCATGTGTCTAAAGAAAGTTTTACGAATTTATTCCATAGTGAATCACCACCACCTCTTTTACCTGTAGCTTCCTGACTATTGTTAAAAGGTGGATTTCCAACAATTATATTAAATTGCTCTATACCAAATTCCTTAAACGTATTCATTTTTAATGTATCTCCTTCGTATATATTTAGTTCATTACCAAATAATTTTTTACATTCTTTTATATTTACATTATTTATTTCACTCATATATAACATATTTTTAATTATATGAGCTTTTCTTTCAATGTCATTTGGAAAACTAGTCTTTAAGTTTTCCATTAAGCGATAATATACAAATATCATAAAATTTCCAACACCAACAGCTGGATCAAACCATTTTAAATCTGGATTACTCCAAACTTTTTTAGGTAATTTGTCCAACATTTCTTCAATTAAAAATTCTGGAGTGAAAACTTCTCCATTGTTTTTTTTATTTTCAATATTTGGAGTTAATTTAAGTTTTAAGAATTCTCTAACTAATTCAAGATCATCAACGTTATATTTATCTATTCCTATATTTGTATCAATAGCATTAACGTTATATTTAGTATCCATTCCTATATTTATAACAATATTTTTTAACTTAATTTGTAACTTATTTTTATATTTTGGTTTAAAGGTATTTATAATAACTTCTGAATGTTTAAATATTTCTTTACATAATTCTACATTTACTGGACTAATTTCGCTCATAAATAACATTTTGCTAAGTATATGATCTTTGCGTTTGAATTCATTTGGTATTTTTATTTTAAGGCTATCCATCAATCTATTAAATATAACAATAATAAATATACCACGACCAACTGCTGGGTCAAACCATTTTAAATCTGGATCATCCCATACATAATTTGGTATTTTGTCCAACATTTCATTTACTAGTTGTATAGGTGTAGATATATCTGCCAAAGTTGTTCTATTTGTTTCAATGATAGAAACATAATCATTGATCGCTTCGTATATTTTTAATGGTTTTAATTTATTTTTGAAAAATTCTTTTAAATCAGCTATTGTATCGATTAATCCACTACCAATGACCGGAGTTTCAATTAATTTTACATAGTCCATTAATAATTTTTGTATGTCATTGTTATTAGTTTCTTCAAACCATCCTCTATTTATTTGATCTATAATATCATTATAAATTTTAACATTAGATTTTTCAAGTTCATTTAACATTTCAGATAATTTTAATTTTTTATCACCTTTATAAAATAATACAATTAATGGCAATATATAATCAACTATTTCTCTTAATCTCTGTAATTTTTCTTGATTAGTTATTTCATTTTTTGTTATATCTTTTACTTCTTGTGCTTCGGCTACATTATTTATCTGTAATCTTTTTATGCCTTTATTACTATATTCTTTTCCGTTTTTAATAGCCTTTTCTTGGGTGATATTTATGTTTTCTACTAAAGACAACATTTTTTCATCATCTTCATTAATATTTATGTGTTGTAGAATACTTTTTATTTGTTGATTTTTCAAGTATTCTTCGTATATCATCTTTATTAATGCTTGGTCACTTATTTCTTTTGTACCAAATACTGTTTCTATCCAATCTTCATTTCCAAATTCAAGTAAATTAGTTTCTATTATATATTTAACTGAATCTTTTACTGTTTCGTCTAAAGAAGATATTTTAACAGAATCAGCTATTTTACCAAGAGTTTCGAAAACTCTATGATAATTTGTATCTATGACAAAACCATATTTCTTATTAACTCCATCGGAACCACATCTAAACATTCTTTGTTGAGTCATATCTTTATTATTTGTACCTGAATCTGCCAATATAACTATATCACATGATTTTATAGTAACACCAATACTAGCTTGCATACCTAATAAAGCTATAACTCCCTTTTTTTTTGGTAGTATGTTATTTGTATTGTTTTTAATTATGTTTTCTAGAGATTTATTTATTATTTCCTTTGCATTATTTGTCTCGTAATCTTGATTATTTTCTTTATCGTTTTTATTATTTATAATCACGACTTCGAATTCGTCATTTACTTGATTTATTATATCTTTTAACGGTTGACTACGATCATTTACATTATCACTTGGTAAAAACATCATAATAGTAAGAGGATTTTCGTAAGTAAATCGTCTAGATTCGTTAACTATACAATAGTCATCTATTTGTTTAAACATTGAATTATCTTTTGCAAATAACATTATGGTAAATTTTTCTACAGGAACAGTATATTCAAATTTGTTATTCTTTGTTTTCAACAATGCGTTCATGGAAAATCCAGCAGGTATATTATTTGTATCAATTATGTCTTTATTACTTTCTACAAAAGTTTTTAAATCTGGTAGTAAATCCATCATAAATAATTTAATATCTGGTGCGTTTTTATATTGTTCAACAATCTTTTCAATTGTATATTCATTAAAAATTTTTTCAAATTCTTCACCGTGTTTTTCAAATAATCTAAGTTTCTTTGTCTCTGTATCAAATTCTAATGTTTTACACATGTATTCGTCATCTAGATCCCATAAAATATAGTTGTCAATAATTATGTTATAAGATTTTATAGGTTTATCATATGTAGCCGTAACCATAATATTATGACATGTATTAAATTTATATTCTGAATATATATCTTTAGCATTACCAGTAGTACCACCATGATGAACTTCATCAAAAAAAACTATTTTTAATGTAAATTGTTCATATAAATTTTTGAAAAAATCTACTTTTGATTTGTTTAATTTAGATTCTTCACTGTCTGTTGTATTAGTTTTTTTATCTTGGTATCCCAAGTATTGTTTACTAACTAAAATTATCAAATTTTTTTTATATTCTTTTTTGTTATCAAATTTTATTAATTCTTTACCAGTTAAATCAAGTAACTCGCACGACTCGAAATCTTTATATAACAATGCTTCTTTGTATTGTGTTTTAGTTTCGCCTGGAACAGGAGTTATTATTATATAGATATTATTAGATTCTGTAGATATTGTTAAATCTCTAGATATTATACCTGCCATAATGAAAGTTTTGCCAGACCTAGGTTTTTGTCCAAGTAAAATACGTTGAGATGTATTATTTTTCATTATCTCAGTTGCTTTTTCAATAGAAAATCTTTGATTCATATATAAACTTAAATATGGTAATTCTAATTTTGGATAAATGTTAAATTCTATTTTATTATGATTTTTCAAGCTTTTAAATTTTATATACGCTTCATTTAAATCATTCCAATCTATCTTGTAAGAATTTTTTAAAAAATCACGCATAGTACTACTACTATCTTTCATTCTATTAATCACTCTTTCTAATTCTAATTTATCTGGAATAACAACAATAGTTTTTAATTTGTATTTATTATTGTATTTATTTAAATAAACGTTATTAATTTGGTCAAGATCAAATTTACTATGAGGTTTACTAAAATTTTTAGATGAACATGCTATAATTGTTTTATTGTCTTTTGAAATAAACGTAAGATCGGATATATCACCTTTATCTTTTAAATTACTTTCTAAAAATTTCTTAAATGTGTCATCATTATTAATAATATGATCGATATTTGTTCCAGATGAATAATTTCCTGTAGATATATTAAAATCTAAAGATAAATTTGTTAAATTACTTTCATTTACATTTTCATTTTCATTTGCATTTACATTTTCATTTTCGTATTCTATTTTTATATTATCAAATAGTTTTAATGCTGCGAAAAGTCTAAATAAAGATTCTTGTGGTTCAAAAAGGTGATGGTAATTTATATTATATTTTTCAATAAATTCTGATATATTATCGTAATCATTTTTTTTTAAATGATCAAGTAAATGATTAAATGTACGATCTTTTATTACTAATTCCGGGTCAGTAGATTTAATACGATTTTCTTTAGCTTTTTTAATAGTATCTTCAAAATCAATTATCAATTCTGGTATTTTAAAGGATTTTGAATTAGTTAAACATTCTTGGACATCTAATAAAGTTTTTCTACAAAAATCCATTATTACAATGTAATAAATAAAAAAAATAATATAAAAACAGAATAATTGTTAAAAATGTGATAAACTACAGAATAATTGTGTTGTTTGTGTTGTTTTTGTATTTGATATAAATAAATGTAAAACCAGAAAAAAGAATCCATAGTCCAGAAGATATAATAAAATAATAGAAATTATCAAAACCTTGTGAATGTATAGATCCATATATATTTTTAATTAATCCAGATATTAAAATAACATTCCAAATAATAATAGCAAGAATATCTATTGAAATATCTTGATTTAATATTTTTCTAGAAGATGTACCCCAAGAATTATCATATATATTAATAATAGACCATAATTTTGCAGGAAATACTATACAAACATAAACTATTCCGTATAAAAAATATAAAAGATTTTCAGGATTTTTACTTAAAATATATCCATATATAGATTTTACTAGACCAATTCCTAATAATAATGTAGAACAAAATCCAAATTGAAAAATATTACCTACCCATAAAATATAAAGTAAATATCCTATTACTAAATAAGGATAAAAGAACATGTAAATTATATTAATGGTCATAAATATGCTATGTTTATCTACTATTCTCAAAGTCCAAAAGAATTCTCTAAAAGCAGATTTATTCCATCTAACTTGTTGTTTAAAAAATCTATAAATATTGTCTGGTGTTTCTGTTTCTGCAATAGAATTTTGTGTATAAATAACTTTTTTAGATGATTCCAATATTTTATTAGTTAAATGCCTATCATCACCATAAGTACATTTTTTTCCCAAGAAAGTTTGATTTTTCCATTCTTCAATAACTTTTTCTATTATATTTATATCATACATTCCAATTGGTCCTGATACGCAAAGAACTTCTCCAGTAAATGATTGGTATGCTCTTTCTAAATTAAATGCATACCAGTATCTTAAATGACTTAAAAATGTAATAAACGAATCGTATTTATTAAAAATAGATAAATTTCCACAAACAGATCCTATATTTTTATTTTTTTGGAAACATGTAATCATATTTTCAATACAATCTGGTTTTATAATAGTATCACTGTCTGTACAAAAGACATATTTTACATTTTTATTATACATTAAACTTGTAGAAAATCCTGTAAACATTGCAGTTCTTTTACCATTATGATTTTGAGATATGCATATTGATTTATTCTTTTCAAAATTAGAAAAGTGATTTGTAATAAAATCATTTTTATCAAAATCTTTTAATGAAATAACATAAGATTCTGTAAAAATATTATTAAATATATCAATCATGTATTTATCATCGTCATCATTACCATCAATAACAACTATAATTTTATTAATATTTTTTGAATTATAATAAGATACTTTTATTGATTCCAAGCATTTTTTAAAATATTCAGGTTTTTCTTTATATCCTACTATAATTATATTTACTAATTTACTTTCATTTCCATTTCCATTTCCATTTCCATTTTCATTTTTAGATTTAATAATATTATAACCTTTGTTATTTAAATATGCAAGAATAAATTGTACAATTAAGTAAACTGTTAAATAAACTGCATAAACACTAAATGAATAATTATCTAAATAATTATCTTTTTTGTTAAAAATTTTCCAATTCAAGATATATTGTAATATAATTGGTAATATTAATGTCACTATTACTATACAAATCCAGATTTTATATAATATAGATATAAATCCCATTTACTTGTACATATTTAAACTTTTATGTTTAAATAAGTTATTATATAAATTTAATTTTTTATTGAATTAAAATTCTAAAATGTATTTAATCATTTCTTGTATATTTGATTTATCAGAACGAAATGATTTATAAGGTAACTTGAATTCTTTTAATATCTCTATTAAATGGAGTGATATTTCGTTAGATTCGTGTTCATTATGAATTCTTCCTTCTATTTCATACGGAAATTCCTTATTTCTTTCTATAAAGATGTAGATATTATCAAATTCGTCTATTTTATTTAATATCATTTTTTCTGTTTTCTCTATATTAGATACATTGTCAGGATGGTAACGATTATAATAAATTCCTAAAAGTAATGGGGAATCTAAACATATATATTCTACTTTACCATTAACAGCTTTAATCATTTTGTATTGTTCCATTGTGACATTATATTGATTTGCAAGTTCGTCTAATCTATTTTGCCAGACAAGTGTTTTTGCATATTCTTGAACATATTCTGTTCGTTTATGCATCATTTTAAGTTCAGTAAATAACAAAGCTGCAATAATGGATTTACCGGAACTTGGTGATCCTACCAAGTTAATAATCTTTGTACGCATAAGTAAAGTAAATAAAAGTAAAGTAAAAGTAAAGTAATAAAAGTAAAAGTAAAGTTAAATTTAGTTTTTTTTAGTTACGTGATATTAATGCTTTAGTTCTACAAGGTATTTCATCTATTAAATATCTTATAATAGACATAATATAACCATAAATCGTAGTTTCCTTTGTTATAAGGATATATAAAATTTTATCGTCTAGATTTCTATGTTTTTTATATATAGATCCAAGGTCGTCGTTGATATTTAAAATACTACCATCTTCTAATCCTAGGGAAATATGTAAAAAATCTATAGAAATATTTGTTTTAACAATATCTTTTTTTTTATGTAATTCTTCTTTGATAATACCTATTAAATCTTTAACAGTGTGATCCATGTGTAAGAAAATTTCAAAACCAAATCTAATATTCCTAGGAAAGATTGGATCATGTTTAGCTAAAAGTAAAGTTAATTCTTTATCTACTGAATCAATTACAATAGGTATATTTCCGACTCCTTCTTTTCTAATTTTATTACTGAAATGTACTCTTTCATGTTCATTAGTAATTTTACGGTAATTAACAAATTCTTTACCGATAATACTACTTTTTAACATATATTATTAAATATAAAATAATAAATAGAATAAATAATTAATTACTATTAATAATGATTTTTTATTATTTTATATTTATTAAACGCGTTTTTGCGTTTTAATTTTTTCTAACGTAATAGTATACCAAAGTAAAAAATGTCAAGATTATTCTCAGATTTATTCTTTAATCAACCAATTTCCATCCTTGATTCCACAGCTAGTACTTTATCATCAGCTTCATTATTTTTATATGGAGGTGCTACTGTACAGGGAAATTCAAATCTTTTTACAACAAACATTTCTGGATTAACCACCATTGTCAACTCTGCTTCTAGTTCTAATACAAGTACTGGTGCTTTAGTTGTTTATGGAGGTGTTGGTATTGGTGAAAATTTACATGTAAATAACAATGCTATTATTTCCGGAGCTCTTACTGCTGGTTCATTTGCTGTAACTCAATTAACTGCATCTAATATTACAGTTGGTAATCTATTAGTAAATACTAAAATTACAGCTTCAAGTGTTTATGCTCCATTAGCAACTATTAGTAATGTTGTAAGTACTGACTTGAGCTCTGGTACATTTAATGTATCAAATGTAACTGCTGGATCTATTGCAGTTAATACTCAATTTAGTTCTGCAAATGTCTATGCTCCATTAGCAACTATTTCAAACATTGTTGCAACTGCTTTAAGCTCCGGTACTTTTAATGTTAGTAACGTTACTGCTGCTTCAGTTGCCGTTGATACTCAATTCAGTTCTGCTAACGTTTATGCTCCATTAGCAACTATTTCAAATATTGTTGCAACAGCTTTAAGCTCTGGATCATTTAACGTTACAAATGTAACTGCTGCTTCAGTTGCTGTTAACACTCAATTCAGTTCTGCAAATGTTTATGCTCCATTAGCAACTATTTCTAATATTGTAAGTACTGATTTAAGTTCAGGAACAATTAATGTTACTAATGTAACTGCTGCTTCAGTTGCTGTTAATACCACATTCAGTTCAGCAAATGTTTATGCTCCATTAGCAACTATTTCAAACATTGTTGCAACTGCTTTAAGCTCTGGTACTTTTAATGTTAGTAACGTTACTGCTGCTTCAGTTGCTGTTGATACTCAATTCTCTTCAGCAAATGTTTATGCTCCATTAGCAACTATTTCAAACATTGTTGCAACTGCTTTAAGCTCCGGATCATTTAACGTTACAAATGTAACTGCTGCTTCAGTTGCTGTTAATACTCAATTTAGTTCAGCAAATGTTTATGCTCCATTAGCAACTATCTCTAATGTTGTATCTACAGCTTTAAGTTCAGGATCAATTAATGTTACTAATGTAACTGCTGCTTCAGTTGCTGTTGATACAACATTCAGTTCAGCAAATGTTTATGCTCCATTAGCAACTATTTCAAACATTGTTGCAACAGCTTTAAGCTCTGGATCATTTAACGTTACAAATGTAACTGCTGCTTCAGTTGCTGTTAATACTCAATTTAGTTCTGCAAATGTTTATGCTCCATTAGCAACTATCTCTAATGTTGTATCTACAGCTTTAAGTTCAGGATCATTTAATGTTACTGATGTAACTGCTGCAAATACTTTTATCTCAAATTCTAATATTACTAATTCTACAGTTTCTAATATGGTATTAACTGCTGCTACTGTAGCAAATGTTGCTGGTAATACTCAATTTAATGATACTGTTAACTTTACAGTTGGATTCTCTTCAGCAAATGCAAAGATTACCAATTCAAGTGTTTCTAACATGGTTATTACAAATTCTAGTACAAGTTCACTTAATGCAGTTGATGTAACTGCAGGATCTGTTTCTGTTACTACTCAATTTAGTTCTGCTAACGTTTATGCTCCATTAGCAACTATCTCCAACATTGTAAGTACTACTCTTAGTGCTGGTACTTTTAATGTAACTGATATTACTGCAGGATCTATCTTTGTTGATACTCAATTTTCTGCTGGTAACATTCTTATTGGTAACTCTAGTATCGCAAACTTGTACAGTGTAGGTATTACTAACGGATCCATTTACTCTACATTTGGTTCATTCAATACTGTATCTACTTCTAAATTATCTGCTGATTTAATTTCTGCAGGAAACATGAATCTTTCAGGAGATCTTTATGTTGCTGGAACCATTACAACTGTTAATATTACAACTACTAACATGGTTGATACAAATATGACTTCTGGTATTGTATATATTTATAATACACTTTCTGCTATCGGAAATAGCAACACTGTTGGATCAATCTATACAACTGGAGGAAATGTTGGTGTAAACAACACTGCCCCAAGTTATACTGTTGATATTACTGGAGATCTTCGTGCTACAAATAGTATTACAACTTCTACATTACTTGCTTCAACTAGTGTAAGTTCTGGACAATTAAATGCTACTAATGCAACTATTACTAATGTTGTTGCTACTAATATGAGTTCTGGGTCATTTGCTGTAACAGACTTCTTGGCAACTAATATTACAGTTGGTACTCTTTTAGCAAATACTCAAATTTCTTCTGCAAATGTTTATGCTCCATTAGCAACTATCTCCAACATTGTTGCAACTGCTTTAAGTTCTGGATCATTCAATGTTACTAATGTAACTGCTGCAAGTATTTTTGTTAACACTCAATTTAGTTCTGCAAATATTTACGCTCCATTAGCAACTATCTCTAATGTTGTAAGTACTGCATCTTCAACTGGAACTTTCCATGTTACTGATGCAACTGCTGGATCTATCTTTGTTAACACTCAATTCTCTTCTGCAAATGTTTATGCTCCATTAGCAACTATCAGTAACATTGTAGCGACTGCATTAAGCTCTGGGTCATTTGATGTTACTAATGTAACTGCTGGGGGTGTATTTGTTAATACTCAATTTAGTTCTGCTAACGTTTATGCTCCATTAGCAACTATTAGTAACATTGTTGCGACTGCATTAAGCTCTGGATCATTTGATGTTACTAATGTAACTGCTGGGGGTATCTTTGTTAACACTCAATTTAGTTCTGCTAACGTTTATGCTCCATTAGCAACTATCTCCAATGTTGTAAGTACTGCTTTAAGCTCTGGAACCTTTAATGTTACTAATGTAACTGCTGGGGGTATCTTTGTTAACACTCAATTTAGTTCTGCTAACGTTTATGCTCCATTAGCAACTATCAGTAACGTTGTAAGTACTGCTTTAAGCTCTGGAACATTTAATGTTACTAATGTAACTGCAGGAGGTATATTTGTTGATACTCAATTCTCTTCTGCAAATGTTTACGCTCCATTAGCAACTATCAGTAACGTTGTAAGTACTGCTTTAAGCTCTGGAACATTTAATGTTACTAATGTAACTGCAGGAGGTATCTTTGTTAATACTCAATTCTCTTCTGCAAATGTTTATGCTCCATTAGCAACTATCAGTAACATTGTAAGTACTGCATTAAGCTCTGGATCATTTGATGTTACTAATGTAACTGCCGGAGGTATCTTTGTTAACACTCAATTCAGTTCTGCAAATGTTTATGCTCCATTAGCAACTATCTCTAATGTTGTAAGTACTGCATTAAGTTCTGGATCATTTAATGTTACTAACGTAACTGCTGCAAGTATCTTTGTTAATACTCAATTCTCTTCTGCAAATGTTTATGCTCCATTAGCAACTATCAGTAATGTTGTTTCTACTGCTTCTAGCACTGGAACTTTAAATGTTACTACCGGTATTACATCTGGGGCTGTTGCATTAATTGATGTTACAGATGCTTCGGGTATTGCTACTGGAGGATCTCTTACTGTATTAGGTGGTGCTGCTATTTCAAAGAAATTATATGTTGGAACTGATCTTTATGCAAATACTGTCAAGATTACTCCTTCATTAGGAGACATTGGTTCTGAAAGATCATTTACTGCTGGAAATAACATTTCTACTCCTGAAAATATTACCGATTTCTCATTCAACAATGCAATTACCAGAGCATTCTGTTCTATTATTTCCGTTGAAATTGTAAAGAGTGTTGGAAGCAACTTGTATGCTAACTTTGAACTAAAGGGTATTCAAAAGGGATCTTCATGGGTTCTTAATAGTTCTTATATTGGAGACTATACTGGTGTTGTATTCAGTATTTCAAGTACTGGACAAGTTGAATATACTAGTTCAAACCAATTGTTCTGGACAAGTACTACCATGAAATTTCGTGGTTATACTACAAGCGTCTAAATGTACCTTTTTATTAAAAAAGTAACCAAAAAAGATTTAAAAGTTTTATCAAAAAAACTTTAATTTTTAATAAATATTTTTAAAAAGTAATTGATATTACAAAAACTTTTTAAAAAGTAACAAAAAATGGTATTTATTATAGAATGTTTAATGTGTATTTGTGCTACCAAATCCTCCACTGCCACGTGACGTTGTTCTATGAGAATTTACTAAATCAAAGTAAATTGGTGATAAATCAGGTTGTACAAGTTGGGCATATCTTTCTCCTTTACGTATTTCAAATGGTTTAGATGAAGTATTATAAAATGGAATTTTTAAATTTCCAGTGTAACCACTGTCGATCAATCCGAAAGAGTTTCTCATTAATAAAGGTGTTTTAGAAATACTGGATCTTGGCATTAAAATATAACTGTTATATTTATAAAACCCACGTGTAAACCAATGCCAAATACAAGGATTAAATGATTTATTTTGACATTGAATTCCAAGATCAACTAAAACTGTTTCTCCTGGACTAATAGTTTGATCTTTAATTATATACAAGTCTAAACCACTATCACCTTCATGGAATGTTTTATGATTTTCATAAAAGTGAACATTTTTATTATCGACTACTTTGATTAAAAATTTTTTTAGCATTGTTTAATTTTATTTGTTATTATTCAAATTTTCAATTTTTAATTTTAAATAACACGTTTTTTAGTAAAAAGTTATTTTCTATGATATAATTAAGTTGTTTTATTATGTCAAAAAACATCATTAGTTTTCTTATATTAAATGGTATTACAACTAGTATAGTTACATTTATATGTGATTACTGTATAAACACATTCAGAGTTAAAAAAGAAAAAAATGACACTAAAATAGATATTTTAATTAAAAAGATAAATACATTAGAAAATTCTATTCAAGAATTGCAAGAATACGTAGAAGACATAGAATTTAAAATACATAGAAAAAATAACAAAGTAATAGAAAGTCATACAGAATTAAGTAGTAAATTAGAAAATTTTATAAATTGTAATTATGATGTGTACGATTAAAAGTTACGATTAATTCAAAAGTTATGATTTGTTAATATCATCTGCAATTTGTTTTAAATCATTTAAATCGATATAACTTAACAATAAATCTTGCAAGTAAAGTATAATTATTTTATTATTTTTATAAAAATCATATAATTCTATATAAATTAGATATAGATCAATTAAATATGGATTTTTATAAAAACAATCTATATTAGATGAATTTTTAAAACGTGAATAACTAAAATCAATTACACTAAATATTTCATTTTCATCTAAAAAAATATTATATAAATGTAAATTACCATGTATAAAATTTATCTTTTTAAACTTGTATACAAAACTAAATAAATTATTTAGTATATATTTAATATTAGTATCTTTTTTTTTTAGAAAAGTATATAGTGGTATTTTATCACTTGTTGAATAAATTATTTTCTGTTTTCCAGTAGATGATAATGGAACTATGTTTTTATCTATTAAATATAAATAGACATCGATTTCTCTGCGAAACATATTTTCATTTATAAAAAATTTTTCTATATTGTTATCATTATTTTTTTCATAAAAGCATAAATTTGTAGCTTTTTTATTATTATTATAAGAAATAGGATCTACTTTTTTAGAAATAGTTTCAAATATATTTTTATATTTTTTTTTATGCAAATTTTTTATCATTGTTAAAGTATCTTTTATATTTTTTAAAAAAGTTTACCGCTAAACTAAAGATACATATTTATTATATAATCAATGTCAGTTTCAGATTCAGATTCGTCATTCATATTATAGTAAGTGTAATTATTATAATTGATGATGGAATAGTAATCGTGATAATATTCTAAAGAAGATTTTCTTTTAGGTACAATTATAGTTTCTGGTGCTGGACTAATTTTTTTTTTAGATTTTTCTATTTTACTTAATTTATAAAATATATTATATTCCATTTAATATATTTTATTTTTTCATTTTATTTTCAATTATTTTATACTTAAATATACCTAAATTAATTTATAAAACTCAATGATATTTTATAATTAATTTACTAATGCTCTCCATTTAAAAGTAATAGAACTTGTATTTGGAAAATTAGGTGTAGTATATTGTATTTGTCCAAAATCAGTAATGTGAAATTGAATACCTGTATCGTCACCAACATATGTTTTTACAATTTCCCAACTAGTATCTTTATTAACACCTCTAATATGAAAGTTTGCATATAAATTTGATCCAACTGTTAATTTTATTTGTGCACAGAAATAAATATCAAAACTCCAAACAGAATTATCAAAAACAAGTCCTGTAATATTTGTAAACGTAGATTGATTATTTTGTGCAACAAAAGTAGTAGATGAAAATTTATCATATGGATGAGGAGTCATATCTGCACCATTTACATAAAGTTTAGTACCAACAATTAATTTCTTGGCAATACTTCCACCACCCAATGTAGTAAAAGTACCTCCTGAAGTAATACTTGTTGCATCTGTTTCATTAGAAATACTAATACCACCTGATAAAAGAACACTTGCTGTTGTAGAATTAATAGATGGTTGTGTAGAAACACTTATTGCTTTTGAAAAAGAAATTGGTAAATAATCTGTAAATGAAACATTTTGGGTAGGGTTATTTGCAGTAGAACCAAATTCGAATATATTAGATGTTTCATTAAAAATTAAACCAATGTATGGTTTATTATAAATAGATACTGAATCTCCTATAGAAGGATTTTGTGATGACCATTTACTTGAAATAGTAGCTATTTTAGTACTTCCATTATAACTTGTTATTTTTCTTACTTGATTAGAACTAAATCCTGAAACAATTTTAATCCAATTGCCGTTATAATAATCATTTAATGCACTTGCAGATATACTTAATTTAATTTGAACATTTGATATACCAGATTGGTCAGGTAATGTAAATAATGCTGGTTCTATATCATCAATAACATCACCTAATCCTGTATCGTTATCGTCTTGATAACGTTGAATAACAAATCCAGCATCACTTGATCCAGATGGTCCAGAATTTAATACTAAAACATTATCTTTGATAACTGTATTTGTACTTTCTATACTTGTAGTTGTACCATTAACTATAAGATTTCCATTAATTAATGTATTTCCAAATACATTTAAATTTCCAGAAATACCAACTCCTCCGGAAACACGTAAAGCTCCTGTACTAGAATTAATACTAGGTGTTGTAGAATGCATAAATATATCACCGCCAACGAATATATTTTTTAATATAGAAGCCCCTCCAGCAACCATTATACTACCACCATTTGATATAGAAATAGCTTCAGATGTGCATTGTATACTCATACCTCCATTTAAAATAACTGAAGCATTTTGAAAGGATGTACTTTCTGTACTATTGTTAAATATAATTTTTCCATCATTATTATTTATAACAATACTTTTTTCTATTTCATTACCAAGTGAATTATATCTACTAATAGAAAAATCATGTGATGTTCTAGCTTTATTTAACGAAAATCTTTTTACTAAAAATTCATCATAAAAATTAATCAATGATTCTATAAATTTTTGATTACCGTAATAATTTGATGTACCGTAAATATAATCTGAACCACCTATCCATACATCTTTTCCTATACTTGCTCCACCTGGAGTTAAAAAAGCACCACCATTTGATATATTTTGAGCATTTGCATCAGCTTGAACTACAATACCTCCGAATGTAATTAAAGAACCACTGCTTAAATTATCTGCATTCTCAGCAGCTGTTAATGTAAGATAAGCATAAGTACTTGAACTACTTCCACTACCATTTATAGAACCTCCAACATAAAGATCTCCACTAATAGAACCGCCTCCTAATACAGTTAATCCACCACCATTACCAATTCCAGAAGCATCTTCTCCTGAACCTATAGATAATCCACCACTAATTACAACAGCGCCTTCTAATGAAGAAGTAGATGGAGTCGTATTATAAAAGTGTGCAACACCGTCAACCATAATATTACCTCCTATTCCTACACCACCTTCTACAGTTAAACCACCTCCACATGTAGCAGAAATTGCACTATTTGTATTAGATATAGATAATCCACCACTAATTATAAAAGCACCAACTGAACCACTAATACTTTGAGTTGTGTTTGAAAATGTAACTACTTCATTTACATGTAATGTTCCATTTATATCTAAATTATAAAGTGGTGTGTCTATATTAATACCTACGTTACCAGATGTATGAATTAAAAGTTGATTAGGATTATCATCATTTGTATAAATTACAATACCTTTCTTTTTCCCAGAACCATTATTATTTGTAGATACTATATAATTTCCTTCTGTATTTTGATGTGAAATTTTAAAACATTCAAAATCATCAAGTGAATCATCTGTATTCAAACTATAAAGTGAAAATTGAAAAGGATATGAAATGATATTTCCTGTAGTGGAAAACATTTTAAATGAAGTATATTTATTTTCTGTATTTGATAATTGTAAAGAAGCAAAGGTAGAATTTGATAAAGATGTTAAATATGATCCATTTATATCAAGACCTGTTCCTATAATTAAATTTTTACGTATAGCTGCTCCACCTCCAATAGTTAAACATCCTCCATTTTCTGAATCAACAGCATCTTCGTCAGAACTAATACTTAATCCTCCATTTTTCAAAACAATAGCTCCTGTATTCTTATTAGATGATATAATATCTGAATAAAAATGTGTACTTCCATTATTTTTTAATAAAATTTGATTTATAATACCTGATTCTAATGATATATCATGAAAAAGACCACTTCCTGAAATTTGAGATGAAAAGACGTATTTATTATTATCATTATCCCACCCTATTTTTAAATATTCACTTGTACCGACGTCATTTGGTAAACCTACATTATATATACAAATATCATTGTTTTGTGTATTATTACCTAAATTTGTAAAAAAATTTATATTAGAATCATTATTAGAACTTTTAAATGATAAACTAAAATCATTTTTACCTCCGCCAATAATAGAATATTTTTGATCTTTTCCAGTAAAAATAATTTCATTTGTACCATTTATACAAAAGACTTCATTATTATCTGCATAAAAAACATGATTTCCAGATGTATTTGATGTTTTATAAAGTAATGAATTACCATTTGTATTTCCTATACAACTAAAATTACTATTATCTTCATAAAATACTAATTTACTGCTTTTATTTTCATTAGTAGTGTTGATATATATAGAATCACCTACAATTAATTTTTTATCTATACCTACTCCTCCAAGTGTAGTAAAAGATCCCCCATCAGTTGAAGAAATTGCATCCGTACTATTAGATATACTTAATCCACCTGATAAAACAAAAGAACCAGTACTTCCATTTGTTGATGGTATACTATTAGTTATATTTAATGGTAAACTAGAAATAATCTTGTCTGTATAAAAAGTAGTAGTATCAAAAATTTTTATATTACCTTCAGAATTAGTAATTAAAAGATCATCATTGTACATACTTAAAGAACTAAAACTAGTATCTGATAAATTTGATAAAGTTAATCCATCGGATCCATCTGATCCATTGTAACGAATATGAAAAGTATTAGCATGTATAGATTTAGCAACATTTATATTTTCTCCAACAGAAACACCACCAGCAACCGTTAATGCACCACCGTTAGATGCATTTTGAGAACTTGTTAGACAATCAATTGAAATACCCCCCTTAATATATAAAGCTCCTGTACTTGAATTAGTGCTTTCAGAAGTTATATTCATTGAAATATGTGAATCTAATACTTTAAAACGTATATTGACTCCATCTGGACTAATGTAAAATTGACTATTATCTAAAAATAATCTTTTTTCAGAAAGACCATTTATACCAAATATACTAGTTGAATTATCTAAAAATAGATTTTCTCCTACGAAAAGATTTTTCATTATACCAGCCCCACCACCTACTGTAAAAGCTCCTCCAGAAGTTGAACTTATAGAATTAAAAGTAGTATTTATACTTATACCTCCATTTGAAACTAAAGAACCTGTTAAAATACTATTACTTTCAAATGTATTACCAATAATAACATTTCCATCTTGTATTAATAAATTTTGTAAAGGTTCGACTGTAATTGTTTTTAAACGTATATTAGCCATTATTTATATATAAATATAATTTATTTTTGAATCAAACTTTAATGTGTGTTTTTATTAGATAATTATTTTTAATGTTTTTTAATGTTTTTTGATCTACTTTTTTTGTTTAATAAATAACATATTTCGTTCTATATAAAATAAAAATAAATATCGTTATCATAAAGGATGTTTGAACGACCTATTTTATTTTATAGCGAATATTGTATTCATTCAACAAATTTTATTAATGTATTAATTAAACACCAAGAACTATGTGATGCTTTTGTAAAAGTAAATATAGATGTAGATCTTAAAAGTAAAAAGAGACCTGAAATTTTTTATAATGTACAAAATGCATTAAATTATAAAATAGTAGAGGTTCCTACTATAATTTTATCTGGTGGAGAATATGTTTTAACTGGTGTAGAAGCATTTAAATGGTTAGAAGCACAAATAATAGAAGAAAATGTAGAAGAACTGACTGGTTTTAATCCTGTAGAAATGGGATCCTTTTCTGATAGTTATTCTTCTTATGGTAATATTGGTTTAAATGATGATGTAAGAGAACAGTGTTTTAAATTTATAGGTAAACCTGATATAAAAATAAATACACCAGAAGAGACTGGAGGGAATATATCAAGTGAAGAATATAATTTAAAACAACGAGAAAGAGAAAATTTTAATGTACCTAAATCAAATGATCCAATAAAATCACCACAAATAAATTTGGATAGAACTCTTTTTACGAATCGTGAAAATTTTGGAAATACTTCTCAAAAACAAAAAGAACTTGATACAAGGTATCAACAAATGTTAGCAGATAGACAATTATAAACAATTACAGACACGGACAATTATAGACACGGACAATTACAGACACGGACAATTTAAAAAAAGTAATTTAAAAAATAAGATTCATTATTCTAAAATGAATAATAATGAATCTGATAAATATGTAATGTTTTCTACTTTATGTGGTGTTTTATTGACTATAAGTGAATTACTACCATATATAAAAAATATAAAAAGTAATGGAATTATGCAATTTATAACAGAAACTTGTTTTACATTATTAAAAAAATCTAAACCTCATAATGATGGAGCAAATGATGTAAATGCAAGATTATTAGAAAATTTTGTAGATGAAAGATTTAATAGAAGTGATAACTTGCCGTATATTGACAGCGTCAGTAAAGGTGAAGAAGAAAATATGCGTTCTAATAGTGTAATTAATACAAATAAATGTATAAAAATACTTGCTGATAATATAACTATAACTTTTAATTCACCACAAGAAGTTAAAATAACTTGATATTATAAAAAAAACATAAAAAATGAAAAAAATGTAAAAAATAAATAATCATCGTCTTTAATAGAGCTATTTTTATAATAGTTTGTATTTGTTGGAAAACTATAACTTGTTTTTGTTGTAAAACTATCTTTTGTAATTTCTGTAGTTTTTGTTGTAAAACAAAAACTGTCTTCTACAAAGTTACTTTTTTGTTTATCATCACTACCACTACCACCAAAATAAGTTGTTCCATTAACTGTGCATTTATCATTAATTTCTACTTCTACTTCAAGTTCTTTAGTAAAAATAAGTGGTGCAAATAGTAAAAAAGTTTTCATTTAAAAATAATCTGTTTAATTTATTTTTAAATTATAAAATTTTCATTTTTTTTATTTATCAACATTTTTCTTTTATCAACCAGCATTTTAACATGTTACAAATTTATTTTTAACACTTGAGAACATGCCAGGATAAGATGGATCTTCATATCTATAATGAACATGACTTTCTAGAGTTTTTGCCATAAATGGTACCTTACCCTTTACTTTATATGAAGCTGGGCATAGAATTGTAAAGGTGACTGTACCTTTTTCATTTGTTTTAACCATTCCGCTACTACCAAATCCTTTATATGCTTCTTTAGGATCTTCAAAAATTTCATCTGACGGATTAGATGCCCAATAAATAACATTTACATTAGGAGGTAAATCTACAAGTTCTACATTAACTAATTTTCCAGTTGCTGTACTATTTTCATCTTTAGGAAATGGAATATAAGTAGGTGCTAAAAATGGTAAATAAAAATCTCTATTTCTCAAATAATAAAGACCAGATAAACCAATAGCGATACCTAAGAATGATAAGATAGTTTTATTAGTTGTAATTAAATTAAAAGCATTCTTTTTAAAAACATATATAAAAATGTAGTTAATTGCTCCAATAACAAGTAATGCTCTAGATAATATTTGTAAATAAATACTTTTATCCATATTACTAATAGAGGATAATGTATTAATCATTAGTGTTTTTTAATATATAATATTAATTTAATTATTTATAATTAATATTAAAAAAAATTTTTAAAGTTTTTTCATAGTAACCTTGTAAACTTTATCTCCATAAGTAAGCATACTAGACATAGCATTAACTCCAGGATAAATATTTAAAATAGTAGAAATTTTAGAGCATTCTTCTAAAACAGCTGATGTAAAAGCTTCTGATTTATCAGGAACTTCAGAATTGTTAATAATGGTTTGGTCAAAGTTATCAGTAAAAATTAATTCATAATCAAAGTCGAATGATGACATGTATATTATTTATATTATTACTAAATATAAAAAAATTTTAAAATAAATTTCTAATTAATTGTATATTCCCATTCGCATTCATTTACTACTCTTTTATTTTTTATAATATCTCTTATTTTTACATAAGTAATACCTGTTTTAATATTCAATTCAGTTATAGATTTATAAATTTTAATTTCTTTATTATGAATATTTGTACTTTTTATAGATTTGGCTTTTTTACTACTTTTTATTGGTAACGTATAATTTTCTAATAAAATTTTAGGACATTCTGTAATTCTCATAAAATACGCATTATCAAATGTGGATTTATTTTCTAATATTAGATTAATTTTATTATTACCAATTTTGTATAAAGTTCTCATTTCTCCAATACCAGTTAAAAATTGGAGAATTTGCGTTTGTTCTAAATTTACTTTTACAATATAATTATATTCTGGTTGGTTATTTTCAATTGTCTCTTTTATATTATTTACAATATTTGGATTTTGTTTATGTTCAACAAATAACCATCTAGATTCTTTATAAACGGTATTGTTTTTTATTGCCTTTTGTATAGATTGTTTATCATAATCATTATTTTCACGTAAAGCATAAATCATACTTGGATAAATTTTTTTAATAACATTTAAATTGTCTGGATCAATTTCTTGAATCTTTCTTCCACGAGAACCTTGGGTTGTGTTTGTTTGTAGGATATTGGTTGGTGATATTGTATTAATTGGTGGTAAGGTATTAATTGGTAAAGTTTCAGGTAAAGTGTTAGTTGAATTTTTAATTAAATTACTTTGTATATTTTTCAAGATTGTATTGTTTTCTTTTAATAAATCTAATAATTCTGAATTAACGATATGTTCATTCGATTCTTTCCAAAACATATACTTTTCATATTTATCTATTTCTTCTTTTACAGTTCTAACCAATTGATTATAATTAAATGTATCACTTAATTTGACAACTTCTTTTGAAATATGATTATTAATTTTTTCTTTATATAAATGTTGCCTAATAGTGACTAAAATATTTTGTTCAACTTCTCTATAATATTTGCATTCAAAAAAATCAGTAAAAGAACATTTTCCAAAAACATCTTTTAAATTATTTTTTCTTGCATTAATGTCGTTTGTAGATCCTATTTTTATTTTGTCATCATCAATTTCTGCTAAATAAATGCATTTCTTAGATTTAAATTTATCTATTAAAAACTTGTGTTTATCAAGTCTACTTTTTATTTGGTAATCTTTTTCTTTATTTTGTAATTCGTTATCTTTTTCTCTTATTAAAGCTTTTTGTTCTTGTACTAATGTTTTTTGTTCTTCTAGTTGATGCTGCAATTCTTTTGATTGATTAAAAATAATATCGTCTAATATATCACTTGTCCATTTACGAAATTTTTTAGCTATTTCTTTTTTACTACTATAAAGTAAACGATAAACACCTCTACTTGTTAAAAAAATAGTATCTTGAAGCGTACCTTGAGGGTCGTATACTTTCCTTACGACCCTCTCATCTTCATCATAATTTTGTATTGATTGTCTTATATTTAAAATATCCAATGTTTTAGCAACATCATTTGCTTTAAAACAATAAATTTTTTTATCGTCTATATTTTCTTCTAATATGGAAATTGGATTATTTTCAAATGCCTTAACAATACAATTATTATCAGTTTTAATTTCTTCAATCATAGGACGTATATTGTATACATCAGTAAGTAATTTTATTTTTAAATTAAAAATGCTTTAAACTATATTAAAAATTTTTTTATTGTATTATAATAAGCGCGTTCAAAATGAATAACAAGGAATTAACTTTATTATTAGATAATTTGCCTGTTGGTATTCTTCGTTTTGACACTGATAAAAATTGTATTTATGCTAATAAGTTTATAGTAACTTTATGCGGTATTGGTAATAAATGTCATAATACATTAAAAAAGCTAATTGAATTAATACATCCTGATGATAAAAAAAGAGAAATAGAAATTTGTCAAAATTTTTTATCTAAAAGGGAAGAATGTGAAAGTACATTTAGAATTTTTAATAAAAGTGCAAATGAATATAGATGGTACAATAATAAAAGAATATTTATAAAAAATAAAGAAATATTCATGTATACCATTCAAGATATTAATGATAATAAACTTTTAGAAATAAAATTGCGAGATGAGACCATGAAAGCAGAGGATGCTTACAATCACAAGTCTATTTTCTTGGCAAACATGAATCATGAACTACGTACACCACTGAATGGTATAATAGGCATGTTAACATTATTAGAAGATACTAAATTATCAAATGACCAGCAAGATTATATGTATATGATAAAGGAATGTTCATTAAATTTAATGACAATTATTAATGATATTTTAGATTATTCTAAATTAGAAGTTGGTAAAATAACATTGGATATAAAAACTATGAATTTACTTGAATGTATTGAATCTACAAATGATATTGTTTTATCAAAAATATATGAAAAATCATTAGATTATACATATAATATAGATCCAAATATAAATGAATTTATAGAAGGAGATTCAAATCGTTTAAAACAAGTTTTATTAAATTTAATTAGTAATTCTATTAAATTTACAGATAAAGGCAATGTGTTTTTGAATATTACAGAAATAGATAAAGATACGTTTACAAAATTAAAAAGATTACATTTAAATAATTTAAAAAATGATGAAATGTATGATTTATATATTCGTTTTGATATAACAGATACAGGATGTGGTATTCATAAATCAGAAAGAAAAAAGCTGTTTAAATCTTTTAGTCAAGTAAATAATCATGTAACTTCAAAAATATATCAAGGAACAGGATTAGGTTTAGCTATAAGTAAAGAACTTGTAGAATTAATGAATGGATTTATATGGTTAGATAAGAGTGAAGTAAATAATGGTTCGATATTTTCATTTGTTGTACCTACAAAAAAATGTTTAGAAGAATCTACTCTTTCTGATACAACATCTGATAATGTATTAAAAGGCGCAAATGTATTAATTGTTGACGATGTTTTGCATAATAGATTATCTTTAACTACCATGGTTACAAAATGGGGCATGAAACCATATTGTTTTAGTAATAGTGAAGAAGCTTTGCATTTTACTCGTTTAACACCATTTGATATAGGTATTATTGATATATGTATGCCAAAAATAGATGGATATCTTTTTGCTCAAAAATTAAGAGAACAAGAAGAATATGATAACAAGACATTTCCGTTAATAGCATTGTCTTCTTTAGGTGATAAAGAAATATCTAAATCTAAATTTTTCAAGACGCATTTAATAAAGCCTGTAAAAGAATCTCGCTTAAAAAAGATTTGTAAAAATTTTTTACATGAAAGAATTGACATTAAAAATGAATGTAATACAGATAAATCAGAAACTCAATTTGTACAAACTTCATCACATGTATCCTTAGATACATATATAGATAGGAATCATTTGTCTGGTTTAAAAGATAACATAAGAATTTTAATAGCTGAAGATGTATATATTAATCAAAAAGTAATTGTAAGTTTTTTAAACAAGCTTGGATTTTCAAATGTAGAAATTGTAGATAATGGTAAAAAATGTTTAGATCTAGCTTTAGAAAATAGTTATGATATTATTATTTTAGATATCAAAATGCCTATAATGACAGGTGATATGGTACTATTAGAAATCATAAAAGAATATAAAATTAAAGAAAAAACAATACCTTATATTATAGCAGTTACAGCATATTGTTTACGAGAAGATAAAGAAAAATATTTGAAAATTGGTTTTAATGATTATATATCTAAACCTATATCTATGAATGACTTGAAAAAAAGTTTAAATACATATATAGAATCTTTGTTAAAAAACTAGCTTAGCTTTTTTTGTTTAATATTTTTGGTAAAGCTTTTTTTTTAAAGCTTAGTTTAGATCATATTATATATGTTTTCATTATTACCTATATGAATTTGTGACAACTTTTTATATAAAATTGAAAAATCTAAAGTATCTTCTGGATCATTTTTAACAATATAATCAAATTGATCATCTTTGATATCATCTAAATCACATTCAGAAATATGATTACTTAAAATATCATATATATTTTTATCTCCGTTAGATTCTTGTAAAAGTCTTTGATGATTTCTTTTAGGTGCATGTATTCTTATTAAAACTGTATTTTTTTGTGATTTAAACCATTCTAATTCATTCTTAAATCGTATGTCGCATGTTGTAATTGCTTTAACTCCTCGTCCTTGTAAAATTTGTATCCAATTTTGATAATATTTAATCCAAATATCTTTTCCAAATACATCTCTACCAAATTCTGTACCTTCTTTTTGTAAGAGTTGTCTTGTTGTTTCATTTTTTTTAATAAACACATCTTCGTATGAAATACCTTCTTTAGTCATGACATTTACTTTAATTTGATCTGCAAGAGAAACTTGTAATGTTTTTAATTTTAGTTTATTTTCTAAAAATGGAATAAAATAATGTTCGGTAATAAAATCTTTACCACATCCCATTTTTGACGAAATACCTATAATCATTGTTTTGTTCATTTAATTAAAACAAGTTTTAATTAAAATTAAATTTTTTAATTATTGTTGTAATTTGTAATAGAGTCTTCTAATATTTCTTTTACAAGCGATACATCTATTTGAATTTTTTTTAAATAATTTTTAAATTCTGTACTATACACATTTTCAGCTTTATGTAATAATCCTGTAGTATGATCTAATAAAACTGTACATCCAGAAAATATTTTTAATATTTTTAAATATTTATCTGTTAATATATCATATTTAATTTTTGGAACAGTTGTTCTTAACATTCTCTCATAACGTTCTTTCATATCTTGCATACTTTGTATAATAACATTTTCTCTAAATTCTTCTACCAAATTTGAATGTTCAGTGATTAATTCATTATGTTTATTTTCCAATTTGATAAAATTTTCATATAAATCATTGTACTCTTCCTTATCACTTGGTTCCATTTATTATAATAAATTAAAAAATATTTCCACTTAAAGCTATTCAATTTTAATTAAAAATATTTATATTATAATTTTTATTATATGTTATATTTAATTCTTTAGCTTTTTCATTATAAGCTTTACCTGCATCAATTTCAGTTTCAAAAACTCCCAATCGTATAACTTTTTTGTTTAATATAATTTGTGAATTAAATTTTCCATTTTTACGTTTTACAACACCTACATATATACTAGACTTATTATCTACTAGACTAGATTTCAATTCGTTATATATATTTTTTTCAATAGTTACATAATTTTCAATCTCGTTTAATGTATAATTCGTATCATAATTATTGTTAAAATACAAAGCTTGTTGATTATACATTTTAGCACATTCTAATTCGTTAACGTGATGTCCTAAATTAATATGTTTTAGTTTAAATCTCATTGATGTTACAAAATGTTGTCTAGTATTATCATAATGCACACCGATATATTTTGAAGATTTTTTTTCTAATACTAATTTTTTATTATCATCTGGAATATTTCTTGGATTTGGAATATAATCATCAATTTTATTTAATATATAATTTGTATTACAATTTGTATTTAGATAACTTGCATAATCATTATAAGCTTTAGCTCCATCCAATTCTGTATTGTAATAACCTAAAAAATAAGACTTGTAATCTTTTACAAGTTCAGATCTCCATTTATTTCTTTTTTTCTCCCAAAAAACTCCATTGTAAAGTCCAATTTTTTCTTTTTCTGAAATTTCATTCTCAATTTCTTGTTCTAACACATTCTTTGTTTCTTCATTATTTATATCAATAAAATTATCATAATTTCTATACTGTTTTATAAATTCTAAACATTTAACGATAGTATTTATAGCATTTTCTAATTCCATTTCATTTTTAAAAAAAAACCACTCTGCACGTTTTTTAATTCTATATGGCTTTAACATTAATTGTATGGTTTTTTCAGCAGATTCCATATCGACTGTTTCAAATTGTCTATCAATTAATAAACTAGTTTCACTTGAACTTACATTTAAACCGCTAATACGGTCTATCGGGTTTTTAGATTTACCAATTTTATATCTACCAAATTTAGCAGTTTCTTTTATAATATAAATATATCCAGATTCTCTAAAAAACCCTTCTGTTTCTGGTTTACTTTCCAATATTTCTATTTTTTCTTTTTGTTCTTCTAATAATTTTTGCTGTTCTTCTAGTTGACGTTTTAATTCTGTTGATTGATTAAAAATTATATCATCTAATATATCACTTGCCCATTTACGAAATTTTTTTGCTATTTCCTTTTTACTATTGTAAAGTAAACGATAAACTCCCCTACTTGTTAAAAATATAGTATCTTGTTCGCACCCACGTAGGTCGTAAGCTTTCCTTACGACCTGTTCATCTTCATCATAATGTTGTATTGATACACGAATATTACTTAAATTTAAAGCTTTTCCTATATCGGATGCTTTAAAATAATATACCCGTTTATTATCAATATCTTCTTCTAATATAGATATTGGATTATTTTCAAATGCTTTAACTATACAATTATTATCTGTTTTAATTTCCTCTATCATTACGTTGTAAGGTGTTATAACATTATATAAAAGTTTATTTTTAAATTAAAAACGCATTTATTTAAAAACAAATGATATGATGTAAGGATTGCGTACTTTATTATTCCCATTCTAATTTGTCATCTTTATAATTTTTAGATTTGTACAAGTTGTAAAACATTTTTTTAAGTGCAGAATAGTGAGGTTTTTCGTCAAAATCCAGATTTTTTACATATTTTAAAAAAATAGTAAATTCTTTAGGCATTCCAGAACAAAGGTCTTCTATAGAAGTTTTACTCTTTTTCTCACCAATTAGTTCATAACGTCTGTTTTTATCCTTGTGTTTTATTCCTTGCCATGGTAATTTTTCTTTATAAAGATAAACAAGTAAATATCCGATTGATTCGAGATCATCTTTTCTCGACTGTTCATGGCCTATATGTGAAGAAATACTTGAATATCTAGCAGTTCCACAAAACTTTTTATTTTCACAAAATGGTATATGACAACCATTTTTTTTAATATATTTTTTAGCTAATCCAAAATCTATACAGTATAATTTAGTTGGATCTGTATGACCTAATACGAAATTATCAGGTTTAATATCTCTATGTATAAATCCCTTACTATGTATATGTTTTAGAACAGATATCATAGAAATAGCTAATGATATAATTGTCTGCATATTAAATCTTTTATGTTTATTTAAAAGTTCCTCTAAAGACGACCCTAATAAATCCATTACGATAATTTTTCTATCATTGTATTTTATTATTTTCATTTCAGCTATCCCATTTTCTCTATCTGAAATATGTTTATATACTTTTGCTTCCTCTAATAAAGAATGAAGTCCATCTCTTTCATCGTTTAAAATTGGTATTTTTAAAGCGACTAGTTCGCCAGTTTTCTTATTCTTTGCTTCAAAAACATCTCCAAATGATCCTGAATTTATATATTTAGTAACTGTATAACGATTAATATCAGTTCCTATTAATTTATGAACTTTTTCCAATTCTTTTTTATTCATCTATTAAAAATTTGATATATACAGATAAAAAAGGAAATGGATAAGAACCCACTAATTTAAATAATTAATTATATATTTATTTAATTTTTTCTTGTAGATTCTCTATTTTGATATTTAAATTGATATAGCGTAAATGAATGTATTTGCAATAAATAAAGTCGGTTGCATAATATTAAATGCTTGTCCAGAACCATTATTGTCAACTGTAATACCAGTAGTAGAAGATGCTGTAGTTACGTTTAAATCTGTTTGATCAGCGGCAACTTCTCCTGGAAGTGCAGAGACAGTTTGATCATTTGTATTATTTGTATAACTATGAGAGTGACCTGGATCTGTTATTCCATGATTATGTGATGGCATTTGATTAATTGTCATAGTATGTGTTTCAGAACCAGCATAAGTACCCATAGTTCTATTTGTTAATCCACTACCAGTACCAATATTACCAGGAACTCTTCCTCTCAAGTCAGGTAAGTTGAATGTAGTTCCACTTGCACTTCCAAATGAAGTTCCTATCATATTAAATAATCTTGGATAATCTTCTCTATTCAAGCTTCTTCCATCGCAAAGTACCCATCCATTGTGATCATTTAGTGCAACTGATTGTTTAATATCACCAATTTTTTGAGGTCTGATAAATGACCAATCGTTAATATCTTTGTTATATAATTTTAAAGCCCCGTATTCTTTATAATTTGATCTACTTTGCATTATACTATACACCAAGATTTTATTTTTTTTGAACGCACTAAATAAATATATAAAAATAAATATGAAAAATAAATATAAAATTATATATAAACAAAGGATATTATATAATTTTTATGTAAAAATAAACTTTAATTTTTATATAATGTTTAAGTTACGTTGTGTGCGAGTTTAGATAAGAAAACTATGAACGGCTGCACTTTGTATAACGTTTGATGAATAATCACTTGAGATAGTATAATCTGATGAGCTACTTGAGCTAGAGCTACTTGAGCTACTTGAAGAGCTACTTGAGCTGCTTGAGCTACTTGAGCTACTTGAGCTACTTGAGCTACTTGAGCTACTTGAACTACTTGAGCTACTTGATGGTGATTTTTTAACTTTCTTTTTCTTATTCTTTTTTTTTATGTTGTTTTTTATTATCGGCATTTGAATTGGTGGGTTATTTGACATTTTTTTTTATACTATTAAACAATAAAAAAAATTTTCGTAATTTATGTTTTTTATGTTAAAAATAAATAAATCAACTATCGTGGTATATATAAGATCTAGGTTGTCTGCAATTAAAATGTTTAAAGTATTTTAAAGTTGTTATGCATTGTAAAGTTGTTATGTATTAAAGTTGTAAAGTTGTTATGTATTATTATGTATTATTTTATGAGCTAGAGCTACTTGAGCTGCTAGAGCTAGAGCTGCTTGAACTAGAGCTACCTGAACTAGAGCTACTACTTGATCTACGGCTACTTGAACTAGATTTATTTGAAATTTCTATTTCTACTTCTACTTCTATTTTTTTATCGTTTTCTTTTATTTGCGGTTTATCTGTCATTTTTTTGGTTTTGTTTTTGGTTTTATACTATTATAAAATAAAAAACAAATATACAATTCGTGTTTTTTAAATAAAATAAATAAATCAGGTATTATAACCATTATAAATGATAATGTGTAGAATCTGAGCGACATGTACTACAAGTACTTGTATAACTATCTGTATAACTATCTGTATAACTATCTGTATCTGTATAACTATCAGAATCTTGATCCAAGTCTTGTCCAACATTATAAATTTCTTTAATTCTTTGATTTTTTTGTAATTCTTTCTTTTTTATAATATCATTTTGGTTACCAATGTCATTTGGGGTGTCAATGTCATTTGGGATGTCAATGTCATTTGGAGTGTCAATGTCATTTGGAGTGTCAATGTCATTTGGATATTCTTTTTTAGTAATTTGATTTTCTCTAATATTATTTTTATTATCAATGACAATTTCTTCTTTTTTGTTTAATTTAGATTCTTTATTCATATTATTAGTTATATATAGTAATAATAAAAAAATTATTAGTATATAGTGTTTTTAATAGTTAAAATAAACATTATAGGTAATGTGTTTATATTTTTTAATTATTCTTTTAATTTTTTGAGTAATTCTTCCAAGTCAATTTTCCAAAGTTCTTCTGGTGTTTTTGATTGTATAAATAACAAACTTTTCTGTTTTGATTCGCAATTTCTATTTAATTCTTGTATTTTTTCAAGAGTCAATGAATAAATAGGTAGTTTCAACAAGTAATCATAACTCGAATCGTCTTTTGGATAATTTCCATTTTCTAAAGATTTTATTATAAAATCTTTTGATTTATTATTAATTTGAAGAATACCATTTATATATTCTTTTATAAATCTAGCTTTTGAATCTAATAATAATAATTCTTTTTCTAATTTTTCTGTAATGTAAATCTTACGTTTTTCATAATAGTCTATTCTAATATCATAAAAGCATCCTAGTATATCTAATGGAGAATTATATTTTGTCAAGATAAGATTTTCATTAAAGAGATACATATTATTTGTACTAAATGATTTTGTCAATTTTAATTCTTTTTCAACTGTTCCAGATTTAATAAGATGTTCTAAATCACTTTCGTTTTTAAATTCTATTATAAAAATAATATCATCATTTTCATCCTTTGTTTTATTTTGTACATCTTTTAATTCAAACTTTTTCTTTTTTTCTTTTACATCATTCTTTTTATAAGATCCTACTTTTTCAACAAAAGATTCTAATAATTCTTTATAATTTGTAACTCCTGTCCCAACAGGTATTTCTGTAACTTTGATTTGTTTATCAGATATACGTTCCCATTTACCTTTTGTAATATATGTTCCAGGAATATCACATTCCTCTATAGTTCCATGAAAACCTTTAAAATATGGTTTCATAGGTAATGGTTTGAAATTCTCATTATCTATCATATTTATTAGATTATGAATAATTTCCTTTGGATTATAACTAGGTATATAAGTTGAATAACCAGTACCAATACCTTCACAGCCATTTACTAATACCATTGGGATAATAGGTAAATACCACTCTGGTTCAATTTGCATACCATCATCATTTAAAAAATCTAATAGTGGTGTATCATCTGGGTTAAATAATGTCTGTGTCATATCTGAAAGTCTTGTAAAAATATATCTTGGACTAGCTGCATCTTTTCCAGCTTGTAAACGACTACCAAAATTACCATCTGGATATAACAAGTTAATATTATTAGTTCCTACAAAATCTTGAGCTAAATTAACAATTGCTCCTTGTAAAGAAGCTTCGCCATGATGATAAGAAGTTTCAGCAGAAACATATCCTGATAATTGTGCAACTTTAATAAGATCAGTTTTGTTTCTTTTTAACATGTAATATAAAATTTTTCTTTGACTCGGTTTTAATCCGTCACATAAACTTGGAATAGATCGTAAATTATCATATATAGAAAAATGAATAAGTTCTTTGTTAATAAGATCTTGATAACTAACACGGTTTTCTTTTATATTAATATAAATAGATTTATCATAATTTGATAACCATGTTTTACGTTTATCTGTACATTTAATAACAGAATTACTATTTGTAGTTGATTCATCTATACTTGTAGATAAATTATTTTTAATATTTTTATCTTTTTGAAATGCTAAAAGAATAGATTCATCGCATAAATTATCTTTGTAATAATAATCTACTTGAAGTTTTTGTAAACGTCCAAAAATATCTTTTGCATCTTCTTTTTTAGAAGTACCAAGACCCTTAAAATATTTAATTTGATAACTACCCAAGTTAGGCTGACTACCATTTAACCCCCCAGATTCTTTCCATTTAATATAATCTTGTTCTGTAAAAAATTCAATTACATTTTTACTTTTAATAGCTTTGACAATAGGTGTTCGTAATGTTTGGATATAATCTAATTTCATAAGACTTGGCCACCAACAATGGAAAAGATTAACGATAAGACTTTTAATATGAGAACCATCTACATCTGAATCTGTAAGTAACATTATCTTGCCATATCTTAATTCAGAAGTATCTTTATAAACACGGTCTTGTTTTAATCCTAAAATTTGTTTAAGATTATTTATTTCTTCATTTCCTATTAATTGTGAAATAGTTGCATCTCTAATATTCAAAACTTTTCCACGTAATGGAAAAGCTCCATAACGTTCTGGTCCAACTACTGATCTTCCCCACATTGCAAATGTTTTAGCCGAATCTCCTTCTGTTAAGATAAGAGTACATTGATTTGATTTAGCAGTTCCTGCCCAAAGAGCATCTTCAAGTTTTGGTATAAATACTTTATTTGCCTTTTTACCGTCTGTTTGTTTACTTAATGAAGCAGTTTCTTTAAGTTTACAAAATTCTACGATTTCTTCTGTAATGGAACTTTTATAAATTTTATTTATAAATTGATCACTGACAGTTACATTACATCCGAAATCTTTTGATTGTGTAGTTAATTGTTCTTTTGTTTGACTATTAAAAGATGGATTTGCAACTGTTGCTCTTAAAAATAAGAATAATTTGTCTTTTATAAAGTTTGGTTTTAATTCTTTAAGTTTTTTCTTTTCTTCCAACATTTTTTTTAATTTGTTAATAATTTGATAAAGTATATAATCAACATGTTTTCCACCATTGATTGTAGAGTTTCCATTTACAAAAGAAACTTGTTCAAATGTATTATATGGAACGATTGCATATTCCCAGATATATTCTACAAGTTCACCACTTTTTGTTTTAATCTTTTCAATATGAGATTCACTAATTACTTTTTCATCTTCAAAAAAGTATTTTGTATAATCGTTTAATCCTTTACCGCGTAACTTTTCACCATTTAAATAAATCTGAACATTTTCATTTGTACATGCAATGCAGTCAATTACACGTTTTCTAATAAGTAAAACTATATCGTCATCTAATCCTGACATTTCAAATCTTGCGTAATCTGGTATAAATGAGATTTTTGTATAACTTTTACTTGAATTTGTTGTAATTTTTGCTTTTGTACGTTCTGTCATATTTTCACTAAATTCTTGATAAAATTTCTTTTTACGTTCGCTATCTATAGTTTCTACAATAAATCGTTTTGAATACACTGAAACAATTTTTGACCCAAGACCATTCGTCCCAGCTCCAGTTCTAGTTGACGAATCGTCATAATTACTACCTGAAAGAAGATTTCCGAAAATAAGTTCTGGTATATACATATTATGTTCTTTATGAAGTTCTACTGGAATACCTGTTCCATTATTAGTTACACTTATCTCACCAGTTGTAACGTCATAGTCAACTTTAATAATAGTAACAGTTTTGTCACGTGTAGAATGATCAGTGGCATTTGTAAGAATTTCATCAAAAATTTTCATAAAACCTGGACTATATTCGATCATCTTTTTTTCCATTTTAATTTTTTTATCATTTGTATCTTTTGCAATCCACAATTCTTCCATTTGTTTTTTAACACTGCCAATATACATACCACCACGGTGCAATATATGCTCTCTTTGTGTTAACTTTTTATAAGTTTCTTCAAGTGTTTTTTTCGTCATAGTTATTTTGTGTATATTTATGTTAAAATTCAATTATTTATTTTTTTTATATTTTGCTCTTTTTTCGTAAATTATTAGTAATTAATTTTATTTATTATATTAAGTAAGAGACAATTCATAATGCCTAAACATCTAGTGAATAACAGAATTGATTATCAAAATATATATGGTTTAGTAGCAAAACATGATTTGTGGTTAAATCAAGGTGTAAAAACTATAGATTCTCCTACATTTGCAAATATAATAGTATCTGGTGATAGTACAATCAAGGGTAATTTATATGTAGAAGGAAATACAACAATACTTAATACAAATGTAATTGAATTTGAAGATAATATAGTAGTATTAAATAGATTAGAAACTGGATCAGGTGTTACATTAAATCAATCAGGTATTGAAATAGATAGAGGTGTACTCGAGAACTATCGTATTGTATATAACGAATCGGATAATTTATTTAAAACTGGAGTTATAAGTAATTTACAAGCTGTTGCTCATAGAGAAGATATTCCATTACAAAATGGAATTATGATGTGGAATGAAGGTACAAAAAAAATGGAAGCAAAAGGAAGTATATCAATAGATTTAATACAAACATCTAGTACAAATGCAACAAGTGCAAGTACAGGATCTATTATTGTTAATGGAGGTATGGGTATAAGAAATGACATATGGTCTGATGGTAAGATTTATTTAAGAGGATCAAATCATCTTTATCAAAGTATTATATATACAGATACAACTACTAATAATTTATCACTTGTTTCATCTTTTGATATTAAAATGTTACCTGTTAGAAACACTATTTTTCCATATAATAGTTTAATAGGATTGGGTGGTACATCTGAAAGTATTAGTGCTGATAGTATAACGAAAAATATAAGTATAGAAAGTTCTGGAAATATAGATTTCTTTTTAGGTGCAAATAAAAAATTACGTATCCCTAATCAAGTTCCTATTACTTTTGCCACACAAAATGAACAAATTTATACAGATAGTTCTAATAATATGGTGATAGGTAGTGGACAAGATATTATATTAGAACCTGGAGCTAATAGAATAATTAAGGTACCTGTAGATATTTCATTAGTTTTTTCAAATTCTAATCAAAAGATTAATGCAAATTTAAATAATGATCTTACATTAAATGCTGGTAACAATATTTATTTAATTCCAGGACAAGAATTAAATGTATGTATTCCAACTGATAGAGGTATAAAGTTTGGTAATAGTGGGTATCAACAGATATTAGCTGATAGTAATAATGATTTAAGAATTATTTCTGATCATAACATTTATATAGCTTCTCATGGTGAAATAAATATTACTAGAAATATACCTTTAACATTTGGTGGGAATCTTCAGTATATTAAAGAATCTTATGGCAATTTATTATTTGGAGCAGATAATAATATTAAAATAATCGAAACTGATTTATTTTTAAGTAGTGAAAATGATAGTGGAACAGGTACATCTGGATCTATTTATACAATGGGTGGGATAGGTGCAGAAAAAAAGATTTATACAAAAGAAGGAATAATTATAGATACTACATTAGAAGATACATCTTTTGTTTTATCAAAAAATTCTCAGGATCTTTTCAAGATTGATACTACATCTTTTGGAGTAATAGATATTAATACTGGAGATGGTACAACTGGATCATTAAATATAAAAAGTACATCTAATACAGATTTTCAGTCTTTATTACAATTAAAGAATAATATAGATGTAGTTAATGGTTATAGTATAGGTAGAGGAAGTAGTACTTTATATTCCGGAAGAGTTCTTTCATTAAATATTCCTAAATATACAGCATATGATTCTATAGGGGATAGACCAAAGTTTGTTATAACAAGTGATGACTGCAAGACAGAATTATTTAGTATAGAGACAGATACTGGTAATATTGTATCAAAGGGAACTTTTGGATTAAGAGGAACCGAACCAGCTACAAATTCTTCTACTGCATCCTTTATTGTATACGGTGGTTTAGGTGTTGTAAAAAATATTATTAGCAGTGGTACTTTTAAGACAAATGTAAATTCTACAAATGCTTTTTCTGTAGAAACTACATCTGAAATAGTTGCATTAAATATAGATACACAAAATATTACAACAACTGTAAATGGTACTTTACTTGTAAATAATAGTGATAACTTTTTTGTAAATGATAATATTGTAAGTACAGATAATAATACAAAGATAAATAATACAGATAATGCAAATGATATTTCATCTGGTGCTTTAGTTGTTTCTGGTGGAGTTGCTATACAGAAAAGTTTAAGAGTAGCTGGAGAAACAACAATGTACAGTACATTAAATCTTTTAGATAATTTTATTATAAATGTAAAAACTCCTATAAGATCAAAGGATGTAGCTACAAAAGAATATGTTGATTTAGCTGCATTACGTGGTATGTATATTAAAAATTCTGTTCAAGTTGCTACAACAACTAATATGAATTTAAATATAGATATTATAGTAGGTACTATTATTGATGGATATACTTTAAAATTAAACGATCGTATTTTAATTAAAGATCAAACTAACCAAGTAGAAAATGGTATGTATATAGTTAATAATTCTGGTATTCCTTCAAGATCATCTGATTTAATCGAGGGTGATCATGCAGCTGGTGTATATGTTTTTGTACAATATGGTACTCTTCAAAAATCTACAGGTTGGGTTTGTCATACTCCAGTTGATCAAGATATTACTGGAACAGATCCTATTACTTTTGTACAATTTACAGGTTTAGGAGAAGTAGATGCTGGGGATGGTTTATCAAAGGATTTTAATAGACTTGATATAAATGTAGATGATAATAGTATTGAAATAGTTTCAGATATTTTACGTATTAAAAGTACTATTGCTGGTACTGGATTAACTGGTGGTAGTGGTTTACCTTTAGAGACTACAAGCGATCAAACTCATGTTACAAAAATAGGAACTATTGATACAGGTATATGGGAAGCTGATACAATAAATGTATCTTATGGTGGAACTGGTTCTACATTCTTTTCATTTGGTTCTTTATTAATTGGTAATGGAAGTGGAGGTATAAAAGATGATTCTAAATTATATTATAATGATATTTTGAAATATTTAAGTATAGGTACTGAAAATCCTTCTGCAAATTTACACGTAGCAAATGTAAATGATGCTAGAATTTTATTAGATGCTGATATAGAATCTACATCTCTCCTTTCTAGGCCACAAATAGAATTTTCATATTCTGGAGATACAAAATCTTTTATAGGTATGTCTAGAGATTATAATGATTTTGCCAATGATATATATCCTGATAGTTTAGTAATTTGTAATAATAAAGTTGACGGATCATCAAAAATACAATTATCTACGAATAATCAAAGTCGTATTACTATATTATCAGATGGAAATATTGGTATAAATACTAGTACACCTAGTGTATCATTTGAAATAGACGGGACATTTAAATCAAATGGGATAGTAATATTTACATCATCTACTGATTCTACAAATATATCGAATGGTTCATTTATTGCTAATGGGGGTGTTGCTATACAAAAAAGTTTACATGTAGGTGGACAGACTATATTTTTAAATGAAACTCCATCTACTTCTTCATTAGAAGCATCTGTTGTAATAAAGGGTGGTTTATCTATTGGATCAGGTGAAAATGCTAGTAATGTTGGAAATGGTGGTGGATTAACTGTATTAGGTGGTGGTTCTATTAGTGGTGATCTTTATGTTGGTGGTTCTATTAATGGAAGTGGGAGTAGTTCAAGCACTTATGCTTATCTTACATTAACAGCAGCAGATAATGCAACTGCTTTTGATGAGGGTGCTCTTGTTTCATTCGGAGGTATAGTTATTCAAGCTGATGCAAATGCGCAAAGTTTAACAAATGGTGGTGGATTTTTAGTAGCAGGTGGAGCAAGTATAGGAAAGGATGTATATATGGGAGGTAATAATTATTTATACGGTACAAGTAATTATTATTCGTCAAATACAAATGTGATATCATTTTATGATGGTTCAACTTTGAATTTAAGATATACATTAGATAGAGATATATATAATAATGATTTTTCAATATCTAGATATGATAATTCAAGTAATTTTATAGAAAAGATATTTAATATAGATGGTAATAATGGAACTGTTAAATTTTATAATAGTACATCATCTACATCACCTACAACTGCTTCTTTTGTTTTAACTGGTGGAATGAGTATTAATTCTACTAGCGTTGCTACAAATATTACAAATGGTGGATGTATTACAGCTATGGGTGGTTTAAGCGTATCCAAGAATGTATTAATTGGTCAAAATGCTAAAATATATTCCACGATAGAAAGTGTGTCTTTAACTACAGGTGCTTTAACTATAAGTGGCGGTGTAGGTATTATGAAGAATATTAATATAGGTGGATCTCTTTCATATATTGGAAATGGAAAGTTTGATACAATAAATAATACATCAGGATCAGTAGTTTGGACATATATTGGTAGAATTAGAGATGTTTCTACATCAAAATGTAAAGTTCAGTTTACGCATAATAATTATACAATAGATTTTGTGGCATCATCATCTGGTATGTTTCATAATACTTATGGTGATTATGGTGATTATGGTGATTATAGTGATAGTGGTTTGATTATTATAGTTTACAAAGACAGTAGTAATAATTATCATTTATTTTCAAAAACTCCACAAAATTCAACAACATTTGTACACATTTTATATAAAACAGAAACATCTTTTATAATAGTAAATGAAGGAACTGGTAGTGAACCAAATGGTACAAATAGTGGATATACTAATTCTTGGACTAACGAATACATATCTACATCAGAGTCTACTATTCCTATAAGTTGTGGAGATTTAGTTGTACAAGATTTTTCATCATCTGATAATTTTCCTATATTTGGACGTAATAATGATAATACCGTTAATTCACGTAATTTAGGTATAGCATTTAGTAGATATCAAACATCTAATAATAGTGGTACTGGAGAGATTGTTACGGATGGTTATATATTTACTGATTTACTACCAAATCAGGTTACGGCAAATAATACTCAAATAAAGTTTAGTAATGAAACAAGTTCTATAGATAATTATTATAATGGATGGTGGATAAAGGTAGTTTCTGGTACAAATGTTGGACAAGTACGTAAAATTATTTCTTATAATGGTGCTCAAAGAGTTGCTACTATAGATACACCATGGATAGGAGTAAATCCTAGTATTAATGATACTATATATTTTTACAATGCTCAATATGTTTCAATGTATTTTGATGATTCTCTTAAAAAGTTTAATCTAGTGTATAATACTCGTGACAATGTTACAAAAGCTATTACTAGTTATGATTATGTAGATATGAGTATAAAGGGACTTTCATTGTCTAGTACAAATGCTAGTACGAATGCTTCAAATGGTAGTATTTATACAATGGGAGGTATATCTATATCAAATACACAGGATGCAGTTAACTGTTCAAATGGTGGAACTATTACTACATTAGGTGGTGGTGCATTTTCAAAAAAGTTATATGTAGGTGAAAGTATAGGTGTAGGTGAAAGTAATTTTAATGTAGAAGAATCTTTACATATTAAACAAAGAAGGAGTGCTATTCGATTAGAAAATGATTATGATTCTATTTCTTATATAGACTTTATAAGGGGTGGTACTGGTACTCGATTTGGTATTTTATCAGATTCTATTAATGAACAATTTTCATTAACATTTACAGAGTTAAATATTACACCTGAATATTCTAAAAAGGTATTAACAATAACTACTGATGGTTATATTGGTATTAATACTAGTAGTAATATATCATCTTTATTGACTATAGAGTCAAATAACTTTATTTCCACAGATACAAATAGTGGTTATTTAGGTTTAGTTGCTACTAATACTAATCTTATAAATACCAATCTTGCTGCTAAAGTTGTTGTATTTGGAAATGATGCAATCGGGAGTGGTGGTAATGTTCTTATTTCTGCATCAACGTCTGGATCAATCGTATTTTGTACAGAAGATAATAATAAAAAGATGGATATAAATAAAAATGGTATTGTTACTATACAATCTACGAAATCTTCTAGTAATAGTAGCACTGGTTCTTTAATAGTAAATGGCGGTATTAGTATAAGTTGTAGTACAAATGCTTTAAACAGTACAAGTGGAGGTGGTTTAACTGTAAGTGGAGGTGGTAGTATAGAAAAAGATTTATATATAGGAGGTAGTGTATACGTGGACGGTTTTATAAATGTAGCATCATCTGTTAGTACACCTACTATTATATTTAGTAATGTTCAAAATTGTACATTTGATGCATATTATAATAGCAAGTTATTACCTATTGTGCAAGAAGGATTATTGTCTTTTTCTTTTACTGTAACTCCTACATTATCTGGTGCAAATTGTTATATAGAATTCACTGTTCCAAATAGAACAACTATATTTGATAGAAGAACTGAAATTATGGGTACTGTATCTGGTTATACTGATGATACAAATATAATTCCAGTTTTTAATACTGCTCTTTTTGGTGTAAAAAATGAGACTAGAGCATTTGTTACATTTCAAAGTGTATCAACAAGTATTCATTATTTTACTGTTCTTGCGAGATATACAATGGAATAAAATACTTTTTTAAGAAAAAAGTAACCAAAAAATATTAAAAATTTTTAACAAACAATATTAAAAATTTTTAACAAACAATATTAAAAATTTTTAACAAACAATATTAAAAATTTTCAACAAACAATATTAAAAACATATTAATTATTTTATTATTAATTATTTTATTATTAATTATTTTATTATTTTATTATTTTTTGATAAAACTTTTTTTTAAAAAGTTTAAAGTTATTTAAAAAGAAAAATTATAAAATGATAAATGCAATTCATCACACTTTTACTATCTGTAACATTTTGTTTATCTAAAACTTTATTGTTAGTACCTAAACCTTATACTTTATCAGTTTTTGATAATTTTCATTTAAATGAGTTTAATAAAGAACATGATGTACATGAATTTGTGAATATAAATGATGTTGTTATTTACAAGACTGAAAATACAAATTATTTAAACACTTTAGAGCAATTATTTTATGTAGAAGAAGAAGGTATTTACAAGATTAGTTTTTTAGATAATTTATATTATGATTTTTTAGAAAATGTAGATGTTATTTTTGATGAAACTAGAGTTCCGTGGCATTTAGGTAGAGTTATTAATCGTGATCTTCCTTTAAACAATACATTTAATTATTTACATTGTAATACAAATGATGATATTATTGTCAATAATATTGTAATTGATACAGGAATTGATATTCATCATCCTGAATTTGAAGGACGTGCAACTTGGTTAGGTAATTTTGCTGACGATGAAGACTTTGATGGTAATTCACATGGAACTCATTGTGCAGGATTAATTGGAAGCAAGACTTTTGGTGCTTGTAAGGATGCCAACTTATTTGCTATTAAGGTATTAGGATCTGATGGTTCTGGAACTACTAGTGGAGTTATTTCTGGTATAAATGCTGCGTTTAAATATCATCTTAATCAAAAGCTAAGAAACAAATCAAAAGTTATTAAAACTGTTGTATCTATGAGTTTAGGTGGTGGAAAAAGTATAGCGTTAAATAGGGCAGTACAGGCTACATTAAGAGATTCTAATTTTTATTTTGCAGCAGCTGCAGGTAATGAAAACACAGATGCTTGTGATACAAGTCCTGCTAGTGTAAAAGAAATTTTTACAGTAATGGCGAGTGACCGAAATGATAAAAGAGCATATTTTAGTAATTATGGATATTGTGCTGATATTTATAGTCCTGGTGTTGATATTGAAAGTACAATTCCAAATGGAAAAACTGCTATATATTCAGGAAGTTCCATGAGCACACCTTTAATGGTCGGTGTTTTGACACATTACATCAATATGTATCCTGAATTAGCGATGAAAGAAATGAAAGAAAAAATTTTGAGTGATGCAACTAAGAATCATATTAAAAGTAATGTTGGAAAAACAAATAATTTATTAGTTTATTTAGAAAGAAATTAAATCAATTTAGGTAATTTTATAAATTTGTTATATATTAATCTTAAAAATGTTATTTTATAACCACTTTTAGGATGTATCCAGTCTAATTTATTTGATTTAACACTATTGTCATTAATTAAAAGAGGCTGTAAATTAGTGTAATGCGTACAAGCTTTTAATTGGTTAACATCTGTTAAATCAAACCAATCGCAAGGGATAATATGGTCTAAATGCCAAGTTGTTCCGTAATTATTAAATGAAATATCTTTGTAAAATAATTTATTTAAATGTTTAGTAAAATCATCTAAACTACAATCAATTAATTTTTCAGTATTTGGTTTTTTAATTTTTATATTACCAAGTAAAATTCTTAATCTAGCTCTAATATTTTCACTTAATTTATATTGTATGTTAGTAGCCAACTTGTGTTTCTTTTTTTGATATAATTCTTTTGCTACACTTTTACTATATTTTTTACCACAATCTTTGCAAATATTTGAATAACCATCATGTGTTCCTAATTTTTTACTAAAATTTTTTAAAATAGTTTTTATTGTATTGCATTGATTACAATTTTTAATATCTGTTTCTATATAATCTTTTATTATTTTTTTTCTATCATTATCTTTTTTACGTGAACAAACAAGGCACCAACTATAGAAACCAGATGATGTTCCTTTATGAATAGAAAAATCACTTAATTGTTTTTCTTTATTACAGATAGTGCATTTATTAATTTGTGTTTTATCAATGGTTTTAAGTTTTTCTTCATTTTTAATAGTATTTTTTTTTCGTAATTCTATTTTTCTTTTTTCATGGCATTCTTTACAATCTTTTCTATGATTACCAGATTCTTTTCTAATATAAAATTCAGATAATTGTTTATCAATTTTGCATATTGAACATTTTTGGAACATCAATGTCTTTATTTTATAATAGTATTTATCTTTAAATACTTTTTAATGTATCCAGAATTAGCGATGAAAGAAATGAAAGAAAAAATTTTGAGTGATGCAACTAAAGATCATATTAAAAGTAATTATGGAAAAACTAATAATTTATTAGTTTATTTAGAAAGAAATTAAAGAGGTGTTGTTAAAAGTGTATAAGATCTTTTTTTATATAATTGTACAATATTATCAATTATTAAGATATAAAGATAAATTAAAATTGTAATTAATAAAATAAATATTAAATAAAAGAATGTAATAACAATTGGTGGTAAATCATCAAAAAGTAATTTAAGTTCAATTTGAGGAAAATCATCTTGTGGTGTCATATTTAAAAATAAAAAAATGATTTTTTATTTTTATTTCATTTTTTTTATAATGGAAAATAGTCGCTCTCCAATTTTTATTGAAAAAAACGAAATAAAAAAAATAAGTAAAATAATTGATAAAATATATAATGAAAAAAAGATTTTTAAAATATGTAAATTAATTAAAAAAATAGATAAAATTAATAAAGATAGATATAAATATGGGAGTTGTTGGATAGATGAATTCTTTATGAAAATAAATATTATAAAAATAAATAAGATTTTAGAGGAATATTATATTATTATTTTTTGATTGGTATTTTTTTAAAAAAGATTATTTTATACTATAAATAATAGATAAGATATAATGTTAAAGAACATACAGAATTTATTTTTGGACAAGCATGGTTCTTATTATCGTATGTTACAATTTGAGACAATAAGTCTTTTTGTTATTATATTGATATTTTTTACATATTTTTTTAATAAAAATTATGGATTTGTTATTATATTGATTGCATTTTCTTTATATTTTTCTGATTATTATATTGGAATAAAAAATAGTAATGTATCTAATTTCAATGAAATAACTATGGTAAAATTAGATACATTAAAATCTATATCCAATAAATTTTTACAAGAAAAAATGAAGATTATTAGAAATTCAAATCCTCAAAATATGTCAGCTTTAGAGATAAATCGTATTTATGATAAGAATAAATTAGATTCATTGTATATGGATGCAAATATAATACATTTCTTATATTCGATAAAGGAATTATCTAATTATAATTTAAATGAATTTTTTGAATTATTAAAGGGTACAAATTCTTTATTAACTATTAAAAGAGATATAGATGAATATTATACTGCGAATGGTTATTATCCAGAGAATACATCAGAATTATTTGAGGCTGCTTTAGAATTTAGAAAAAATATTCTAAATAACTTGCATAATTTTATATATACTATTCCAAAGATAAGTAAAATGTATAAATATTTATCAACATCTACTAATAGATATGCTATTTTAATATCAAGAGTAACAGATTGGATATATCAAGAATATAAAAAAAATATAAAATTAAGAGGTATTAATGCAAATACAAAATTTGTTACTTATAATACAACAAAACCATATGATTATAAAGAAAATTATCCAATTATACCTGGTGATAGTCAGTCTAAAATTGTAAGATTTTATTTATAAATAAACTTTTTTTTCCAATTATTTATTGGAAAAAATAGAATAAAATGTTAAAGAATGGAAAAAGAATGGAAAAAGAATGGAAAAAGAATGGAAAAAGAATTAAAAAGGAATGGAATTTATTAACTGAAAAAAGAATGAAATGTTTGATGTTGTCAATTAAATTTGATGCTGTAAATTAAAATAATCTAATTTTTTTTTGTTTCGTCGAGTAATCTAAAGATAGCTTGTTCTTTCATTTTACACTCTAACATAATGTCAATTGGAAAGGTTATAGTTAACAATGAATCGTGTAAAAAGCTAATGTAATCAGAATGTTTTCTACGTGCTGTTTTTGAATCGTCTTTTGTAATTCCTGGAACACTATTGCTTACATGAACTTTTGGTTTAATACCTCTATCAAACCACACTTTAAAAACTCTATCAAAATAAAATTCAACTGATTCTTCACTTGGATAAATTGAATCATGATGCATATCAATTACTATAGGAACTTTTAATTTTTCGCTAACTGGTAATAGATCTGTAAGACAATAAGACATTTCACAATTTTCCAAGACTAATCTATTGCGTGTATTTTCAGGTAAAAGAGCTATATTTTTTTCAAGACGTTCCAAAGCTTTTTCTTTATTTCCATAAACACCACCACCATGTACAATTATTACACTATCTTTTCCTAGACCCATACGATCTAAAATTTCACTATGATGATTTAGATCAAGAAAAGTGTTACGAACTACGATTTCGTTTGGACTACTTAATACATTATATTGCCCAGGATGCATAGTAAGACGTATACCATTTTGTTTAACATAATTTCCAATTTTTTGAAGTTGATCATGTGCAAAATCGATAGAATATCCATGATCAAAATGACTTGCGAATGGAAAAACTTCTGAACTTAATCTCATAAAGAAAATATTATGTTCAACATTCCATTCAAGTTGAGTCAAAAGATCTTTTAAATTTTGATCAATAAGCGATTTAAGATAAGAAAATCCTTTTTCTTGTAAAGTGGCTAATCGTAATGTTCTTGATGTAAAAACTGGAGGTTTTTGTTTTCGCAATTCTGTATTTAAACAGGCGTAACCAAAATTAAAATTTGTAGGGACTTTAAGCATTATTAGATATTTTATTTAAAGAAATGAAAATTTTTCAATTTTTAAAAAATTGAAAACTAATTTAAAAAGTAAAAAATACAAATGGAAAAAATAGAAATGTTTCCAAAAGTTTGTGGTGTTTTAGTAGAACCAAGATCTTTAAATAATATTACTATTTTAATTGAAAATTTTCAAAAAGTAATGCCAGCAAGAAATCTTTTCTTTTTTTGTGGATCTAAAATGTATAATTATTATACAAATTTATATAAAGATGATAATTTTATAAATATAATTGATTTAAAAGTAGATAATTTAAATGCAAAAGAACATAACAATTTATGGAAGACTCTTTCATTTTGGGAACATTTTAAAGATTTTACTCACATCCTAACTATTCAAACTGACGGATGTTTATGTGAGGATTCTAAATACAAGATAGAGGATTTTTATAAATATGATTATGTAGGAGGATATACTGCATATAAGTGGTGGTGGAAAGAAACAAAAGGTCTTCATAGATATTCTGATTATCAATGTTTTAATGGTGGGTTTTCATTTAGAAAAATAAAATCAATGATAGATGTAATAAATAAATTTCCTCCATTGCCTACAGAAGATTTTTACGAGGGATTATCTTTTAGATCATATGGAGAAGATTTGTATTTTGTAGTTGGATTACTAATGTTAAATAATAATACAAATAATATAAATAATAAAATAAATAATAAATACATTATAGGTTTAGATGAATTTGCTACAAATTTTTGTACCCATACACATTATCTACATAAAACTTTTTGTGTTCATAAATTTGACGAATATGCAACTACTCAAGATATTAATTCCTTTTTAAAATATTGTCCTACTTTTTATAATTTTATTCAAAAATAATTGATTAAATATTTAAAATTATATATAATTATATCATATGATTTATTCTTTTATAGTATTAGCATTTGGTATATTTTTAGGTCAAGAATATAATTTACCATTGGTAAAAGATAGTGTTTTATATATATATAATCTTTTAAATGATAGAAAAAAAACAGTTAATGAAATAAATAAAAATATATTTAGTTTTGATATTTATCGGTACTTTCAATCTAAATAATAAAAAAAATGAAAAATGAATAATTTGAATAATAATCAGAAATATAATGAAAAAAGTGAATGTATTAAAAAAAGTCGCTATGTATAATAAAGTAGGTAAAGTATATATTGTTGATTTTTTAAACATATTTTCTGATTTTAGGGAGATAAAATATAAAAAAGAAAATATTGATTTTCATTCTGTAAAGCATAGTAATAAGGAAAAGGATACTTATGATTTTTTTAATTTATTTTTTACAAAATATATAGATTATGTTAATATAGATAAATCAAGTCAATTTTACTTTATTATGAAAAAACTACATAATTATGAAGTTATACTAGATAATATTATAAAAATGCATAAAATTTTTAATATGAAATTTATTATAATTGAGGATAAATATAAAAATGAATTACTTGATAAAAACAAGGATGATTTTTTATGTCAATATTTTTTTTATACTTTGCAGAAAACACATGATTGCGTTTTAATTTCAAATGATAAATATAGAGATAAGCAAAATTATATAAGATTGTTTAATTTTGATATTTTTATTAGAGTTGTTAGTTTTGATAATAAAAACAATATAATAGAAAAATCTATGTTAAAAATACAGTTGTCGGATAATATAAGTAATCTTATTATCTTGCAAAAATTTAATAGATGTACTATTCCAAAAAGGGACCTAAATATTATTTTATAACTTTACATTTTTGTATAATTAAAATTCTTTAACTACAAATATTTTAGAGATATATTCAAAAAAGTATAATTTAGAAAAAATAGTAAATAATTTTGGTCTAGCTAATTTTTTTAATTCTAAAAAATCTGAAAAATATTTTGATTTAATAATTTGATAAAGCATATAAATACAATTTTTTGTACCGTAAATGATATCGTAAAGTTTATTTATATAAAGAACATTATCCTTTAAAGGATACATTATTTGTAATGTTTTATTATTATCAAAATATTTAGGATTAAATTGTATAATAATTTCTAAATCGCTAATATTGATATTATTGATATTATTTAAATTATTGTCTATATTATGTTCTAATACAGAATTGTCAGAATTATTAGAATTATCAGAATTATCAGAATTTCCAGAATTGTTAGAATTATTAAATATACAATCTAGATGTTTTATAATATTTTCATGATATATTTTTGAATAGGTATTATAAATATTATTATTAATAATGGTGATAGATTCTGGATAAGGAACAATAAATGAATCTTTTTTTTTTGTTATAATAAGATTCATTTTATATTGTTGTATAAGTAATGTAATTTCTTTATTGTTTTTTAAGTTTCCATTAAAAAACATTCCTATATTAGGTAATTTGACATGTAAATTTTTGTGTGAAAATTTTAAATCATTTTCTTTATCTTTATTAAAATTTTCTATAATTTTACAATTATTAGAGAAAAAGAGTACTGATGGATGAATAATAATATTTGAAATAATATGATTGAATGGTATTATGTTATCCAATATTTTATTACAATTTTGTATATTGATATTAATAGAAAAGGAGTTTATATTTTGTATATTATATTGTAGTATAAGATTATTTATACTAGTAGTAAAAACTGTATACTTTTTTATATTAAAATAATTAGTTCCATTAACAAGTAATTCTTTATTTTTAGTAAAGTATTCATTTTCTTCTTTATTAAAATACAATATAGATTCTGTCATTTTATCATTTTCTGATAACATTTTTGATATTAAAACGATATTTTTACCAATCTTTTCCTTTTTTAATAAATCTATAACATTTCCTCTAGGTTCGATTAATAAAACATAATCATTAGGCGATTCTTGATATAAATCAAGACAATGTTCTATATATCCATAAATAATATTACAAGATTTTAGAGACATAATAATAATCTAAGTAAAGATAAAATAATTTAATTAAAGACTTAAAAAAATTATTTACTTTATAATAATAATACCAAATATAAATGATAACAATTATAACAATTGTAACAATTATACAATGATAATAATAATGACAATGATAACAATGATACCAATGATAACAATGATAACAATGATAACAATAATTATAAAAAAGCTATATTAAAGCTATATTAAAGCTAAAAATAAAAATTAAATTGTATTGTATTTATATATGAATAAGAATAATAATATTTCTGTAAAAGGTGTAGAAGTACCATCTATAACATCTTTACATCAAGAGAAATTTGTGAAAGAAACAAATAAAATTGATGTATATAATATTGTTTTAAACAAAATTATAGAAAAAATCTTATATACAAATCGCCACACTGATAAAACATATGTTATTTTCGAAATACCAAAGATACTTATTGGACATCCTCAGTATGATATGAAATCATGTATATTATTTATAATAAATAAATTGTCTGCAAATGATTATTTTGTTGAATTTTTAGATCCATTTTATATATATATTGATTGGGGATCAAAAGAATCTGAAAAGAATAAAATAAAAAATAGAATAGAAATTCCTAGAGTATCTGTTAAAAATGTAGATAATTTAAAGGCTCAAACAAAGGCTTTATTGACTCAATTTCCAGATACATCAAAAGTTGAATTTGTATATGAAGAAGATTATAAAGATAATATAAATAATAAGAAAAAGAAAAAGAAAAATGTAAAAGGTAAAAAAAATAAAAAGTGAAAATAAAATAAATAGTATTAAAATATAATGAAATATAATGAAAAAAGTGTAAAAAAACACAAATTAAAAAATGACCAAATATGTTTGGCAAATAAATGGTTAGATACAATAAAATATACAAATTATAATGATTATAAATGTATAATAATTAAAAAAGATGATAAAAAAGAAGTAATTGATTTTATACATAAAAATGATAAAAAATATAAACTAAATGATATTTTTTTTTCAAAAGATTATTTATATTTAAAAATAGTTAAAAATGATGATAATAATAATATTTATGCTATTGTTTTTTTAAAAAAACAAAGTTTATTTATAAAAGATGATTGTGATTTTAAATTATATAATTCTATGTATATTGATTATATATGTAAAGTTGATAAATGTACCTTCGATAGACGGCAAGGTAGTTATAATAATGATAATGTATTTTATATTAATAACAATGAAAATGAAATTAATGAAAATGAAATTAACAAAAATGAAATTAACAAAAATGATATCATAAATATGTCAGTCAATATATTTTTAAAAGAATATAATATTAATACTATATCATGTATTATTTATAATAAAAACACTCTTGATATAGATTCGTCATTATTTTCTAAAAAGTATTTTTATTATAGACCAATAGGTATCGATAATTTAATAAAAAGTAAAATATTAAATGAATTTAATAATAAAGATAAAAAATTATTTTTAAAAATATATAATACTTTTAGCTATCATATATCATTTTTAAAGAATATAAAGTTAGAATTTATAACAAATGACAGATATAATGATAATGAATTATATATATTATCAAGAATATTAAGTGATATGTTATTCGAATATAATGAAAAAAATATGGATATATTTGAATATATAGATATAAATGAGATGTATGATATATTAAAGAGTCCATTATTTTATAAATTTATAATAAGGAATAATGATAATATAATTATAGATTTCGTATGTATACAATATTCTTATATAACAAATAATATAGACAAGATATTTTGTAAAAATGGTAAATATTATTGTTATTTTTACTCGGATTCATCTTCTATATATATTTCTTATATTTTAGAAATGATAAGTGAATATTGTTATAAAAATAATTTGATTGATATAATAACATTAAATGATTTTTTTACAGGAGATGATGCTAATTATTTCAAGTTGATAAAAAAAAGTACACAATATTATTATATAAAAAATATAAAGATATCTTCTATTATAAGTGCGAGAAAAAATGGTTTATTGTAAATATTTAATTAATTTTTTTTTAAATGTTTTATATAATGGATAAAGAGTTTTTAATAATTGATACTCACGAGAGTAAAAATGGTCAAATAACAGAATTCAAAGAGAGTGACGGTAAAATATTAATAAAACATTTTTCAGGAACAAATACTGATAATTTTATTATAAAAAAATTTAATGGAAAAAGATTGGATTTTTGCTTTTTTAAATTAAATGGAATTTATTACATTAACATAAATGGATGTCATATTATAGATTATAAAAATTTCATACATATACATCATATATCTCAAAAGGATGAAAATGTATCTATAAAAAATACATTTATAGGAGAAATAATTTTAATAAATTGTGATGTTGATATGGTTTATAAAGGATTAACAATTATGTCAGATTGGATAAAATCAAAACAATCAATGTTAAATGATATTATATATTATATTTTTCATTAAAAATGTGATATATTTATTTAATATTTATGTGATATATTTATTTAATATTTATTTAAAAAAGAAATGTATAAATAATGCTAAAATAATAATTGCGAATTGAAATGTATAAAGAGTTTTTTTATATCCTTCATTATCATATCCAATACCGTATATTCTAGGTTTACCATTTGGTTTAAATAATATAGTTGGTTTTACTATATATATAATAATAATAATACAAAATAGATATATAATTTTTTTTTGTATTTCTTCAGATATCTGTAACATGATTATAAATACTTTATATAAAGAAAATAATTTAAACAATTTAGTTTAAAATGTAAAATATATATAATATAAAACATATGAGTAATTTTTTACCAAGTACACCTGGTAGAGAAAGACGTTTAGCATATGGTAATTATATACGTAATATTCATATGAATAGAAATATCGACAATAACTACAATATCGTCAATATAGACAATATTGGTAGGGGTATGGTTGATATTGTTATAAGAAATAATAGAAATAATAAAAATGGTATATTATTAAATGAGTTGATAATGAAATCTAATATATATTTTACAAAAGATATATTTTTATGTAGTATTTGTTTAAATGAAAAAAATGATAATATTATAAGAAGATTAATTTGCAATCATGATTTTCATATAAATTGTATTGATTTATGGTTATCGTGTAATAAAACATGCCCTATATGTAGATTAGAATTATCTGATACCTTTACCAACGCTATATAAAAGGCTTCTTACGGTTATGAAAGATATTATTTTTTAATTGCGTAATATATTAACTAATTTTTTTTTATAAAATAATAGTAATAATGGATACTAAATCATTACAGGTAGAAAATGTGAAAAGTGTATATCATCCAAGTATGTTTGAACAACAACCTAAGGAAGTAACTGATGTTAAAAGAACATTGTTATCTATTCGTCAAGAAAGAGATCAAAGATTATCAGAAAAAGATTTTAAAGACATAGTATCACGAGGATCTTTTCATTTTACAGATGATGATAAAAAGATTAGTAAGAATAATACTAAATCGGTGTTTAAAAATATATATGGTGATACACCATTAACCTTTTTATTTTTTTCAGATAAAAATGTTGATAATATACAAAAATTATTACGATTACGTACCTATCAAGAATCTGGATATGTTATAGATGATCAATCTGTTAACGAATTATTAACTATAATGAGAAGTGTATTTTTAGAACATTCTGCTCATCCTCCTTTAATTCATGAGAATATGACAAAAGATACAATTGAAAATTTACTAGTAAAATACACAAATGAAGTTAATAGATTAAATATGTTGGTTGTTGAATTTATTATTCCAAAGTTAATTAGTCAAGTTAAGCAATATTTTGGATATTTAAGGGATGCAAGCGCGCAGCCACAACCCCTACCACCACCTATTAGTGAAAGTACAACTGGTACAAAGGCTTATAAGAGTGTAACTCAAGTATTAATAGGCGGAAATTTTTAAATTAATTAAAATACCAAGAAATTTTTGGTGAGCTAGTATTTATAGCACAAGCAAAATCTTTTGACCCAGTTAATTCTACTAATGCTTCTAAGCTCATATCGACGTGATTATCAATGTGACAACCAGGACATTCATCCATCACCTTTAATTTAATTTTATTATTGTTATAATTAACAATAATGTCTTTACCACAATAATATTTTGCATTTTTTATAGCTACCCAGTATTTGCTTTTTGATGTATATTTAACTCCCAATGTACCATTAAAATTACAAGGTCCATAACTATTATTATCATTAAAAGTTTGAACTTGAGGACATTCTTGTATATCTGGTCCAATTCTAAAATAAAATGTAGCTATTGTGTTAATTGGTAAATTTGTTTTAGTATTAGTTTTTATAATTGTTTTAGTCTGTAATGTATTATTTAAACAACAATTTACGAAATAAAAAAATATATAAAGGATCATCTTTATGTATAGTTATAAGTAAAATTTAAAAATGTAACGGATAAAATGTTAAATGTATTCGTTTTTTGTTAAGCTACTACGAATGGTCCTGATACACCACCACTACTAGATTTTACAAATATTCTTCCTGGATTTGTAAGTGGAATTCCATTCCTTAAATTAATATCAAATTGACACACTGCACCTACGCATGTAATTGGTGCTGTAATAGGAATTGTTGAACCTCGCAAAGTCATAATAGATCCTATTGTTCCAGCTGCTGTACTTGAATAAAGAGTAATAGTTGCAACTACATTACCTGTACCAGTTACTCTAAATGATTTTCTAGCTATCCATTTTGCACTTGTAATTGTAATAGTATCAGTTGGTGATGGAAATACAACTGGAACTGTTTTTGGACTAGCTACACTTGAACCACTTGTACTTTGTGTCATTACTGAAAATTGATAAGATGTACCTGGAACAAGATCTTTAATAACTAATGATATTTCTGTTAAAACTCTAGTTACTCCAAGTTTTAAACCATCTACTGTAAAGATTTCAACACCAAAACCATTAATATTTGGATCATTTGGTTTTACCCATGAAAGAGTAATACCACCATTTTCAATAATAGTTGTAGGAGCTAATGTAATAGCTTGTGGTAATATAGTAGCTGGTGCAAACTTACCGATTAATTCTGGGCTAAATTTTCCAACAGAATCAAATGATACTGCTTTTAATGTAAATGAACTTGTAACATGAATTGGTGTATAATAAAGAATTGCAGTTGGTGAAATTTTATTGTTAGAATCTAATACAGTTGAACCATCTAATGTATAAACAACTTGATTTGTATTTGATTGTAAAATAATTAATTCTGTTTGAACTTCTGTAACAGGATCATTTACTGGTAACGATACAATTGTAGGAATAATATCTTGAGTTTGATATGTCATTGAAAAAGAATCAGACATTTTACTACCAATCATTGATCTAACTTCAATAATGTCACTACTTACTAATGAAGTCAAATCAAACGCTAATTGATTATCTGTATTTGGTACACGATAACCGTAAACTTGATTTCCACGTAAAACATTAACACTAAACCCAGTTGTAGCAGGTGCACCAATAATATCCTGACCAGGTGACCATTTAATTAAATTTCCAGATACAGCAACTGCATGTGCAATCGGGCTTCCAATATTTTGAGGACCTGGTGGACAAAGTCCTCCGAATGGTCCTCCAACTTCACCATATTCTGAAATAGTTAATCCTTGCCGTGCACCATCTGGTGCCGTTTGTTGCCACATTCTAAGTGACATAGCTTCACCGCTACTAGCAATTGTTGCTGCTTCTTGAGTTTCAAAAATAAATGTTGCTGTAAATGCTGTACCAACAACTTCAAGTCTAGATGAATATCCAACATTTGGTGCTAATGGTCCAAAAGCTGCATTTACTTGTCTTTTTTGAACTGTTGTTCCAAGTAATAGTGGATTAACAACTCTTACTTCGATATTACCTGGAACAACAGTTGATGCTACAAATCCTTTAATTGTAAATGTTGTACCTACTACATCATAATTGGTAATATATCCATCTTGAATAATAGAACCACCTAATAATAAAGCTCCACTCTTAATTGTAATTAAATCACCAGCTTGAATATCTGGTGTAACTTTTAAAGTTGTTCCATCGCCCCAACAACGACCACCTGGGTGATTAATTTCAAATGCTACATCATTACCAGATACAATACCAGTAGCTGATCCAATAATTGCTCCATTACGATTAACTTCGACTAATAAAGATTGACCAGTCTTGTCAATAAAATTCTCAAAATTACAGAAATCTCTTTCTGGAAAACAAATAATATTATTTGGAGCTAAAATAGATGCAGTGAATACAACATTAAAAATCAAAAATGAATATAACAACATAAATTTAAGTGTAAATTAGATATAATTTTAGATGTAATTTAAGTGTAAATTAGATATAAATTTTAAAAAAATCAATTTTTAATATAATTAGATGGCTTTAACTTTTGTGGTATATTTATATAATATATATTCTCCATTTCTGAGTACTTCTTTTGGATCATTTACTTTGGAGACTTTGTATTTAAAAACTTTTTTAGCTGATCCAGATGTAGTTTCAGAAATGTGTATTTCTAGTGAAAATCTTCCGGATTTTTTATGATGTCTATAATATTGCGAGAATGCTTTTTTTGCTGCCCCAGATGGAGTAGAACTAATATATCTTCCTCCATTAGCTCTTAAATGTTTATTATTTTGATAAAAAGCATCAACTGTGAATGATCTATCTGTTTTATTCATTATTATATAGTTACGTAATAAATTATTTTTATGTAAATAATAACATATTAATATAATTTTTTTATACTAGATATATTAATATGGACAAGTTACCAAATGAATTAATTAAAGACATTTTAAAAAAGAATGACATTAAACAAATTACTGGTCTATGTACTTCTAATAAATATTTTAGAGCACAGTGTAGTGAAATAGTTAGAAAGGAATTATTTAAAGAATACAATGATGATTTGGGGATATATTTATCTATAAAAAACAAACCATTTTATATAACTATAAGTACATCCGATGGTGAACAAAGGACAAAAGTAATAAGATCCAAGGACTCGGTATATAAAATTGCTATTGAATTAATAAATGAAGTATGTAAAAATTATATAGATGTTATGCAATTAGATATATCAAGTTATTATGATAACAGAAAAAATCCTACCATGTTAAATACTATGTGTTTTTTTTATGCTAATGATGATGAAAATTGTATAAAAATGGTTAATATAGTAATTAGTGGTAATTTTGAAGGATATGAAATTGATAGATTAGATGATGATATAGCTAATTATGTAGAAAATTATTTAACTTCAAAAAATGATTCAGTATCATTATCAGGTGGTAAACCAGATCCTTTTTTACAGAACAAGTTATTACGTAATATACAAAAGGGACGTAAAATAAGAGTATCTTTAAAAAATTTTATAAAAAAGTCAAAAAAAAGATTATATAAAACTTTAAAAAAAAAATCACCTATTAAAAATGAAATTAATGGAGGATCTCTTAAACGTTCTAAAAAACGTAAATCTAGAGCTCAATATTATGGGAAAAAGAGTAAAGTAATGGTAAAAGTTCCTGAAAATGTAAAAAACACTGCACTTTATGCATTTAAATTAAAAAAATTAGGTTTTGGAGGAGGATTAGAAACAGGTTGGAAAAGAGCAAAACAATTAGCAACAAAAAGTAGTATTCCTATTCAAGATTTAAAATATATGCGTGCGTGGTTTTCTAGACATGTATATACAAGTTATCCAACGTATAAAAAATGGAAAGTTGCTGGTAGACCAAAAGATTCTTCTTGGCATAAAAGACACGGAATCGTTTCTTGGTTAATTTGGGCAGGTGATGCTGGATTTAAATGGGTGAATTCTCAAAAGAATATAAATCTATTAAATAAACATTATCCTGGTAAGAATTACAAAGCTATAAAACTTCCAAAATAATTGATTTTTATTTAAAAAATGAATTATTTTATTATTAAAAGATAAATAAATGTGGGGAACAAGTCTTTGCTGGTGGGCTAATATAAAATATCCAGAAAATATAAAAGAACAGTTAATAGAATTATTATTTGGAGAATCTGGATTACAATTAGATATAGTTAGGTATAATTTAGGTGGTGGTAGTAATCCAGATGAAAGTGTAAAGCAAAATTTTCGTTTAGGTGGTAATATGCCTTGTATAAAAGATAATAATGGTGAATTTTGTTTAGAAAATGATAAATTACAGTTATCAATATTAGATGCAGCTATTAAAAAGGGTGTAAATAATGTAGAGTTATTTTGTAATAGTCCTCCTTGGTGGATGACTAAATCTGGTGTAACAAATGGTAGTAAAACAATTTTTGATTGTAATTTAAAAAAAGAATACGTTGATGATTATGTAAATTTTTTAAGTGATTCTTATAATTTATTAAAAAAAATATATCCAGTAAAGAGTATTGATCCATTTAATGAGCCAAGTAATCCTTTTTGGACACCAGATATTAATCAAGAAGGTTGTTATTTTGATTATATTACAAGATGGGATGTAATAAAAGGTTTAAAAAATTTAAATAAAGATATATTCATTTCAGGTGTAGATGAATTTAGTATAGGATTTGCATTATTTTGGTATATTTTTTCACCTAGATGGTTAATTGATCGTATAAATATACATGGATATCGTTTAACATATAAAGATTTTACTTTTTATTTTGATGATTTTAATATATGGAAACGTTTACTTAGATGGTTAACAAACAAGCCAATATGGATAAGCGAATACGGTTATGGATATTCTGATACAGTACGTGAATCGTTACCTTTAGCTAGAAAAATATTTAATGACTTGAAATTATTAAAACCAGAGGCTTGGGTATATTGGCAAGCTATAGAAAATATAAATGGAAGTAAATGGGGTTTAATTCAACTTGATTTTAAAAATCCAAGTACAATAAAAATACAAAAACAATATTATATTTTTAAGCATTTTACAAGAAATATAAAAAGTGGTGATGAATATGAATTTATAAATACAAATGTAATAAAAATAAAAGGCGATAGAATAAGATATATTATATTAAATGATACACAATTTGATATAACGTATAATGTTAAAGAAACTATAATAGAATATACTATTTCAAATAATAAGTATAATTATAAAACATATAAAAAGAATGATATATATACAAATTTATATTTATCAGATATAAATGATAGTATAATTATAAAAAGTGATAGTATAATGAGTATAGTATGTAAAAATTATGAAAATACGTTAGTATTATAGATGTATTATATATTCTTCTAAATAATCTACGCGTTCCTTTAATTCCTTTAAACATTCTACTAAAACAACAGACATCTTTTGATAATCAAGTGAATAAAAACCATCTTTAGGACATTTAAGTAATTCTGGGAAATCATCAACTAATTCTTGAGCAATAAATCCGACATGTTTTGTATCTGGATTATTTATTTCATTATTAATATAATTATATTTAATAGTTTGTAATTTTACTACTTTATTTAAAAATACATCGTCTTTTTTCTTGAAAGGTTCAATATCCTTTTTTAATCTTATATCAGAAGAACTTGTTACAGTTCCTCCGATAAAAACATCCTTTCCAAACGAACCACCACCTAATATAGTTAATGAACCTCCTGTTCCTAATCCAGTTGCATTATCAGATGATTCAATAAATACATTTTTTCCAACAAATAAATTTTTACCTATACTTGCACCTCCTTTAGTAAGAATACTTCCACCATTTGTTATACTAGTAGCATCATCTGGATTTTGCAATGTAATACCTCCAAAAGAAATAATAGATCCAGATGAGAAATTTTCTGCAGCATCACTTGAAGTAACTGTTATATAAGCAAGTGAAGTAGATGTTTGGCCACTTGCAGTAATAATCCCATCTATATATAAATTTGCTGCAATATGAGTATCTCCATTCACATCTAATGTATAATTAGGTGTTACTGTATTGATACCTACTTTATAATCATACGTATATAAATTTCCTAATGTATTTGTATCATAAGTTGCATTAAAATAATTGCTAATATGTGTATCTCCAACAATATCTAATGTATAAGATGGTGATGATGTTCCAATGCCTATATTACCAGAGCTATTAATTCTCATTCTTTCAGATCCGACTGTATAAAAATACAAATTACCATCTGTTATACTTGGACTTGACGATGCTAAAATTTTAGTTGTTTGTGCAATATCTACAACACCTCCAAGAGACCCCCAAGCACTTCCTGGTCCATAACCTTCAAATTGATTTGTTTCTATATTATATCTAATTAAACCATCTTGTGGATTGGTTGGCCTTGAAGATATATTACCAGTTGGAACGCATAATTTTTGTCCAGATACAAAAAAGGATTCTGTAGTAATACCGACACTTGCATATATATCTCCAACAATATCTAATTTATAAGATGGTGTAGATGTTCCAATGCCTATATTACCAGAACTATTAATTCTCATTCTTTCAGATCCGACTGTATAAAAATACAAGTTACCATCTGTTATACTTGGACTTGATGATGCTAAAATTTTAGTTGTTTGTGCAATATCTACAACACCTCCAAGAGACCCCCAAGCACTTCCTGGGCCATATCCTTCGAATTGACTTGTATCTATATTGTATCTAATCTGACCACTTTCTGGATTTGATTGTCTAGATAATGTAGTTCCAGTTGGTATTTGTAAAATAGGACCTTCAATATATAAACTATTTTGTATATTAGCATCTCCGTTAATAGTTAGATTACCAGAAGAATGTAATGATAATAAAGTATTTGAATTTGCGTACCAAGTATGATCACCACCTGATGAAAAGTATTGTATTGATCCTGCTGAATTTAGATTAGTATTACCATTTATAACAATTCTTGTATTTTCTGGATCATTTTGATCAGATGTTTCTTTTGTACCAATAATGCTCATTCCATTTTGATTAGATGATATAGAAAAACGATTACCAGAACCAAGCTGTAATGTATTTGTTGGGTTACTACAAAAGAATCCTATATTACCATTTGATGTAGATGTAAAAATGTGATTTAAATTCGAATTATAAATACTAAATGAACCATTTGATTCATTAATATTTTGACCAATTTTCCAAGATGAATTAGTAGTATTTGAAAAATTATTATTATAATAGAAAACAATAGATGTTTCTCCACCATTTGTAACAGGTGACATGTTTACCTGTGGAGTATTATCTGATCTAGAAAAGATCGGACCATTTATTCCCATACCTCCATGTAAAACAAAACTTCCAGTTTGAGAACTTATTGGTATTTCTGTACTAGAAACAATTAATTTTCCACCTATATAAGTATCTTTTCCTATAGCTGCCCCACCAGCTATACTAATTGCTCCTCCAGCGCTAGGAGAAGTAGCATTAACAGATGTTGATATACCTAAACCACCACTTAGAAAAATAGCACCTGTAGTATAACTAGTACTTGTTTGACTACTATCAAAATTTATATTACCTGTTACACTATTTATATTGATAGTTCCATCTACAAACAAATTCCCCTTTATACCTATACCTCCTTCTAAGCGAAGACATCCAGTTGAAGAATTATAACTTTGAGCAGAACTAGTTATAAAGATATTATTTGTGGCTGTTATTAATTCGTCTTCTATAATTAAACGACTTGTTGATCCATTTGGCATAAAACTGGACGTTCCATTTTGTAAAATTTGAAATTTAAGAGAATTTAGTCCAGTATACATTTGTATAACACCATTGGCATTATTTCCGGCATATAATTGTAATTTTGACGGATTGTCAATATTGTTAGAACCATATAATATAATTCTAGATGTTTCAGATAAATTAGTATCACCAGTAATACCTAAATAACCTGTATTATTACTAGAACTAATAAAGTCATTTGATTTGATAGATACTGCGCTATTAATTTCAGATGTTGAAAAAAATCCCACACCTATATTATTATTAAAAAGTGCATTTGAATCAATAAGGGTATAATTTGATTCCGGCTTAATATAAATATTTCCAAAAAGCGAGTTTATATTTACATTATTATTATTATCTAGACAAATAACATTAGATCTAGATGTACCAGTAACATCTAACCATTTTAGATATTTGTTATTATCTATTGTTAAATTGTCTTTAAAGTTATATGAACTTGACATTAATATAACTTTTAAAAAAATTTTTATCAAAAAACGTTTTTAGATTGCTTTTTCAATAATAATTTTAATTGTAGAATTAGGTTCGTTTTGTATTATTACATTTTCTTTTTTATCTTCTTTTATATTATCTATATTATCTAAATTATCTGAATTGTCTAAATCATCTGAATGATCTAAATCATCTGAATTATCTAAATTACTACTATTTAAACTATCACCAACGCTGTTGATATACGGCAAGGTACCTTTACCAACGCTGTTGATATACGGCAAGGTACCTTTACCAACGCTGTTGATATACGGCAAGGTACCTTTACCAACGCTGTTGATATACGGCAAGGTACCTTTACCAACGCTGTTGATATACGGCAAGGTA